GAAACTGGTGCCCTCAATGTCTTGGGATTGTTACACAACTCCGTAGCTTACGCTACTCCGAAGTTATTGAGTTTTTTAAAAATGCCGGGAATAGATTTTCACCCAGCTATGAGTCTTTTCTCTAACGCTCTTTGAATTGAACGGAGCAATTACGTCGCATTTTATATTTCAATACCCGAAACGCGAAAAGCACAAGAACGGTCTTTCCCGTCTGTCAACCGTCTAAAACTTATAAGGATGAGCCAATGGTGCTATTAACCGTAACCGGCATTTCCATCTTAGACTTATTATAAGAAACTGGCGTTGCAAGACGTCCTATCCTAAGAAGAACCAGACTGTCTTATAGTTTTTTAGTGTTTGTTATTATACTTAAGTTTGAATAAACAAAAGAAAGCTAGTCCGAAGACTAGCTAACTAGAGTGAATATGCCTCTTTATTTTTCGTCTGCATTCTTCATTAATATTAGTATGATATACCAAATGGATATCATCAACGAGAAGATCAGTAAATATTTACCGAAAGTTCCGATTTTGTGATTACTTGCAATTAGATTTGCAGTAATACCGGCACAGAAAAAGTTATAAACCATGCCAACATAGAGTATAATTCTATTCATTTTATAATAAATTATTGATTAATGTTATTACTTATCATGCTTTATTAAGCAACTACGCAGATAGTACATGACGTGAGCTCGGTTCGGCTCGTAATTATGTATTTATCTGCGCATACATAATATTGCCACGATGTCCTTTTAGGGCGCGGACTAGCCTGCCAATATGGAGTTTCAAATGAAATGCAAATTAAGCCTTTTAGAGTCTTGCTTAGGACTATTTTTTGCACTAAAACCTTATTGCAACAAACATACTCATTATCTCTCATTCTATATAGATAAAATTGCAAGCAGTATTGTCATTATCTCTCATAAGGAAATTAGTACTCTTTTTTGGTTAGATATATAATTATTGAAATTCGACTATCTTAATCTATTGCTTCCAATGTTATGGTCGGAATGAGGGGTTACCCCCTCATATCCTTAACGACGTCTACGACGTGGTTGAGTTTGTTCTCCTTCGAACTCATTAGTTAATAATTCATCTCCGCCGGTTTGGTCATTTTCTTTAGGCGCATTTGCAACTGATTTCTTTGCCTCTAGCTTTAATTGCATTGCACATGGTACAATCATTTTGCCGCTACCTGCTTGAGTTTCAAGACCGTTGGTATAGGCTCTAGCCGCTTTACGAACTACATTTTCCGTAGGCGTGTCGACTCCGTTTGCGTCAGTTTTGCATATAGATGTTACCCAAATAGATCGGAAAACTTTACGTTTTAACGGATCGTTCGGAAGCGTTTCATCTCCTGTCTGAGCTATTATCCAATCGCCTTCCTTTATTCCGTCCCCGTCTTTTGTGTACCGTCTAAAGTACGGTTCAGGTGTTTCTTGCTCGAATCTGTTAAGATTAATTGTTGGAAAGATAGGTTTTTCGCCTTTCTTTTCCCGTTCTTCATTTTTATCTAATAAAGATAAAAATACATCACAAATTTGTGAAGTGTTAGGAAACAAAATAGTTCTAAAAGGCGATATATTAGATTTATTAGCTATTTCACTAATATCTCCGCCTTCCATGATTAGACGATTTAACTCCTCTTCACTCATTGCGTTACTTTCCGTATCAATTGGATTAGCCGTAATCAGGAAACAGTATTCAACATCGTTGAACCCTTCTTTAATTTCGTACTCCAACATAGACGTAATTTGACACTTCATTTCAATTTTTAGACACCTTAAACCAACAGTACCAACGCGGCACGTGTGGGGGTATCTCCTCCGTATCCATATATCGGGGAGTGATTTGGGTGCAGCTTCTCACACGCATAACCTCTCCCCAAATTTTTTATCACCAAAAAATTTTATATATTTTTTTGTTAAATAGTGTTAAATTTCTGTAGTTAAATAGCCCTAAATGTTGTTAATAAATGTTAAAGAAAAGGGAACCAAACCTAGTATATGAGCGTTATTATGGGGGTAAGGGGGCATAAACAGATAGTATACTCTTAAGTAAGTAGTAATATAATACTTATTTTAACAGATATAATCCCTTACTTTAGATAATACATACTATGACAGAAGGATTAAAGAATGACTTTAAGGACGGTAAATTAAGATGGGATCTTCTACCGTTAGAAGAGATAGAAGACATTGTTAAAGTATATACTGAAGGAGCTAAGAAATACTCTGATAATAGTTGGCAGAATTTAGATAACGGCTACCAACGTTATAAAGCTGCTTTACTTAGGCATTTACTAGAGTATGAGAAAGGTAATAAAATAGATGAAGATACTGGTTGCCAACATCTAGCACAAGTAGCATGGAATGCTGTAGCTTTACTTTGGTTAGACAAACACGGAAAAGGTAAAACAATAGAATGAATACAAAAGTAACTAGAAAACAAATAGAAGAAGCTAGAAATTACTTATTTAACATTAATACACAATTAGGTATGACACTATACGATCCAGAATTAGCAGAAATAATCAAGAATAGAGAAGTAGTAGAAATTCAAGGTAAAAGATACCATATAGAGAGTTCTCCTCTAGGTACTTGTGATGGTTGTTGCTTTATGGGTAAACAATGCCCACAGAGAGCTGTAACATATTGTACTTCAAACGGAGGAAATATTATAGTAGAAGCAGAACCAAATAAGAAATAATACGTTATAGTTAGAAACTAAGTAAAAAGAATATGGAAGATAAAGTACTAGAAACAGTAGTCAATGGAATAGGATGGGGTATGTTGAAAGATGTTTTAATTAAACCCCTTCCACCTATCATGGTTACTAAAGAGTTTACAGAACAAATACCTAATGGTAAAGTAGATGAGAATGGATTTAATGAGTATGATACTAAGACTGAGACTAAGGAAGTAGAGTCCGATTGGGCTACAGGTATTGTATTGCAGATTCCTTCACACTTAACAGATGTTAAATTTAAGGTTGGTGATACAGTTGCTTATAATAAGAAGTTTGCAATGTATTTTGATCTGGTAAAAGATACCCAGTTAGTGAAACCTTATGACATTATTGCCGTTAAGTAATATAAATTAAGTTTTGCATAATAGAATGGAGCTCGACTTAGGTCGGGCTTTCTTTTTATATGTTAATTAATTGTTAACAAATGTTAAAAGCTATTAACAATTATTTACAATTAACGTTTTATAGGCATATGGAAAAATTAATAGTAATGGGTCTCTGCTTTTCCATGATATGGTTAGCCATATGGAGACTTAATGATAAAAATAAGAAATAATATGGAATATACATTTAAGAAAGATTTCGGCTTTTTCAAAGCAAACGATGTACTTACTTGGAATGAAGATATTGATGCCTTTACTATGGATGTAGAGGAGGGTAATAGTTTTAGATCTGCAATGATTGACGAACGTACTGTTGAAGATCTGCGTTTGGAAGGTTTGCTGGTAGCTAATACTGAACCTAAAAATGATAAGATCAACACTACTATTGAATTCATTGATTCTTTACTTAAACAATACGAAGATGATTACAAAGAAGTAACGCAGAAGTATAAAGAAGGTAAAGTTCAACCGTGTGTTAAAGTAGAAGCTGAAACAGTTTATTTTAACCTTACTAAGGTATTAAATAAGATTAAAGAGGAATTGACGAATGAATAAATTGGTTAAGAAAGTATCTAAAACCGATTTGTATAAAGAATTCTTAAAAAGCCTTAATGGTATATTAGACCTTACTAATAGGGAGTTAGAATTATTAGCTACGTTTATAGACTTAGATATTAATACTCCTAAGCTCCCTAACATTAGTAAGAATGTAATAAGCGCTGAAAATAGAAAGTACATTAAGCGTACTCTAGGTATTACTCCCGATAATTTAAGCAGATACATAGCTAAATTTAAGAGTTAGGGTATACTAGTAAAAGGTGAAATAGAAGACGAGGTAAAAGTAAATAAAGTATTAATACCTGAGATAATCGGCGATAGAGTACAAATTACAATCATATTAAGATTAAATAAAGATGAAAATGAGATCATTCCTGCTTGAGGCAGGAACAATAATAGCATGGAAGAAGTATCCGTATATCAAGAAACTGTGGAATAAGATTAGAGGTAAACAGCTACCGTTTAACATGTTTACTATAGTACCTAGTCGAACAGAGTTGCTTACCTCAGATGATATGAAAGATATAGAAATATATGAACCTATACGTAGGTATAACAAACAAGAACAATCTAAGATAAGCATCCTTGCTAAGGATAGTTTATATAGTAGCGATTGGGTAGATATATCATCCCTGATAAACCTAGTAAGACCTAATACATTATCAGGACCTATCACATTAGCTACGTGTAGATATTATAAGAAAGTAGAATGGAATGAGAAATTAGACGAGTATATATACTAAACTAAGCAATAAGTATAATATTCCATATCAAGTTATTGAAGTAATATGTAACAGTCCGTTTAAATTTACTAATCAGGTTATAACAGACCTAGACCCTAAACCTGTAATGTTTGCTTACTTAGGTAAATTCAAAATAAAGAAAAAGTATGAAGAAGACGCCAAAAATAGACATGTACGATCCTCAGATATATCCAAGAAGACTATATGTAGCAGTAGAAGTTGAGGATTTACATAAATATTTTAGATTATTAAGTACAGATAGTAAAGTTGAATTTACTGATGATGAGGCTAGAGAAGACTTTCAAAAGAAAGATTACGCAATGGTAACTCGTTCTGTAATAAACAAAGAAGATGGTAAATATGGGGTATTAATTCAGGTACCTGATTTAGACGAAATGACTCAATCTGATATATCACACGAAGCAGTACATGCGGCAGATTATATGTATCAGGAATTAGGAATGTATACAGAAGACTTCAAAGATGGTAATGAGGGTTATGCTTACTTAGTAGGATGGATAGCTGGTTGTGTTAGTAAAAGTATAATTAAAGCAAAACAAAATTTAACATAACACTTCCTTAATAAATAAAAATATGACAATAGAAGAAAGCAAGGCGATGTGGAACATCGAGAAGAGTAATGTTGACCAAGTTAACTTTACTAAAGGGATGAAGGCTTTATATAAAGCCGTGGATAAAGTTATTGAAAATGGTATTATTACTTATGAAGACTTCACTAACGATACTATTGATGAACTTACTACCTTAATGGTACAAGAAGGTAAAGGAGAAATTGATACTGTAGATAGAGTGGAACAAATAGATCTAATGTGTAAGCGTTTAACTGAGAGGTATGAAGAAAAATATAACGCCAGAGAGCTTGGAACAGGAATTACAGAACTTTCAACAGATAGTGCAGAAGTATCAGACACTGAAAAACTACACGAATCCAAATGTATCACTGAGGAGAGCGTTAGCGATAATACAGAGATTGAATAAAGAAAAATATTTAGGTTATAGAATTGATTGATTATGGTAAAATATTGTGCAAAAGTAAAGAATGCTAATATCTACAAAGTGGATTTTGAGAAAGAAGAATTCGAACCTGTCAGTTACTTTAGTGATATTGACTATCATTATATTATACCAGAAGATGGTATATTGGAAATAACTGATAAAGACGGTAATAAGAAATCTATTGAAGTGAAACAGTATAATATGGTACTTAGGCTGTATAGTACCACTAGTAGCTATGATGACAAGGAGTATATAGTAATAGATAATCCAGAATTGAAGGACTATTATCGTAGAAGAATTGAGAGATTGGAAGCTGATAGAAAAGCGAGAGAAGTAGCAACGAATGAGAACTGTTGTTGTGATTGTGAACCTGTAGGAGCCGCGTAATGGAAAAGATTTTAATTAAAGGTAGTCGTATCGTAGTATACGATACTGACACTAACAGCATAGGATATTGTAGCCCAACATATGCATATAGTAATGAAATGTACTCTCCACAGAAGAATGGACAAGTAATTACATAGACTCAGATAATTGATGTTAATGCTGGTGATATTATCATCCCATTACGTTATTACTCTAATAAGGAGCATAAGGAAATGACTGAAGTAATGGTCATTACAGATAAAGTTGCTGCTTATGATCTGAATAAAGCTATAGAAAAGATGAAGTATCACATAGAATACAAGGAAGAGAAAAATGAATCTTGTTGATATAGTAGGCGGTAAAGTAGTAATTCATCCTGATCTATACTTTGTACCAGCGTTTAAAAGACTATATGAACATGATACTTCAGAAGATAAGATTCATCAAGAGCTTGTTATTACTTATATAGTACTTATGCACAAGTGGAGTAGTCCATATAAGAAGAGCATGGATGCTTCTACTAGGGAAATAAGGTTAAAAGAGCAAGTATTCAACGATGTAAATTATCAGCTTACTGAAGATGAAAAGATAGCTGAACAAGAATACATAGATTGGCAAAATACTAGGATACTTAAGATGCTAGACGCTCAAATGAACAAATTAGACTCAGTTACTAAGTGGTATGAAGAGTCATTAGATGATTGTTTGGATGAGAAGAAGATCAAAGATCTACTAGCTGGAATGGGTTCTACAGCTAATACTATTAAGAGTATAGAAGCATTAAAATCTATGGTTCAAGCTGAGGAATTAACTATGGGTAAAGTAAAGGGAGATGCCAAGGTTAATCCTTATGAGTTGGCAGGATAATACAGTTAAAGACAACCAAAATTAAACAATACGTTTATAATAATATAATTTTGAATAAAATGAAAAAGCAAGTAAATATTGTAATTGATATGAATAAAACCCAAGAAGAAGTATGGCAGCAGATGGAAGAAGCATATGCAGTTTTACATAAACTTGGTCAAAGAAAACCTTGGTATAAGAGACTGTTCTCTTGGTTTTGATATTTAAAAGTCTGACAGGGACAGACATTAAATATTCCCTGGCACGGGAGAGTGGCGGAATGGTATACGGCAGTAGATTGACGGAAGCGCCCTAAAGTCGTCATTAACAAAGCTCTTGGGTTTGAAAGTTCGAGTCTTTCCTCTCCCGCTTAATATTCCCCTATGCGTGTAACGGTAGCACAGCTGGCTCTAACCCAGCGGGTCCGGGTTCGAATCCTGGTGGGGGTACCAATAAATACAATATGAGAGATCTAATAAAGGTAAACTATAACAAGAATAATCCAAAAGCTGTAGTATGGATAGTTAAAGAAGAACGTGATAGATAGAATAAATACTGTGAAGAAATAGAACGAAAACTACACAGAAGATACTGGTTTGGATTAGAAGAAGAAATATATAAAGATTATCTTAAAGAATATTTTGATTTAAAGAGAAGCTTAAAGCAGTGAAGTATGGCGCGCATACAACGTAACTTCCTAAGTCACTAACTATGTAAGAAAGCTCGTAGTTAACACAGCTCATGATGGACCTAATCGTAAGTAGGCAAGTTTGACAGAGTTCTTGTACAAACTGTAGTATTGTGGGGTGGAGCAGTTGGTAGCTCGTTAGGCTCATAACCTAAAGGTCGTTGGTTCAAGTCCAACTCCCGCAACATGAAAACAGGATTAATGAAACAACTAGAAAAATCTTCTATTTATCATTATAAAGCAATATCACTAGAAGACTTTCTGATTCAGTTTGGAAGTTTATTATTAGCTATGGAAAAACAAACTGAGTTCCCACTTAATGAGATGTTAACAGAACCTAAAACAAATACTTCTGAAGAAACATATAAATGGTAGATTTTAACAAATAGATAAAAAACAGCAATAAGTTTAGACAGCCGGCTCTGAGATTTCTCGAAGTCGGCTCTTATTGTTAGTACCCAGAAGGTACTTCAGAATATTATAAGTACTGGGATCAACAGATGGATAGATGTAAGAATGGTTATACAGCAGATGATGGAGATTTCATCAGTGGGTATAACTATTTTTATTTAAACTTCTGTCCTATTCAAAGAATTATCTATACTACCATAAACAATCCAGATGGATCTACTAAGATAAAAAAGACACGCGATCTGTAGTTTCCAGATTTCTACGATTACGACTATTACTTCTTTCAAGCAGTAGAAGATGCTGAAGGAGAAGGCAAACATTTATGTGCATTAAAGAGTAGACGTAAAGGTTACTCATATAAGAACGCTTCTATGGCGTGCCGTAACTACTACTTATTCCCAGGTAGTAAGACATATATATATGCTAGTAATAAGCAGTATTTAACAGAAGACGGGATTCTTACTAAAGCATGGGACTATATGGACTTTATAGATAAGAATACGGCCTGGGGTAAAAAGAGGTCTGTTAATACTTAGATGCGTAAACGTGCCGGATTCTTTACTAAAGATGAGTATGGTAATGAGATAGAATTAGGTTTCAAGTCAGAAATAATAGGTGTTACTCTAAAAGATAACCCTGACGTAGTTCGTGGTAAAGCTGGTAAGTTAATTATCTTTGAAGAAGCTGGTTCATTCTCAGAACTAGGTGCCGCATGGCAGATTGCTAGACCATCTGTAGAACAAGATGGTATGGCGTTCGGAACAATGATTGCATTTGGTACAGGCGGTGACGAAGATAGCCATTTTGAGACTCTTAAAGATATGTTCTATAATCCTGATGGTTATAACTGTATAGGATTTGATAACATATGGGATGAAACTCCATCAGACAAGAAGTGTGGATTCTTTATACCTCAGTATACTAATATGGACTTCCGTGACGATGCTGGTAACAGAATATACATGGATAATGATGGAAATACGTTACGTAGAAAGTCCGTAGAGTATATATTAGCTGAGCGTAGAAAAGTAATAGAAAATGCTACTAACTCTGTAGCAGTAGATAGATACGTTGCAGAACACTGTATAACGCCCTAGGAAGCATGTTTGGAGTTTGGTGGTAACATATTCCCTAAGAAAGAGTTATAGGAATAGTTAGCTACTATACGTACTAATAAACACTTAAGTAATCATAAATAGATTGGAGACTTGATATGGGAAAAAGATGGCACACTAAAGTGGGTGATTAAAAAAATTGGAGATATAACTCATTATCCATTAAAAAAGGACGATAATCCAACAGGAAGTATAGTTATATGGGAACATCCAGTTAAAGATGCTCCTATAGGTTTATATATACTAGGCGTTGACCCTTATGATCATGATCAATCTGGTACTAATTCGTTGGGATCTACATTTGTTTATAAACGCTTTCAAGACTTCGAAAACTATTATGATATTATTGTTGCTGAGTATACTGGCCGCCCATCTACAGCTGAAGAGTATTATGAAAATTTACGCAAGTTAGCCGTATATTATAATGGCAGAATCATGTACGAGAATGAGCGCAAAGGCTTGTTCCCTTATTTTACTGCTAAGCATTGCGACTATTTGCTGGCTGACCAACCCGATATTATTTCCGATGTAGTTGGTAATTCCAAAGTACAAAGAAAAAAAGGTTGCCACATGAATAAATAGATCAAGCAATGGGGAGAAGGCCTGATTAAGGACTGGTTAAATGAAGAATAGGCTCCTGGTAAAAAGAACCTGCACAACATATTGTCAGAGCCGCTATTAGAAGAGCTTATAAGCTATAATGATACAGGAAACTTTGATAGAGTCATGGCGTTGATGTAGGTGATGATTTATAGAGAGTAGCTCTATAATGTGAAGGTTAAAGAGAAGAAAAAAGAGAATAAAAATAGAGTACTATTCGAAGGCCCTATTTTTACTCAAGAATGGTATCGTGACGACGATACTATTGATAATATAAAAGCATATATGTTTTAACTATGAAAAATATCAATCAATTTCCACTATAGAAACTACCTATGTCTAAAAAGACAGAAGACTGGAAGAAAAGTTGTGTAGACTATATAATTGGTAAAAGTCAAGGTGGTTCTAGAAATGGTAATAATAGAACTCGTAAAGAAGAGATGTAGACATACTATGATTTGTATAATAGTATATACAATGAAAAAGATTTAAAGTATGTTACAAATCCATTTAAACAATAGGACGGGTTTCCAGCTATGGCTTAGGATTATAATATAATCAAACCTAAGATAGACCTGTTACTTGGAGAAGAGACTAAAAGACCATTTAATTTCAGAGTAGTTCGTACTAGTGAAATAGCTACTAGTGAAATGCAAGATAAAGCTAAACAAATGTTGATAGACTATATTCAGGCTACTATTATGAGTAAACTGGGGCCAGAAGAACAAGCTAGATATCAACAAGCTTTAGAGTCTGGAGAGATTATGCCTCCAGAATAGATACAAAAGTATATAAGTAAAGACTATAAGGATATTGCCGAAATAACTGCATACCATAGTCTAAATTATTTAAAGAATAAGTTAAATATTACGCATGAGTTCTTCAAAGGTTGGAAAGATGCCTTAATAGGAGGAGAAGAAATCTATTATGTAGGTATATTAAATGGGGAACCTTGTTTAGAACGAATCAATCCTCTGTATTTTGATTATGATACTGAAACATCAGATCTAGAATTTATTCATGATGCACAGTGGTGTGTCTATGAAATGAAACTATCTGTTACTGACATATACGATAGATATTATGATAAATTGTCTGAAAAACAATTAAACGAGCTTCTAGATCTCATGAGTGACTCAGCAAAAGGAGGAGTTAATCCTGAGGTACGTAAAACTTCATTAGATTATCCTCATATTAAAACCCACACCATTAATGGTTTTAGTACTAATCCTTTTGAGGACGGGAGTAACATAAGCGTATGGCATACATGTTGGCAAGGTTTTAAGAAAATAGGTTTTGTTACCATTACTGATCCAGAAACTGGAGAGCCTGTAGAATATGTAGTAGATGAGACTTACAATGTTACTGGTATGGAGTTAAATGTAGAATGGAAATGGATTATAGAGACATATGAAGGATATAGAGCTGGAGAAGATCTATACTTCGGGATGCAACCTATAGAGTACCAATTCGTATCTGCTGATAATCCTAATGCTTAGAGATTACCATATACTGGGGTAATATATAATAATACTAATAGTAAACCTAGATCTTTGGTAAGCATGATGAAACCGTTACAGTATATGTATATTGTACTATGGTATCGTCTAGAATTAGCGATGGCTAGAGATAAAGGCAAAGTAGTGAATATGGATATTACTCAGATACCAAAGTCTATGAATATAGATGTATCCAAATGGATGCATTATTTGTCAGCTCTAGGGGTTAATTTTATTAATCCGTATGAAGAAGGTTGGGACATACCGGGTAGGGAAGGTGGTAAGCCTGCTCAATTTAATCAGATTACAGCATTGGATCTTACTATGGCTAATACTATTAATCAGTATATTATGTTAATGGATAAGATAGAATCTATGTTATCTGAAATATCTGGAGTAAGTAAGCAAAGGGAAGGTAGTATATCCTCTAATGAGTTAGTAGGCAACGTAGAAAGATCTGTAGTATAGTCTGCTCATATTACTGAACCATGGTTCTGGACTCATAATCAAGTAAAGAGAGAAGCCATTAGTATGCTTTTAAACACTTCTAAGTGGGCTTGGAAAGATAATAAGACAAATCTACAGTACATATTAGATGATGCCACTAGGGCCTTTATAACATTGTCAGACAGCTTCTTCTATGAAGATTATGACGTATTTGTTGAAGATACTACTAAAAATCAACAACAAATAGATGCACTTAAGAATCTCATGCAACCAGCTATGCAAAATGGAGCTAGCTTACTTGATATCACAGAGATCATTACTATGGATAATGTAACTATGATCAAAAATAAGCTTGAAGAAATTGAATAGAAGAGAATGGAACAACAACAAGCTATGGAACAAGCACAAGCCGAACGTGAACAATAGATGTTGCAGATGTAGAACGAGGTTAAAGAAGAGGAACTTATGCTTAAAGAAGCTGAAATGGATCTCAAGAAATATGAGATTGATCAGAATAATGCAACTAAGATCACGGTAGCTCAACTTAATGCTTATAGAGGTGCAGAGAATATGGATTAGGATAATGACGGTCAAATTGACGTAATTGAAATTGGTAATTAGGCTTTACAGCAATAGAAAATTAATTCAGATGCAGCAAGTAAATAGCTGGAATTAAACAATAAGGCTAGAGAAGCTAAAATGAAGAAAGAAATAGAAGATAAAAAATTACAGCTAGAGAAAGATAGAATGAAACATGAAACAGAACTGCAAAAGCAAAAAGATGCAGAAGCATATAAACGTGAACAACTTAAAGCCAAGACTGCATTAAAAAATAAAACTAACGCTGAAGCAGCTAGAAGTAAAAAATAATTCTTATGAAAGAAGAATGGCGAACAATTAAAGGGACGAATGATAAATATTCAGTTTCTAATTTAGGAAATGTTAAAAGAAATGAACATTATACTATGGTTAGTCCAACTTCATAGCACCCTAATGGAGCTAAATCTTTTTATAGGGAGAAAGAAGTAAGAGGTTACATATGTAATGATGGGTATAAAGTAGTATATTTAATGGCAAGTTCTTGTAAGAGAATAGTAAAAAAAGTGCACAGATTAGTAGCTGAAGCATTTATATCTAATCCAAATAATTTACCTTAGGTAAATCACAAAGATGAGAATCGTTTAAATAATTCAGTATAGAATTTAGAATGGTGTAGTGCTAAGCATAATGCTAATCATGGCACTAGAAAAGACAAACTTAGAAAAGCATCTAGTATAAAAGTTGCATAGTACGATTTAAATAACAATTTAATCAGAATATGGGACAGTGTATCACAAGCTTCCAAATCTTTTGGAACTAATACTACTTCTGGTATCAGAAGGGTATGTAAACAAGAACCAGGTAGAAATACTTATAAAGGTTTTATTTGGAAATATGTAGATAAAAAAGTAATAGGAGATAGTTCGTTAAAAAAGTAGATACTTGATAATAAAACCATTTTAGTAGATATAATTTTAAATACCTTTTCATTAGAAGAATAGAAGAATTTAATTGAAATACTAAAGAATAAAGTAGTAGGAGAGAAGTAATATGAAAAAGATTTGGAAATCTATTAAGAATACAGTATCATATATCTGGTAGTTACCTCAAAATATATTAGGTGCAATACTCTGTTATATTTATTGTAGTGATGGAGATATATATGATTGGAATAAAGCTACTAGTGATGTGAAGGTAAACTGCTATTCTAAAAAGATGAGAGGAGGAATCACATTAGGTAAATATATAATTATTGGAGACGCTAGTTATGCTTATCACGAATTTGGACATACTATCCAAAGTAAGATACTAGGCCCTTTGTATTTACTAGTGATAGGATTACCTTCTATAATTCATGCCGCATTACACAAACATGTATGCAAGAATAAAGACTACTATCACTTTTGGACTGAAAAGTGGGCTAATAACTTAGTAGATAAGCATTATAAGAAGTTAAAGGAGGATTAATTATGGGATGCAAGAAAGGCGGAAAGAAACCTGTAAAGAAATAAGGTTATGGATAGACAAGCATTTAGAAATAGAATGCAATAGTTGAAGTAGTACCGGGAGTAGAATCCCGGTAAAACTTACCTTGATTGGAAAAATTCATTACCAAGTAATTTATAGGACGAGAGTAATTATAATCTACGTAGAGCTTATGAGCTTGGATATGAACCGGAATGGAATGAAGATGATAAGTCTTACACCTACCTACTAGAGATAGTGAAACTGGAGAAATACTTAAGAAGCCATGGCATCCTACATTTCTGATAGGATTACAAGAAGATGCCAAATTAGGTTATTATCCATAGATTAAAAACGGCACTATGTATACTACTACATGGGAAGGTAATGAGAATCCTATCTATAAGTACGCAGATGGTGGTGAAGTACCACCTACAGATCATCCGGTTTATAAACCACAAATTATAGAACCTATTGAAAGAAGATTTCCAACAGAAGGAGGAAAGAAATGGTCAGAATTAACTCCCAAACAACGATTAAATATTTCTATAGGTAGAAATGCTAATGGTAGACCTATAGAAGAGGGTTTAGAAATAGTAAGTCCAGAATTTGATATAGTAAGTGGAATTAGAGGGATTACAAATACTATTAGAAATGTATCTACAGTTTATAAGAATAAGCGTGTAGTAGATACTTTTAATAAAGCATTTTAGGGGAATAGAAGTTTAAACACTCCGTTTGTGGATAACAAGACAATAATATATAATCCGACAAACCCATCAAATACTGGAGTTAATTTTAGTAAAGCCTAGAGTAATTATGATTTAATGAATAGATTAGATGAGTTTGCAGATAGATATGGTTATCCTAAGGCTAATAGAAGTACAATACTTAGTAATAGAAGAACTAATGCTTAGATCAGAAATACTATAGCTAGACACAATACTTATTTAAGAGGAGTAGATCCAAATGGATTTGAACCTAATGACATATTGAATGTTAAGAGAATATTAGGAGACAATATTACATAGGAAGATTTTATGAAATATGCTGCTACTCATAAAAGAACACCAGACCAAGGAATTTGGATAACTCCTGGAGAAAATGCTTTTATATATGGAGGTAGAGGTAAAACTGCCTATGTAAGACGACCTTATAAGTTAGGGAAGGATAGAAATAAATGGTTCGATTAGGGGAATTTTGAAATACAACCGGGATCTAAAGGAGAGATATCTGCACCATGGTACAGTTCTCAATATGGAATTGGGCATTAGGAGTCAGAATTAATATCTAATACAGATTTAAATTTTGCTGGGTGGGCTAATCCTAACAAGTTTAAAAACAAAGTATCTCTTAATGATAAAGTTATAAATAAGTTTAATGTAGGAGGGCAAATTGATAGTAACGAAATACCACCCAATAATAAACCAATAATTCCTGAATAGCCTCAACTGTATAAAGGTAAATTATATAAAGATAGATACGGTCGTAAGTATACAGAAGATCAGTTGGCTGATTATTATGACAATAGCAGTGATGAGATTGATAGATTTACTGGTAAACCGTTCATTAGAGGTTTGAAACCGATGGTAGATCTTGAAGACGCTGCAAATGTAACTCCTATTGGTGATGCCATATCTATATATGATACTTACGAAGCTTTAAGAAATAAAGATTGGGGAAATGCAGGATTAGCCGCTTTAGGTCTAGTTCCTTTTATGCCTAGATTTGGGGGAGTTGCTGTTAAATCTTCTAAGAAAATTAGTAAACCTAAGAGTACTTATATTCCTAAAGTGGATCCTAACTATAAATAGAATGTTATAGATAAGGCTTTACATGAGCAGAAAAGTTATTCAGATATGCCATTAAGTCTGGTTGAAGAGATAAATGATCAACGTAATAGAACATACGATTTAATGCAGGAACCATATGCTAGAGAAAGAGCAAAAGCTGTGGATCAACAGTATGGTACAGATTATCTGAAGGTATATGATAGCATGTTAGAGAAATATGTTGATATTGATGAGTATTTCCAACTTCCAGAACCGAAATATAAGAAGATGGAAAGACCTACTATTGGAGCACAAGTTACTCCTTCAGAAGGAAATACTATGTATTTCAATAGAGACATGATCAAAACGCCAGAAGATATTCCTAATAGTGTGGTGCTTCATGAAATGGGTCACTTGGTAGATGGTGCAGCTGGCATGAATAATGAGTTCTTAAGAAAACTTGGAGATAAGAGCAAATTTGTCCCATTCAATTAGGCTAAAACTATGTATCCTAATATGACCAGAGATATGTATAATAATATATTGCAGGGCACTGAAATCAAGAGTTACATGAATCAGTTTAGGAATTACTTGGATCAGAAAGGTAAACTAAATAGAGGAAACTATACAGGTAGTTATAAGAATTTGAAGAAGGAGATAATTGATGCTCCTAGAGAAAGCTTTAACAACATTAAAGCAATCTTCAATCTTTATAGAAGCCCTAAGTTATTCAATAAGGACTTTTAGATGATTCCTATAGTAAATAATAATGATAATAATACTATAGTATAATGGATAATTCATATCAAATAGACATGGCGCTGATAATGCCAGAATATCCAATTCCTAAGTATAAGGATGGTGGCATACATATCAAGAAAAAGAATAGAGGTAAACTAACAGCAACCTCTAAAAAGACTGGTAAATCTTTTGAGCAATTAAAACATAGCAAAAATCCTTTAACTAGAAAAAGGGCTACCTTTGCTATTAATGCTCGCAAATGGGCTAAGAAGAGAAAGAAATGAAAACTTACAATAGAAAGTAGAGTGATAAAAGTATTGAAGAATTGAAATATTTCTGTCAATGCATTTTAAACAACAAATAAAATCTAATTATATATAATTATGGAAAAAGAAACATTAAACGGTTTTGAAATATTTGAAGATTTCATGCCAGGAGCTAATGTATTTACTAAGACAGAAATCAAGCAACCTGGCGAAGATGCTGAGGTAGATGATACTAAGGTAGATGAAGATGCTATAACAGAAGAGTTAACTGACGAAGAACTGGAAGGATTGCGTAATCCTAAAAAGGACAAGAAAGATGATAATTCGGCTAAAGAGGATGAAGAGTAGGACCCGCCTGTTAAAAAGAAAACCGGAAAGGATAAAGAAGTTGAAGAAGATGATGATTCAACTAGAGAAGATGAAGAAAGTACAAAGACTGAAGAAACTGATGATGACACTAATGCAGTAAGTGCATTCTTTGGAGTAATGGCAGAAAAAATGGGCTGGGATCTCGATGAAGAAGAGGAAATTCCTTCTACTCCTGAGGAGCTCGTTGACTATTTTCAATCAGTAATTGAAGAGAATTCAGTACCTCAATATGCTAGTGAAGAAGTAGAGGCACTGGATAATTTTGTTAAGAACGGTGGTAATCTTAGAGACTATTTCGAAATTGATGGCGAACTTGATCTTGAAGAAATTAGTATTGAAGAAGACGAAACAAATCAAAAACTTGTATTGAAAGAATTCTTAAAGGAAAAAGGTTTTAATAGCAAACAAATAGAGAAAAAGTTAACTAAGTACGAGGATGCAGGTTTACTTGAGGATGAAGCTGAAGATGCCTTGGAAGCCTTGAAAGAGATAAGAGAACAGAAGAAACAACAGCTATTGAAAGATCAAGAAAACCAAGCTAAGGCGGCTCAGAAGCGTCAACAGGAATACTTTTAGAACGTTGTCAACGAAATAAAAGGCATGGATAATATACGCGGTATTAAGATACCTGAAAAAGATAAAAAGGTATTACTAGAGTATATATTTAAACCTGACGCTGACGGTATGACCAAATTTCAAAAAGATTGGTCTAAGAGCGTAAAGAACTTACTTGAGTCTGCTTACTTTACTATGAAGGGAGACACGTTGTTAAAAGCTGCTAAAAGTGAAGGTTCTAATAATGCTATTAGTAGATTCAAAAACAGTTTAAGTAAAACAGGAGTAAGTAGGAAGACTAAAAAACAGGAAATCTCTAATGAAGATACTACTTTATGGAGTTCCTTTGCACGACAATTACGTGTAGATTAATAATAAAACTAAATAAATAAAAAATTACTAGTATTTTATGGATAATAATATTCTAAATAACTTAGTACTATACAAAGGTAAATGGTTTTCAGACTTGATTGATACTGCTAAAATTTCAGCAGCTTCACAATAGAATCCGTATCAGGTTGCTACCGTATTGTCTTATGTATTTGGTACTAAAGATAATGGTTACAACACTTCTTTAGATATGCTTACTGGTGGTCTTGGTAATGTAATGACCATTGATCAGCCCAGTTGGGAGTGGAATGTAATGATTGATGCTGATAGAGCAGTAACAATTAGAGATGCTAAATGGAATGGTGCAGCTATCACAGATTCTTCTACAGCTGGTTTGGGTAATACTCCAATCATGTTGTGGTTAGAAGATAATTGGTTCGGACCTACCGCTGTATTGGAATTTGATAACAAGGACTTCCAAGTACGCGTTGCAGGTGCTCCTTACCAAGATGGTAATCTGTGGGTTTATACCTGTTATATTGCAGACGGCCAGCCTACTTCTTATATTCCTGCTGAATACCTGAAACCTGGTTGCCAAGTGTCACGTCTAGCTTCTGCTGTAGAAGAATATAGTGAAGAAGGTGATATCCTGAACTATAATACTGCATTTAAGATGCGTAATTATTTGACTACAATTCGTATCAATTATGATATTACTGGTTCAGCTTATTCTACAGTAATGGCTATTGCATTGCAGGATCCTAAGACAGGTAAGAAATCTTATCTGTGGGCAGACTACCAAGAATGGGTTGCCATGAGAGAGTGGTATAAGAGATGTGAAAGAATGTTGGTTTACATGAAGAACAATGTAAACAAAGATGGTACTTGTAATCTGAAAGGTACTAACGGGCGTCCTGTATTTATGGGTGCTGGTTTGTTGGAACAGATTGCTCCGTCTAACAAACGTTACTATACTAGACTTACTGCAGAATTGTTAGAAGACTTCTTATTTGATCTGTCATATAATGTACTTGGTACTAATGAACGTAAGTTTGTTGCATTAACCGGTGAGATGGGTATGAGAGAATTTGATAGAATTCTGAAAGAAAAGATGGTTAACATGAATCTTATTGACACAGTATTTGTTACAGGTTCTGGCGATAATCTTACTTTTGGTGGTCAGTTTAAGACTTACAAAATGACTAATGGTATTGAATTGACTCTGAAGTACTTCCCGTTGTATGATGATGTTACTTATAATCGTCAATTACATCCTGTTACGTTGAAACCTCTAGAATCATATCGTATGACATTCTTAGATCTTGGTAGACGTGATGGTGAAGCTAACATTGTAAAAGTAGTTCGTAAGGATCGCGAGTTTGTTACTTGGTATACTGGTGGTGCAGTTGCTCCGTCTGGTTATGCAAACTCTAAGAATACTCTGAGATCTAATGGTAAGGACGGTTATACTGTATTCTTCTTGGGAGAAATGGGTATTATGCTTAGAGACCCCAGAGCCTGCGGAGAATTGATCATGGAAGCGGAATAATGCCGCGATTGAGGAACCTTAATTAAAATATTCCGTTATAGTAGTATGTAAAATTAAAAAAACATACTACTATGATTGGAAATATTTATAAAATAACAGATATAACAAACAATAAGGTTTATATAGGTCAAACTAAGAGAGATATAATGAGAAGATATTCAGATCATATATCTCACGCATTTGTTTCAAAACGTCCTAATGATTTATCTTGCGCTCTCTATATAGCTATGAGAGAACACGGAGTTCAAAACTTTATACCTGAATTGCTGGAAACGATAGAGGGTACTTCTAAAGAAATAGACGAGAAAGAAAGAGAATGGATTTCTCATTATGATTCTATTAATCCAGAAAAAGGTTACAATAAAGACAAAGGTGGACATCTAATATCAGAAGCATGTAGAAAAGCCGCTGAAAAACATCTCTTTAAAGCAGGAGATAAATTGACTGGTAAGATGCTAGAAGTAGCTAGAGAGAATGGAATGAAAGTAGCTAAATCCGTATGCCAAATAGATAAATACACTGGAGACATTGTAGCAGAATTCCCGTCTATTATAGAAGCTAGTAGATCTACAGGTTGTGACAGAAGATCAATACAGAGGCAACTAAAAGGAGAATATGGTAAACTAACACCGAGATCTTTTTCAAATCTTAAGTATATCTGGAAATATAAATAATAACTAACTGAATAATCTAATATTTAATATTATGGAAATAATCGTTAGAATAATTAAATCAAATCCTTGGACAGGGATTACAAAATGGCCTACATGTTATGATTATGTAAGCTCATACTGGACTAGATCTGGTAATTTATATACTGGTTTAACTGCAGAAGATGCAGCTAGATTAGAAAAAGAATTAGGTTTTGCAGAAGGTCATTTAGCACCTAATAGTAACTATTGGGATACTTTTGCCATTAAAATCGGCAAAAAGGATGTGTTACTTGATACTGATAAACCTGAAGATGAACTAAAATATCTGTTCCTTAAAGGACATAAGAGAGTAGCAAATGGGTTGAACAAAATAACACCTGCTACTGATTATGTTATTATTAATAAGAACAGTGAAGCTGAAGAAGCTAATAAGATCAACAAGATCAAACGTGAAGCATACAGAGAGATGGATAAGATGTCTATTGAAGATATGCGTAAGTGTTTAAGACTTTATGGAATTAGATCTGAAAACATGTCTAATGAGCTTATTGAAGCTAAATTGACAGAACAGATTGAAAAAGATCCTAAATCTTATATACTTAAATGGGTAGAAAACCCGAACAAAGAAATAAACTTTGTAATTGAAGAAGCTATTGCAAAGAATATCATTAGAAAGAATAGGGCTCAATATTACTTTGGTACAGATCTGATTGGTAATGGTTTGGAAGACGTAATAGCTTATTTAAAAGACAAGAAGAATAATGATATTAAGATGGCAATCTTAAATGAAATTAAGTCTAAATAATGAATAACCGTACTGCACATATTTAGTTTAAAGTTATCCTAGATAAGAATGCTTAGGGAGTTGCCTTTGGGGGAGCTCCTGCATTCCTACCTTAGGAGATAGATTTATTTCTTAACTAGGCTTAGGACGATGTAATAAGCAACAAAATAAGCGGCAACAACGTACTAAAGTTAGGTTTTGAAGGATCATTACAGAGAATATCTGAATTAGATAAGCTCATACGTACAGATGAAAATATAATAATGCAGAAGAATGTATATAATGAATTTGTATTAGATAATGTACATGCTGATGGAAATAGAGTAACGATATGGGCGGTAACACTAAAGTATGGCAATAATTTTGCTAACTGCATGATTGTTGATCATAATACTGCACTGTTATTCAAACAGACTTATAATAATATACCTTGGGTAGAAGTACCAGTAGTAGTATTGGAAGATAATAAAATGTTACTGTACGTTGATCCAATATTAATGCAGCAGACAGATTATGCTCCCTCTAACAATAAATATGCAGTAAATATTACTTACATAAAGAAACCTACTCAATTTGACTATACTAATCTAGACGGTGAATTAGATTTACCTGATGATGTAATGTCAGAAGTAATAAATAGAGCTGTAGTGTTAGCATTAGAAAATATTGAATCTCAAAGAACCTCTAGTAAATTACAGTTAAACCAATTATCTGAATAATTATGACAGAAAGAGAATTTCAAGTAGCATTTGAAAGGTAGTTGAGTACTATAGTTCCTGGTTACAATCTAAAGGTAAAGTTACCTTCAGATACTATATTCTTCTATATCAATAAAGCTAAAGATGAATACGTAAAACAGGTATATAGAGTATTCCAACAGAATCAAGAACTATCTGATAAGTTACGTACATTAGTATAGACAAATACGTATAATTCTTTAGACTTTAAAGTACAGGATAACAAATGGATAGTACAATATCCCAATAACTATTTATTCAGTTTAGGAGAAGAAGTTTAGATTAAAATACTTGACAATAAATGTCCTAACTTAGTAACTAAAACTAGAGATGTCATTGAAGCCACTATTGAAACGGTAGATCGAATACTGGAAAACAGTCTTTCGGAATATCACTTACATCATAATTAGGCCAGACCAGTTAGATTGCAAACAGAAAACAACATTGTATTGTATACTGACGGTAATTATGCTATTCACAAATATACCCTCACTTTTCTAAGGTCTGCAAAAAACATAGGTTAGAATTTAACCAAAGAGTACACAGAATTACCTGAGCATACTCATTAGGAAATTGTAGATGCAGCTGTAAATATGTATATAGCACAAGCTGCTTCAACACAAAGATCAGAGAAATCTGATGAACAATAATGCGTTCATGAACGTGGAAATCTGAAATAAGGAAAGTAGAACATGAACTAAGTTTACATGAGCGCGCATTTATGTTAAACTAAAAATAAATTTTAAAATGATTCAACACGTAAATACCGTTTTAATCGGTAAAACTCTTCCGTCAGCTTATACTACTGCGGATGCACTTACTGCTGGTGATGTTGCTCTGTTTGATCAGAATAGAGCTATTATCAAAACAGCTGCTGATGCAGCTAAAGCTACTTCTTTGTATATAGGTGTAGCTCAGAATAAAGTAAAAGTTACTATGCCTGACGGTAGTGTGGCTGATAAGGCTAATATTAAATTTGGTAATGAAATTCAGAAGAATTCTAATCCAAGTGCAGTTATTGGAGAATATGTAGCTCCGGTTTAGGACAAGATCGTTATTACTCTTACCGATGCTACTATCATTGCAGGTCACAGATATGTACTGAGAATAGTATATAAAGACATGTATGAAGCTCCTGGTCAGTTTACACATACTTATGAAGTATTTGCTGCTAACACTACTGCTGCTGACTTAGCTGCTGCTATCGTTAAAAAGATTAACAAACATGCTAACCGTAGAGTTAATGCGTCTGCATCTGCTGCAGTTATTACTTTAACTGCAATGGAAAAGGATGACAATAACGGTGTATATTCATTGAATGAATATTCTGTAGTAGATATGGAAGCTAGTCTGTATGTTACTATTCCTGGTGCTATTTTGAGTAACCAGCCTGATGCTATTCCTGGTGCTACGATTGTTAAAACTCCTGGTAATCCTGGTAAAGGTTACTGGAAACAAGTACGTGATGCTGAGGTACGCTATATGGGTTACCAAGGTCATGTGTTTACTGGAGCTTATCCTGAAGTAGTACAAGATAGAATGGTAGAGCAAGATGCTACTTACGATTACATTACTGTAGAAAACGATAATAAGTATCTGAGTAACGACAATCAATACATTAAAACCACCCCGCTTACTACTGAACTGTACGTTAAGCATTCAAGTGGTTTTGCTTCTTCTATTGTAGCAAAAGGTATCGAAAACTTTATCGCTGCCTAATAACTAATATTTTACTAAACGAAAGTGGGGCGGGTTGGATTATTCCTTCCCACTCCACTTTTTTATTTTATGATTATGAATAAAATAGTTAATGTAAACTTTAAAAACGATACTATGACTTTTGAAGTATATAGTACTATATCTATAGTAAATACTAATGACATAGTTCTATATATTGACGAATGTTTAAATGTCGCTAATATTTACTGTGATAGTCCAGATAATCATGATTATGTATTGAATTACACTAATTGTGAGTTCACTCTGAAAGAAATCGTAAGAGATGGAGAAGAGAAGGAAGTAACTACACAGTATGCATATGAGATATCTGCTGCATCAGATATTATATCTAAGTTTGATACTAATATTAAGTACATTAAAATGTTTTGTACTACAGAGAGATATGCAAATGATTATGCAGACGGAGTGTACTATAATCCTAACATACTTTATAATGCTGAAATAAGATTATTACACAATTATTGTAGCACCTGTTTAGATGATAGACAAATGCAAACTATAATGTTAATAGTCTTTAAAAGACAGCTTCTAGAATAGGCTATTGCTACTTCTCATAATAAAGAGGCTTTGCAGTTTTACTTAGAATTAAGTAAGTTATTAGACGTTAATATAGACAGTAATGTAGCTAGCACTCCTTGTAATAAATGTATTAACAGAGTATGTAAATTATAAAAATATTATGTGCACATGTAATGAATTAAAATAGTTCTTATATGTTGCTCTAGACTTCTAGGGTAACATCGTAGTAATATCAGATTATGCTAGTTATCCTAATGTAGAAGTTGATCCAAAAGATAACTAGATTACTTTTGATGAACCAGATGTTAAAGACTTTATTAAACCAGATATAAAATTAATTTTTTAGAATGGAATACACAAAATTATTAGGTAAAGTTACTCTTACTTGTGACGGTAAGCATGATTCTTCTAAAGAATATGATAGATTATGTTTAGTCTATGACGAACAATATAGGTCTTTCATATCTATAAAAGAAGTACCAAGTAATATAAGTTTGACTAACGAATCATATTGGCAACCTATAAGTGTAGTATATGCTGATGGTGAGGATATAAAAGTAGATGATGATCTTAGTCTTAAATTTGCTGATAAAGAGTATAATCCTAGCAAATATAGTGGATTAGGTAGAAAAATTCTACGAAAAAGAATAGTTAATAACAAAAATATACTGCTACAAACTGATTTTGATAGTAGTGATACTATATATGTAATTCAATACGAATTTGATTTACAAGGTAAAACTATCACTATACCAAACAATAGTATATTGTTATTCGAAGGAGGTAAGTTAGTAAATGGTGACGTAGTATTAAATGATACTATGATATTACCATAGGGCATTGACGTAGCAGAACATATAGAAGGAAATATTACAGGTACCTATAAAGACGGATAGATATACTACGATTCAATTAAGGATAGCTTAATAGCAGTAGTAAATAATAACAAGATAGATCTTTCTACACCTAATATTACTAATGAGTATACCAAATTTACTTGGATTAAATATTCTCCTTCTCAATATGGAGACTAGATGACAGATCAACCGGAAGAAGACTCACAATATATTGGTATTGCTTCCAATAAAGAAACCGAAGAACCAAGTAATAATCCATTAGATTACGTGTGGGCTAAATTTGTAGGTCCATAGGGTGCACAAGGTTTAAGAGGGGAAAGAGGCTTCCAAGGTCCTCAAGGAGAACAAGGGCCTCCGGGTAAAGATGGATTAGATGGAAAACCAGGGCAATCTGTGAAACCAAATTGGAATACATGGGTGTTTAAGCAAGCAGAATTGCAGCCATCTAAACCTACTTTTGTTACCCCTACTCCTGGAGTATCCGGTATTGATGGTTGGTTTGATGGTCCTAGCGCTGAAGGTAAATGGTGGATGTCTATGGGTTTAGTAGATGGTAGTACGAATACTGTAGCCACTTGGTCTGATCCTGTATAGTGTACAGCTGAAGACGGTAAAACTAATACCTATATGGATTTCAAATATTCTAAGAGTGTATCCATAAATATAATACCGGCATTAAATAAAACTAGTAGAAACCCTGTTGGTTGGGAAGATACTCCACCTACATTAGCTCCAGGTGAGTTTATGTGGATGATCAATGCTCTTATAGATGAGAACAATGAGTTAGTCAAGGAATGGTAGGGTCCAATAAGAATAACTGGTGAACAAGGGCCACAAGGTGAACCTGGATAGGGAGAACCTGGAGATACTTATAACACGGTGTTCGCATATAAATCTAGTGTAGAAAAACCAGAGAAACCAGTAGGAGGAGAATGGGATGCTGACACTAATATTATAGTATATCCAGAAGGTTGGTCTAGTAATGACGAAGAATTAACTCCACCTGTGTGGATGTCCAATAAAGTGTTTACATCTAATCCTAACATACAAGGAGAATGGTCAGAACCTATAAAGATATCTGGGCAAGACGGTGCAGCTGGAACTGATGGTAATTCAGTAGAATTTATTTATACTCGTACAACTGATTCGGGAGTAGGTGATGCTCCTGAAACTCCTGTAGGAGAAGACGTAGATGATTTTATTCCTCTTAATTGGACAGATAATCCTAAGGGAGTAACTTCTATATTAAAAGCAGAATGGGTTAGCACCAGAAGTAAAAAGGATAATAAATGGGGAGAATTTAGCACTCCTGCATTATGGTCTAAGTGGGGAGAGAACGGATAGGACGGAGATGGAGTTCAATATATATTCTATAGAACTGCTACGAATAATGATCCTGATAATCCTACTCCAAATAATACTAATTCAGACGCATATCAAGAAACTGGAGACTTCGAAGGTATTGAATATATACCAGGAGATGGTTGGACTGATAACCCGCAAGGAGTTACTAAAGAACTATAGTATGAATGGGTATGTCAAAGAAAATTTAGAGGGGGACGATGGAGAGCTTACACAGGACCCTCGTTATGGGCCAAATATGGTAAAGATGGTTTAGACGGACTAGGTAGTATCGTATTAGACTTGGACAATGAAGTTCAATCGGTAGCTACAGATAATTTGGGGGCTGTAATATCTGGATTGCCGGTTACTGCCAAATTGACTATGTATTATGGTACTACCGAACTGAATCTTAGTTCTTTAAGTGTACGTCAAGTAGATGGAATTACAGCTACAGCAGATAGAAAGACTGGTATAATAACAGTAAGCACCATAACCCCTTCGGCTCCTACTAATATTCGTATACCTATTGATGCTTCATGCATATGGAATAATGAGTTAATAGAAAGAACTACTTATCTTACTATTAATAAAATTAAACCAGGAGCAGATGGTCAGGATGCAATATTATATTCTTTAGTGCCTTCTGTAGATGCTATGCATGTGGACAAAAAAGGAGTAGCTGATGTTAAGTTTATCAGCTGTGGGATTAAGAAGACCCAAGGAGAAGTTACTACTATGCTTACTTCTATTCCTTCCGGATTCCAATTTAAATACGTAATAGACGAAGACTTAGCAGAAAACTATACTATAGATTAGAATTTATCTGTTACTTCTATAGATAAAAAAGTAACATTCCTACTTACTAGTGGAGAAACTCTAGTAGATAAAGAAACTGTATTCAAAATAAGTGATGGTAAGGATGGTGTTGATGGTGTAGGAGGATTAGTAACAGACTTTGATAATGATATGTAGTCTGTTGCTTGTGATTCTAAAGGTAATGTAATTTCTGGATTGCCATTAACTACCACAGTAAGCATGTACTACGGTACTACTAAGTTAGTACTAGATAGTCTAGCTGTAGGATCTGTAGAAGGAATAACTGCTAGTGCAAATGCATCAACAGGAGTAATTACAGTAACAAGCATATCTTCTACTACTGGAGATGTTATAAGAATTCCTGTAAATGTTAAAGCTTCTAATGAAGGTACTCAATATGTTAGAGATGTAATATTTACTATAAATAAGATAAGACCAGGAGCAGATGGAGAGAATGCAAAAGTATATTCTTTATTACCTTCAGTAAACGCTATTCATAGATTTAAAGATGATAGCAATGAAGTAAACTCCGTTTGGTGTGATCTTCAATTAATAGAAGGAGACACTATTAAAACTCTAAATACTACTCCAACTGGATATAAATTCACATACAAAGTAGATAATGGAGGTGAAGCTAATTATTCAATAGGTAGTGTAGTAGCCAGTAGTTCCATTACAGCTCAGGTGACATTTACTTTATACGATGAGAGATCAGGCAATAGAGTAACAGTGGATACAGAAACTATATACGTTATTAGAGATGGTAAGGATGGTGAAGACGGACAACCTGGAACTGTTCCAAATTGGAAGACTTACGTATATAAGTAGTCAAACACTAAGCCAGATAAACCTACTTTTAGAGTTCCTCAACCTGGAGGATTAGACGGTTGGGTTGACTTTCCAGATTCTTCTACGGGGCAATGGTGGCAATGTATAGGTTTAGTATACGGAGAAACCAATAGTGTTCATGTTTGGGGAGAGGTAGTTCCATTAAATGGTAAAGATGGAGTAGCTTAGGACGGTAAATATACTGAATTTAGATTCAAAGCTGTGACTACAGGTTATTCTCCTGGTACTCCTCAGTAGGTCCGTAATCCAGCAGGATGGAATACTACAGTACCTTCTGTAGATGAAGATATAGAAACACTATGGATGATAATGGCAGTTATAACCCCTAATGATGAACTGGAATCTGGTTGGAGTACTCCTGTAAGAATAAGTGGTGAAACAGGATAGGATGGAGAACCAGGAGCAACGTTGTATACCTGGATAAAATATTCAGATAACGAACCTACTTCTGATGCTGACATATATGATACACCTAATAGATATACTAAATATATTGGTATAGCATATAATAAGACTAGCCCTGTAGAAAGTACAGATTATGAAGTCTACGAATGGACTAAGTGGGTAGGAGCTGATGGTAACAAGGGTAGGATAATATATCCAGTAGGTACTTACAGTGATAGTAAGACATACACTTGTACTGATGAAAAGGCACCGTATGTATTCTTTAATGATGAGTACTATGTGATGAACAAAAATGGTAATTGGTTGGGCACTAGCACTGGAAAGACTCCAGAACAAGATTGGAACACCAATGGCAGTAATGCTACATGGATCTTAATGGATAAATACGAAGCTTTGTTTACCAAGATATTAATTGCGGATGGTGGTAGTATGGGTAAATTTATATTCAACGGAGACTACATGTTCAGCCAAGAAGGAGTTGACGGTGGAGGAAATGCTACTAGTAATTATTAGAATTTTACCAATAATACAGTTAATTTCACTAACCATTTTACCATGCCCTCAGATTCCAACTGGGTGGATGACGTATCAATAGAGACATATAAGGTAACTGTACGTAATGCTGTTGTATCTATGATGTGGGGAGTTAATACAGATATAGTTAGTACTACTAAATAGACACCTGAGTTTAAAATAAAAGTGAAAGGAGTAAAAACTTACCCTTCGGCAACTGTACAATTGCAATACAAATATATTAAAAATGGGAATCTAGAGTACATACAGATGCCTATAACTAGTTCTACAGTAGAATATACTTTACCATCTAGTGAAGCTGGCAGTGGAGGAGACTATACTACATCTATAGAGATAGCACAGTTTGGTACTGGATCTTTAAGTGTATCATTTGAATTTTATATAAGTAATGTATTTATTCCTAATTTCATGGTAAATGCTGTCACTGGATAGGTAGATATGAATAAAGGTGTAATAAGAATGAGAAGTGCTGAGGAATATGATAAGTTATACTACTCATAGCTAACTGGTAGTACATCAGTATATAGACCTAATATTACATCTAATAAACAGCTAATGGTAATAGATGATATTGGATCTACTGATTATACCATATCGTTACCTTTCAATGACGCTTATGAAGGTATGTCATTATACATATTTTATACTTCTACTACTGGTACTGGTAACTATGCTCTGAGGATAGTAACTGAAAATTCTCAAAGTAATCTACCCGGAGGAGTAGGTAAATTCCTATATAACGGTTCATTAAGCTTAAGTATAATAACATTAACTCCTAATAAGTTTGTACAGCTTAAATACACCAACATGGCTTCTGGATATGTAATGTCGGGTAGTACCGTTGTTCCATTTAATTGCCCTGCTTGGATGGTTGAAAATGGGTCTGATTTCTAGAAACAAATATAATTATGAATGATCTAAATAATTACGTAAATAATAAACTATTATACTCTGTAAAGTATAATAACAGAGACGTAGTATCTGCTATATGCTCTAATGAGTTATAGTTTCTACTTACTAAAGTAGAATTTGTTCAAGATAGATAGATGCTAGAATCTATGATCTGTGGAATTAATAGACAGATAGATAAAGATATACCTTTAAAGTTAGTTAAAGTGTGTAACATAATAAATTGTAAAGACTGTAATTATTGCAGGACCTGTTGCTCAAATTAACGTTCAGTATTATTATTAACTAAATATGTAAATTATGAAAATAGATTTTAAAAATATAGTTATTAGAGATATTGAGGGTAATGAAGAGAATATAGATATGTCAAAAGAGTTAGGTAAAATTCTTTATAGATCTGCTATAAGTAAAGAAGGATTAGAACTAGCTAAGGATATTTATGACAATGGTGAAGTAGAACTTGACAAAGATGCTGCAATTTCTATAAAAGGTGTAGTATCTAATGGCTTCTTAGCCATAGTTCAAGAATCTGTAATACCTATGTTAGATGAAATTATAAATTCTGAAAACAATGACCAACAAGCTGAGTGAATACAGTGATAGGGAATTGTTAGAAGCAATATATACTATGTTACAATATGTAATAGTAAGAGTAAATGAAATTGATAATGATGATAAACAATTTGGAATGAATCTTGCTGCAGATTTACTTGGTAGTATAGTATATGATGCTCAACCTAGAACTACAAGATATGCAAATTAAATGGTTAAAAGAAAGTAATAGAATGAAGCACCTGAAGTACGCAATACTACCAGGTGCTCTGTTCACTATATTATTTGTAGCCGGTTTGGCTACAGGTATGGAGTTTAAAGATAAACAACACGGTGGTAAATGGGATTGGTTAGACTGGATAGCTACTATGATAGGTGGTATTATTGGTCAAGCAATCCAAGTAGGTATAATATTATCATTGAAGTTATGCGTATAATATCAGAAAGAATAGCTAAAAGAAGTACATATACTATAAGTAATATGTATATAGACGGTGTTAAATTCTGCAATGTCCTTGAAGATACAGATAGAGGACTTACACAAGATACTCCACTAGAGGATATATAGAAGATTAAAGTATATGGTAAGACTGCGATACCTACTGGTACATATAAAGTTACTTTAGATGTTGTGTCTCCTAAATTTAGTAAATATAAACAATATAAATTCTGTAACGGGAAATTACCCAGATTATTAGATGTACCTGGTTTCAATGGTATTTTAATTCATATAGGTAACACAGAGGCGGATACAGATGGATGTTTATTGGTAGGAAAAAATAACGTAGTTGGTAAAGTAACGGAAAGTACTGTAACATTCAAAGCATTATATGCTAAGATGCAAGAAGCAGTAGAAAACGGAGAAGAAATTACTATTACTATTAAGTAACACAGAGGCGGATACAGATGAAAACAATTTTATATAATCCTATATTTATTAATCCGCAGGCTTATTACGTATTTCCAAATCTGAATGGTTAGTTAGTGGAATAGAAAGATGCTACCATTGAACCTGCTAAGTATTCCGGAATAATAGAAGTAAAGACAATTGCCAACGGAGATATACATAAGATAAAACAGTTTAAGAACACAGATAATATAGATTTCACAGAATTTTCTGAATCTTGGGTTCGTATAAATCAATATACACTAGAAGGTAACATAGTATTAGGAGAATGGAAAATAGGCAATATAGAAGGTAAGCCTAGTTTAGATCCTAGTATTAAACAATCCCTAGTAGGCGTATGGATAGCTGACAGCAAGAGCAATACTGATCCAGACAGGGATATTATCAAGAACTTGGTAGACCCTGACAATCCGTTTGTAATCAGCAACGCAGCTTACACCGAAGGAAGTGGCTACGCAGATAAAGATAGTTCTTACTATGGCGCTTTCGTCACCGACGGAGTCGACGACATGATTGTCAGTCAGAATACTGTTGAAGAAATGGGTATTACTGATAAATTTACTGTAGTTAGTATGATTCATCAAATAACTTTGAGAGGTGCTACGGCTGCTGCATTAACTAATTATATTAGACAACCTATAGGATATGAATATGTAAGAAATCATGTTGCCAATATTGGTAAGACTGGAATATATGGATATGCAGTATATGATGTTAATAATTCTAATGCTAACAATAGTCATGTAATAAATACTATATTAGGAGATAAAAACGATTATTCTATACATATAACCGGTAATTTATCGCAAGGAAAATTTAGTGTACAAGGATATATAAATGGCGATAATAACATAGTTGAATTAAGTCAAGTTGCTTGGTATTGGACTTTCATCGCCAAGAGAGTATTGACCACTGACGAAATTAATCAAATAATAGCCTACTACAACTTGGACAAGTATGTTAAACCTGATATTTACTACGATGTGAAGAAGCAAGGTCTTACTAACGATAATCATGCACAGTTTGGTGATAAGCTGATTGATTATAGTGGTAATAGCCGAGACTTGCAGTTGTTCGATATTGGTTGGAATCCGGGAAGTGGGATTGGTAAATATGTTACTAATTTTGGTATTTGGTCAAAAGATGCAGAATCTAAAATAAGCTATAATAGTTATAGTTTTACAGTTAATGGTAGTTTAAAAAGAACTTGGTTAATGTGGTATGTAACTAAATTGCCTAGTTTTAAGATAAAAGTATCTGGTATTAATTCTAATGGTTATGTAGACTATGGGTATTACGACAATGGTTCATTAAAAAACTTTCGATTAGATAAGGACGGAATATATACATTACCGCCTTCAGGAGCGAGTAGTAATGGTCACGGGTTTAAAGTTAATGACACTAGCTTAGATTGGACAGGGTTAGTTATTGAGCAAATTCCCTCCTACGAGGGTGCTCTTTGCTTTGACGGAGTAGAAGACTATGGTCAGTTTGTAGGTGACTTGGGATTGAAGGATTATACTGTGGCTGTCGATAGAGCGTACCCTAGTATAATTAAAGATGCTGTTCCTGTTGTATCAGGTTTAATTAATAATGGTGCTACTCCATTCATCTTTGAATATGTGTATGACAATGTACGTCCTTATTCATTTGGGGAATATACTGATTTATCTATTACGTTAGAATTAGATAGAAAGATTAGTTATCAATCCACGTACAATTATAATGGTGTCTCCATTTCTAAAGGAGAACAAATTGATACAGGGAAAGGAATAACAATTGGCAGATATGGAGAAGATAGGCAATATGCTAATATAGTGCTGTGGAGTTTCCTGCTATTCCCCTACACCCTTTCTGAGTTTCTGTTGGAGCGCCAGCTAAAGAAGCACAAACTAGGCACTTTATATCCGGGTGATGTAGAAAGGCGAGATAATTAAATTTAAAATAACAGAATATTTATACAAGAATGAAATATATAGTAGTACCAGCTGAAAAGCTTATTAATATAACACAAGAAATGTTAGATAAGTTACATTTAGCATTTCGTTATAATGTAGATGGAACTAAAGTGATAATGAAAGTCATTAACTATGAATTACTATTCCCGTCAATGATGACTTTACCATTAACAGATAAAGATGAAGTTACAGAAACGGCATATAATTATCCTATTTATGAAGGTGATGCATTGGAAGAATTATTAAAAGGTGATGAATGGAGTATTCCTATTGAAAATTAATAAAATATGGTAAGGTTTGTAAACTTTAGAGCAACAGATATTTAGCCTAATCCAGATGAAGTAATGTATTGGGTAGATCTGGCTACTGATCCTCTAGGTGGTAGTATTAAAACTTGGAATGCGGAAGGGTATTGGGAAACTCTTAGAGTATTAGAAGGTACACTGTCAGAATTTGAAGAGAAAATTAAAAAATATGTACAATAGCAATTAAAATCATATGAAGAACGTGTAGATGAGAAGGTTAAGATTATTGAGGGTCAAATAGCTATTGTAGATCAAGACATATAGTCATTAAAACAAGGTAAACAAGATAAGTTGGTAGCTGGTACTGGTATCAATATATCTGATAATGTAATATCTTGTATAGTAGACTTAACTTTATATAAAGTAGTACTTGAGTTACCTACGGAAGGCATTGATCCTACTAAAATATATTTGGTATTAGATGAAGACGGAGAGGAAGGTAATATATGGAAAGAGTACATATATGTGAACAATCATTGGGAATTGATGGGAGAATATCAAGCCCCTATAGATTTGTCTCCATATCTTACTAAAGAAGAGGCTAAAAATACTTATAGCTTAAAAACAGAACTTGATGAAGAGATTGCTAGAGCTACTCAAGCAGAAAAAAACATATAGAATAGTGTGTCTGCAGAAACAGCAAGAGCTCAACAGGCAGAAGCAGATAATCTTGAAAAAATAAATAATGAAATAGCTAGAGCCAAATAGGCTGAAGAGACTAATGCTAAAGCTATTAAAGATGAATCAGATAGAGCTAAAGCCGCTGAGTCAAAGAATACTGATGCTATTAATACAGAAATAAGTAGAGCACAAACTGCAGAGAATCAAATAATTGGTTCTGTATATTCTTTAGATAGTTATGTTAAAGAATCTATTACAGAATTAAAAGAATCAATTGGTAGTGATAGTGGTCTTTCTGATAGAATAGATGAAGTTGAGGCTGCATATAAAGCAGCAGATAATGCTTTGGGTCAAAGAATTACTGATGAAATTACTAGAGCGACTAATGCAGAAAGTGCTAATACTAATAAGATTACTGCTGAGAAGAATCGTAATGACGCACAAGACACTTTAATAACTAATCTACAAAATAGTAAAGTAGCATCAGTAGAACTGATCTAGGATTAGTAGAATAGCTTGCATTACACATTAATGGTAGATTCTGTCAATGCTGGAGAAATTAGTATACCTAAAGATAGATTCCTTAAAGAAGTTGTATATGATGCGGATACTACTAGTTTAGTATTCACTTTTGTAGCAGAAAATGGAGATTCTGTAGTAAGGGTAAACATAGGGGATTTAGTAGATGTATATACTGCTGGAAATGGATTACAACTTGAAGGAAGCACTCAATACCCTACTGATTTTACAGATACAAATGTTTGGGAAGATCAAGGAGCTGTTGTATCTAGTACAAAGTTATCTCTAAGTACATGGACAATGGGAGGAGATACTGGCATTAGTAACAATATAAAAGCTAAAGTAGCCACTCCTACAATGAAAGTTAAGTTCATAACTGACGGTAATGGTTATCTTGATTACATGTACAGCGGATATAATACTTTAGAACTACCTCGTTCAGTTGGAGAACATGAAGTTGAACTACCTGCTAGTACTGTAGAAAATGGTTGGGGAGCTAGATTTAGTGGTTCCGGTAATGGTAATTTTACTATTGAGTTAATAGGCACACCACAACCTAACAAGTTTAATGTAGTAATTGATCCCACATCAGATTCATATTTGACAGTAGGCCCTAATGGTGTAAAATTAACAGGTGTAGCTGCAGCTATTAATTCTGTTAGATCAGAGTTTGAAGAATCTAATTAGCAGTTGATAGGATCAATAGAAGCAGAAACTGCTAGAGCTACAGAGGTAGAGAATAACCTAGTAGGTCAAATATACGCACTAGACTCGTAGAAACAGAACACCCTGGTAAGTGGTACTAACATAAAGACGGTTAATGGGGAATCTTTAGTTGGAGCAGGTAATATTGAAATTACAGCAGGAGCTGGAGAAGTAGGAGAAGCACCAAAGGATAATAAAAAATATGGTAGAAGAAATGCAGCATGGTCTGAGATTATTGAATTCTCTGGTAACTATAATGATTTAACTAATAAACCTACTATACCAGATACCAGTGCGTTAGCTACTAAGACAGAATTGAATAGTGGATTATCTGGTAAACTTAGTTTATCTGGTGGTACTATGACTAATACTAATTTGGTTACTAATCTTAATGCTCAATTACTTGATGGTAAAGACTCTAATAGATACGCTAAAAGTGTTGGTAATGTAAGTAAAAATTATGCAGATACGTGTTACATAGAAGCTATAGGATATACTAACGCAGATAATTTAGGAACTGGAACATACGACTATGGGTAGTTCTTGAGTTTTACTAGTGGTACTAGTGTTACTCAGTTTTATATTCCAGATTTAAGATAGAGTACTTCATAGAAAGTAAGAATGTATGTTAGAAGTGACTTCAATGGGGTCACTAGAACATTAGCAGATGCAGAATGGAAAGCTCTGGCCTATTATGATGATTTAACTTGGGCTAATATAGAAGGTAAACCTACATTCTCTTCATCTTCTGTTGCTAATTCAGTAGCATAGAGAGACTCTTCATCTAGATTATGGGCAACCGGTTATGTAGTGTCTGGTTCAGATGGTAACTAGTTATTAACAGGTTCTGGAGTTACTAAATCAGTATTTGATTTCACTAGGTTTTTAGTTCCTAATAACATAGATCAAGTAACCGGTTCATTTTTTGGGTATTATAATAGAGACAATACTGGACAGTTACCAATAACAGGAGAAAAAGGTAATATACTTTAGATAACTGATAATACTGTATCATTGCCAGGTAGTAGTAATAATAATTCTTTGCAGATAGCTTTATCACATGGTAATGTAGACAATTTATACTTTAGAAGTTCGTTATCCAATAGCGGTTGGAATTCGTGGAAGAAATTAGTTACGTCATCTGATAAACTACCAACTCCATATGCATTGACATTCACCGGAGCTGTAACAGGAACTTGGGATGGATCTGCAGCTAAAACAATTAATATACCAGCATCTGCATCGGGGCCTAAGGGCGATAAAGGGGATCCAGGTGAGAATGGTATAACACCAACTATTGGTTCCAATGGTAACTGGTATTTAGGGGATACTAATACTGGTAAACCTTCTAGAGGTGCAACTGGACCCAAGGGAGATACAGGAGCTCAAGGACCTAAAGGTGATGCCGGTACTGCTGCAACTATTACAGAAGTATCTGCTGTTACTCTACCATATACTTCAGAAGCAACAGTAACAATGGGTGGTACGGCTAGTGCCAGAACATTCAGATTTGGTATACCTCAAGGTCATACAGGAGCGCAAGGAGAATAGGGTCCGAAAGGAGATAAAGGTGATACTGGTCCTACTGGGCCGAAGGGGGACAAAGGTGATAAAGGAGATAAAGGTGATGTTGGACCACAAGGACCTCAAGGTGATCCTGCTAATAGTAAAGTAGCAATATTTACTACTAATGATTTATTTAAGACAGATAGAAGTACTTATGTCACTCTTAATAGTGCAGATGTTGCCATACTAAAAAAAATAAATAATGATGGAGATTTAAACGAGTATCAATTCTTATATTATGGTAACCCTTAGGGTGATTACGGTACATTTCCAATGGTTATAGCAAACTCTGATTTAGACAGCGGAGGTTTGTCTGATGGAGTTGCGGTATATGCTTCCATTATAGACGATCAAGGAAATTGTATATCTGAAGTATTTAATGTTGAAGACTACGCTGGTGGCGGATTTACTACTAATGATCAGGCTGTCGTTAGTATGAAAAATTGGAACGAAAGCAGTAGATTTAATACTGATGGATATTAGAGATTTATAAACGGACTATAGATATGTTGGGGTACACACACGCCTAGTGCTTCTTCGGAGTTAAAAACTGTAACGTTTCCTATTGGTTTTTATAGTGTTCCGTGGACTGTGATGGTTTCGTTCAAAACCAATAATAGTACTTATCGTAATATGTATAGTGCAGTAGTTACATAGGTTTACGCGTCTAGTTTCACGTATAGAGCGACAGAAGCAGATATGAGTACTTCGGCAGCATATACTACACAACCTGTAAGTTATATAGCAATAGGTAAATGGAAAAGATAATATGAAGAATATAAGTAATAAAATATACTGGAAACAAGGTTTTTATTGTGAACCGATAGACGGAGCGGTAGAAATAACAGAAGAATATTGGTAGGAATTATTATTTGCTCAATCTCAAGGTAAATTAATATCTGAAAATGAAAGTGGGTATCCTGTAGCTGTAGATTACGTAGCTACTATAGACGAAGTAAAGAAGATAACTATATAGAATATAGAGCGGTATGACAAATCAGATATTATTAATTCAGTAATTATTGATGGAACTTCCATTTGGCTTAATAAAACGGAGAGATTATCTATAAGAGAATTAGCCAATATCAAAAAAGCTAACGGGGAAGCAGATATAACTGTATGGTACAATAATAATAAGACTATCATACCATTAAATCAATTTAACAGTATAATGGATAGTATAGAGTTATATGCATCTGAATGTTATAATACTACTCAACAACATATAGCCAACATTAAAAAACTAAACAGTAAAGAACAAATTAACAATTATGACTATACTGTTGGATATCCAGATAAGTTAATCATAAACTTAAGTAAATAACATATACAATGAAAGAAAACATAAATTTTAAAGCTAGTGTTACAGCTCCAGATCCTAAGGAAGTAAATTACTGGATTGATCTAAAAGAAGATCCAACAGGTGCTGTAATTAAAGTTTATAAGAATTCTGGTTGGGCTCCTATTAGTGGAGATACAGAAGTAATAGAACAACTAGAAGAGAAGATTGATAACAAAGCAGATAAGTCTGATACCTATAATAAGGAATAGGTAGACGCTAAGGTAGCATCTGTATATAGAGTAAAAGGCACTGTAGCAGACTTTGATTCTTTACCTGAGGTATCTGTAGTCGGAGATGTGTACAACATAGATGATACAGGGGCTAATTATGTGTGCATTAATGCTGATCCAGTAGAATGGGATAAATTATCAGAAACTGTAGATTTAACTAATTGTATATCATCAGAGGTTGTTAACAACATAGTTACTATGACTCAAGCAGAATATAACGCATTACCTAATAAAAATTCTAAAACACTATACTTAATTTACGAATAATTATGGAACTTGGAGATAAAAATATTGTAGCTGTCCGTTTAGGAAACGCTAACGTATTTACTAATTATTATGGGGTTAGTTTTCCTATAGAACCTCAAAGTACTACTTTGACTAGAATTGGTTATATGCCTTGGCATAAAGAATTACCGATTCAATCTAAAATGAAATCATGTACACTTACTGCCGATGGTGTGGTTAAATATCTTAAAGCAGACGATAGAACTAAATATGAAGATGGTTCTGATAGAGATATGACTTTAAATACTATGGTAGAAATACCTGAGTTTTGGTATAAGTGTATGAAGGATGACAATACGGTATATCTAAATTTGTATCCTGCAGATCCTATGATACCTGGAGTAGAGCATGTAGAGAAATTCTATATTTCAGCATACGAAGCATCTAATGTTGAAAATGTATACAAGTCTATTAAAGGTGATAATATTACTCCTTCGGTTAATATTGCAAGAATCACAATGCAACAAAGAGCTAGGGCTAATAAGGCTGGTAGTACCAATTGGAATATATATACTTATAATGCACACAAGGTACTTACTATACTATATTTAGTAGAATATGCCTGTACTAATTCTCAAAAAGCATTTAATGCTGAATTAACTGCAGAAGGTTATCGTCAGGGAGGTCTAGGAGATGGCGTTACTACTGGTAGTATACAAGTGAATGGAGTAGCTAAATATAATTTCATACCATGTGGTAGTACTGATGAACACGGTAATTCTACAGGAATTACTTCAGTTACTGTTGATAGCAGTAATGCAGAAGGAGTTGTTACTCAGAAGACTTACAATGTTCCTACTTACAGAGGGATAGAGAATCCATTCGGTCACGTATGGAAAAACTGTATAGATATACTTATACATTACAATGCAACTTCTACGAAAAATGACGTTTATGTTACTACCGATGTAAGCAAATTTGGTTCTACTAATGTTTCAGATTATAACTTACAATGTAGTACTGTAACTAATGAAGGTTATAAGAAGAGACTTATCTATAATGAATCATTTGATTTGTTTCCACCAATTGATGAGGCATATGGAGGAAGTACTACTACATACTGGTGTGATTATAACTATACCAATAATAGTACCTCAGATAGAACCTTATTTGTAGGCGGTGGCACTGGTGATGGTACGTCTTCCGGTTTGCTCCTTTTGCGTTCTAGCCTTGCTCTTGGCTATGCTTATGCCGGTGTCGGTACTCGGTTAATCTATATACCGTAATTTAAATATAGATAAAGTTGTCCTCTGTCATTAAGCAGTAACACTAGTAATAGTACGAATTCCAGTTTACTCAATTTGAATTCTAACAATACTCTTAGCAATGCTAATGCCAATGTCAGTACACTGAAACCTTAACAAAACATATCTGAATAATAAGATGAAAAAACTGTTAGAGGAGACTTTACCACTAGGTAAAAAATGACTAATTAAAATCTTCGTGTTAGTAACTTTGTGAAAACTCGAAATAGGATTTCAGATGAAAAGATACAATAATTTATTTGATAAAATAGTAAGTTTAGATAACTTATATGAGGCTGATAAAAGAGCTAGAAGATAGAAATCACATAGACCTGAAGTAATGTTATTTGATAAGAACAAAGACAATTTACTTTTAGATCTACAAAGAAAACTAATAAATGGAGAATATGAAACTTCCGAATATTATGTTTTCAAGATATATGAACCAAAAGAAAGAGAAATATTTAAGCTACCATACTATCCTGACAGAATTGTACATCACGCAATTATGAATATAATGGAGCCTATATGGGTATCTGCATTTGTAAAAGGAACTTATAGTTGTATTAGAAAGCGTGGTATACACAAAGCTTTAAAAGATGTTAAATTTGCTTTAAAGGATGAAATAAATACGCAATACTGTTTAAAGTTAGATATCAGAAAGTTCTATCCTTCTATAGATCACGATATATTAAAAACAATAATAAGGAAGAAAATAAAAGACAAAAGATTATTAAGTCTGCTAGATGAAATAATAGAATCAGCTTAGGGAGTACCTATTGGTAATTACTTATCCTAGTTCTTTGCTAATTTATATCTTACTTATTTAGATCACTGGATTAAAGAACAAAAGAAAGTTAGATACTACTTTAGATATGCAGATGATATTGTAATATTAGGTAGAGATAAGTAGGAGTTACGAGATTTATTCTATAATATACAGGATTACCTTAATAATAAATTAAAGTTAAACTTTAAAGATAATTGGTAGATATTTAAGGTAGATTCAAGAGGTATAGATTTTGTAGGATATAGAATATTCCATACTCATACGCTATTAAGAAAACATATAAAAAAGAATTTTTGCAAAAAGATAAACAAGTTAAATAAAAAATAGAACCTAGATAAAGATACGTATAAGCAAAAAATATGTAGCTATATAGGTTGGATTAAATACTGTAATGGACGTAACTTGTTAAATAAAATGTCTAAATATAAAGAGCTATTAGAATATATTAAAGAATAATTAGACTAAGAAACTATATATAAATATATACGTCTTATAAGTATATCAAAACAATATTATCAGCCCTGGCAGACTAATTATCAGCTAGGGTTTTACTTTTCAAAACACTTGCTATGATTCACAATATAGGAGATCCGGTTATGACACTATTAAAAAGTATGTTCAGCAGTGCACAAAAAATATCTGCTGGAATACTAGTGGGAATCACTAGCTACTTTGCACCAATTTCAGTAACTGTTGTTTGCGTATGTTTATTCATCATTGTAGATGTAATCCTTGGTTATAAAGTTTCTCGTAAGTATGGTCATAAGTAGATAGAGTCCTACAAATTATGGAAGACTATAAATAAGTTATTTGAGGCTGTACTATTGATAGCAGGAGCACATGTAATAGATACTAGTATAGTTACTTCTATAGATTTGCATGCTGTAGAGTTTATATCTGGTATGATATGCGGAACAGAGTTTATATCTTGGCTTGAGTCTATGAAAGATTTACATCCAGATTGCAAGATTTGTAAAGTAATAGAAAAAGTTTTAGGAAAGGTTATCAAATCTAAAGGTGAGAAATATCTCGGAGTAGATATTGACATTAATGATTTAAAAAATACCAATAATGATAATAACAGCAATACTCACAGTAGTTAATTGGTTGAAAGGAAATTTCAAAGCACTTACCATAAGTTTCATATGTATTCTAACGGTAAGTGCTTTTTTTATGTACAACCAACTGAAAAAAAAGGATGCAGAGATAGCTAGGCTAGTTAATAATACTAGTTACTATGAATCTCTATTTGATAAGAAAGATTAGGCTAATAGAACATTATAGCTTACTATAGATTAGTTAAAATGTAGTAAAGACAGTATAATTGAATAGCTTAATGAAACCAAAAAGAAATTAAAAGTTAAAGATAAGAACCTGGTACAAGCTCAAGTAATCAATACAGAAGTAAAAGATTCAATCAAAACAGTAATCCAAACAAAAGAATCAGATTTTAGTAAGGAGTTAAAACTCAATAAATTAACGACAGTCATAGTAAGTAAAAAAGATTCAATCTTATCAGTCACATTAGATTTGAAGAATGCTTAGACATTGTTCATAGAAGAAAAAAAAGTGTATCGTAATTAGTACAAATCGTGGCTGTCCAGGTTCTTTCACTTTGACTTTAAAAAAGATAAAATTCGCAAATTTACTATAGATAATTCCAATAAACTTATCAAAGTAACTGATACCAGAATAATAGAAATCAAATAAACTATTATTATAAACATAAATTAATCAATAATAATATGCATAGAATAATCCGTACAAAAGCTTATGAAGCTGAACACGGTCCTCATTTCAATGAAGAACATGCTCGTAAAGCTGTAAATAAAATGGAAAATGAAGACGGAACAAGAGGTCAACATTGGTCATTAGAAGAAACTACAGCATTAGCTAACCAATATGGTATTCGTTTAGATGAAAAGATAAACAAATATGATTGGTACGTTGCATTGAATATGGTATACTCTGATTACTATCGTGTCATTGTTAACATTACCGGCACTAACAATACGAAGTTCTTCGTAGAATTAGCTAAAGCTTGGATCTGTGACAAAGATATAGATGAAGGTAAAATGTGGTTCTACTATATTTATGTCATGTGTGATAAGATTAGAAACGCTGAAGAAGATCTTTATGAAAGATATTACAGCAAGTACGAAGATGATGACGAAGAGGAACGTTATGGAAACTACCGTAGAATGGGTAGATCTTCATATGGTAGACGTAGAGAATACGACAGAGAATACGATGAAAGAGACTTTGAGAAGGAGAGAGAAAGAGAAAAATCCTTTCCTATGGAAGAAGAATTCAAACGTGGTCGTTCTGTGCGCTACATTAGATATTAATCAAATTAAATCAATCCTAAATAAAATCAATTATGTTAGAAGATAAAATTATTGTTCAAGACCGTGGTTTTGACGCTGGTCTAGCTGCATTAATGCAGAATGGTAATAAAAGTATGGACCCTGCAGCTCTCATGGCTATGATGAATAACAATGGAGGTTTCGGTGGCAACGGTTGTTGGTGGATCTGGATCATCTTACTGTTCTTTGTTTGGGGCGGTTGGGGTGGTAATGGTTTCGGTAACAGAAGCGGTGAAGCTTCACAGCTTGCTTCTCAATTAAATACTGATGCCAATACTAATCTGCTAATGCAAGCAATCAATGGTAACAAAGAAGCTATCAGCACATTGTCTAATACTTTGAATTGTGATATTAATTCAGTTCAAAATGCTCTGAATACTATCAATGCAAGTGTAAGTCAGATAGCTTGTGATACCAAACTTACAGGTGCGCAAGTAATTAATGCTATCCAGAGTGGTAATGCAGGCCTTGCATCTCAGTTGGCTTCTTGCTGCTGCGATGTTCGTAACGCTATAACTACTCAGGGTTATGAAAGTCAGTTAGCTATAGTAAACCAGACGAATACTCTGACTAGCAACGCTAATACTCAATTTAATATTTTGGGTGCTAAAATAGACGCTCAAACTCAAATAATCAACGATAAATTCTGTCAGCTTGAAATGCGTGAAATGCAGAACAAGATTGATACATTGCGTAGTGAAAAAGCAGCTCTAGAAGCAGCAGCCCTTACTCAAGCTCAGACAGCTAATATTGTTTCTCAATTAAAAACTCCGTGTCCTACTCCTGCATACGTAGTTCCGAATCCTAACTGTTGCTACGGCGCATATGGAGCATTCGGATACAACGACGGATGTAGTTGCTAATAGAAAGGAGGTAATTATGTATCCTTTCTATAATTTCGGTTACGGATTTCCACGTAGAAATAATGTATAGAGATTGGATAGAGCTGGTATACCTGTAGCACGTACAATTTACGTGACTACAGATACTGAAGCCAACCAGGTTACTTACGGTTTGTGTCCATATCAATGGAGGCAATTACCAAATGAAGGTATATTACTTTTGAATGTACAGCATGCTCCGGCAGCTAGTACTCCTGCAGAAGCTCCTATCTTGATAGATCCTACTCATACTAGTTCTAATGCTAATACTTCAAGTAACATTTCTGCTGGTGGAAAATAGTTAATAAACGGTTCTGGAGAACAGATGGTTAATCAAGAGGTTACAGTTGGAAATAAATATTTCGTATACTATAATAAGTGTAACGGAATATTCCAAGTAGTTAATCACATTGTAACACCAACTGCAGCTCCTGCAGCTTAATAACAAGGGCTCTTCGGAGCCCTTATAAAAACAAGTACTTATTATGATTACATTCTCACAATTAACCATCGGTGAACCAATTCATGTACTAGAGGTAGTTGGTACTTTTAAGAAGAGTACTACATACTATAAAGGAATGGTTACCAATGTGTCTAAAGTATATGATGAACCATTACCACCATAGTAGTTTCCTATGCCTAACTAGACTAGAAAGAAGTTAGTAGACATAGTAATCAGCTGTGATGGAGAATCAAAGAAGTTATCTGTAGAAGATAACAAGTCAATAGTAACAGATGGTTCAATAGGTTTAACAGTAGCAACTGATAAACAACAAATAATTAATATGGTTAAAGCTAACTACGATGAGTGTAAAGCTAAAAAAGAAGCAATGGCAAAGTATGACGAAGAAATGGCAAAATGTGAATCAATATTAAAGTAGTTAGATTATAATGACAAAGAACCTGATAAAGAAGATCCTAGAATAAAGGAACTACAAGATCAGGTAGGTGAACTTAAGAATTTGATAAAACAAGCAGGAAATATGGTTCCACCTTAGATGAAATAGATGTTACCATAGAATATGCAAAAAGCAATGAATGAGGCTAGTTAATACTAGCCTTTTTTATTTTAAGCCTTTTATTTAAACGCTATTACTATATCTTGTCAATTGTACTACTTTACATATAAAGTGTCTAAAAAGTCCTTAAAATACGTTATAGATATATTTAATAAATAATGCATTATGAAATTAAACACATTGAATACTGTTATTGATGATATTTTACTTGAATTGCGCAATAGTTCTGTTTCTGAATCAGAACACATAAGTAGAATATAGATAGAGCAATGGATTAACAATTACCGAGCTTTACTAATTAAGCAAGACATAGATAAGGGTAGAGATATCAATCCCATGTATGTTCAAACTATTAGATGTATACACTTAGAAAGGAAAGAGTGTATACCAGGTCACTTTGTATATGTTAGTGATATAACGTTACCTAAACTCATAGACTTTCACTTCAGAACAGGTCTAGTTTCTGTAAAGGATATGTATGGTAATCTGATATAGTTAGGTAGTGAGTCCAAAATGAAATTTTAGAAGTATAGAAAATATACATGTAAGGATTATATTGCTTACTTAAAAGATAGTCGTATATACGTAGAAGGAGGTAACAATCAGTTAGAATATATAGAGGCTGATGTTATACTAGAGAATCCTGCAGATGCTAATGAATGCTTTGATCCAGACGAACCGTATCCAGCACCTGCACACATGATTCCTACTATAAAAGATCTTATATTCAGTAAAGAGCTGAATATTATGCCTAAGATGCCTACGGATACTACTAATAACTCTAATGACGATATGTAGAACATATATAAACAATAGCAATAATGAATAAGAAATCATATACTATAATGGACTTTTATTAGTTCTACTTATCTAATATAGAAAGAGATACTGTATACGATGTTGACTACAAAGTATATAGACAGATAGTTGAAGATTACTTTAGATTTATAGTAGAAGAAATAATGGAGCATAGTAAAGAATTTAGATTACCATGTAGATTAGGATACTTAAGTATTGTTAAGAGATAGCCTAAAAACTTCGACAATAAGAGTCTTAGAATAGACTATCACGAGAGTGCTATACAAGGTAAAGCCGTTTACTTTATTAATGAACATTCCAATTATTTTAAGTACAGATTTTTGTGGTCTAAAAAGGAATCATTATTAACTAATAAAACAAGATATTAGTTTGTAGCAACTAGAGCTAATAAAAGAAGATTAGCTCAAATAATTAAGAATAAAGAATACGATTACCTAGAAATCAAATAACGGTTATGATAGATAATAGATTAGTTAGTTCAAAGGCTGTGTTAGCTAAAATCATAGCCGATTTAGATCTAAAAGAAGATGAAATAAAAATAACAGACATTTCCGAATGGATTGGTGAAGCTATGGAAAAAATAGGTGCTATATAGCAACTAGAGCATAAAGTAGTTAATATTCCAGTTGAGAATTATCAAGCTAAATTACCATGTGATCTGTATAGAATGAATTAGGTTGCATTTTCATTTAATAACAATTGTGGTTGGTTACCAATGAGAAAGGTGACTAACTCTTTTGGTATATATAAGAAGTGTTGCAATGACGATTGTAATCCAGAAATGTTAGTAAAAAATGATGCTTTATTACCACTAGTAAAGAATCTGTATAATGTAATAGAAGATAAAGATGCTTTAAAGATACTTAATTCTGATCCTAACATAAGAAATACACTAAGCGCTTTAGTAAATCAGTATACTATACCTAGTGTAAATGGTAGATTAATACCTGGTAACCCTTCTGTAATGAATAGTACCCTTTAGTATTCTACTAAGCCAGGATATATTACAGTTAATGTTCCATGTGGTTGGGTGAAGATATCTTATCATGCAATATTTACGGATGAAGATAGTATGCCTATGATACCGGACAGTCCTTCCTATTTTGAAGCCATATTCTGGTATGTAGCAATGAAATTATCTTATCCTAAATATTTGAAAGGGTAGATGTCATAGAATATATATTACGATATGAAAAACTCTTGGAACTTCTACAGAAGATAGGCTTATGCTGAAGCTATGATGCCTGGTCCAGATGAACTTGAGAGTATCAAAAATGATTGGCACAAACTATATACTGAATTCGATGACCATGATACTTTCTTTGAAAGTACTGGAGACGAACAGTTATTATATAATTAGAACAGAATATGAGTAATACTTTCTAGACAAATAGTTTCATCGAAGGGATGAATTTGGATATTGATATTACTGCTATACCAGAATCACAATACAGGTATGCAGAGAATGTACGTATCCTTACTAATAAAGACGGTACTAGTGGGGTACTTTAGAATATACAAAGCACTAGATTAATACAAGGTGGTGATTTCATGGACAGTAACGAGGTAGTATTAGCTACAGCCATAATTAATCAATATGGTATCATACTTACTGCAGATCCATATGGTATAACTAGAATATATAGGGTAGAAGGTTACGAAGAAGGATTAATACAGCACACACTAGTATTAAAAGGAAGGCTTAACTATAATAGATTTAGCAGAGTAAAAATAGTAGCTAACTATGAATCTGATTCTATTATTAAAATGTATTTTACAGATGGAGAGAGTAGTATTAGATCACTAAATATAATGAGCGATAGATACGTGCAGAACTCTGAAGGTACTAATCCAGCATTAGATGAAGAAGATAATATAAAGAATCCAGATTCATTGGATATAATACCAAGCACATTGCTAGTTGCTCCTAAAATAGTTAGTCTTGGAACTAATGGGTCATTATTATCTGGACAAGTATAGTACACTTATCAGTTATATAATGAAAGAGGTTCTAGTACCGGATATGCTCCTGCTAGCAACACTATGCACTTAACGTCCAGTAATACTACTACCGATTCTGCAGAATATCAAGGAGTAAATAAAGATGTTAATACTGGCAAAAGTGCTAATATTGTAATTGATTTATCTAATGTAGTTTCTGGATTATTTGACAAGTGTAGAATAGTAAGAATACAATACGTAGATAATACCGAAATAGCTAATATAGATGTTATCGACGAAATAGATTTACCTTCCGGTAATTCCTTAACATATACTGATTTAGGTAATAAAACGTTGAATACTGTAACTATAGAAGAATTTAATGCTAATACCGGTAGTGATTTCACTGTAGCTACTCTAGAAAAAAAAGATAATATATTGTTTGCTGCAGATGTCAGAGAAACTACTTGGAAACCAATGATAAATGGAGAAGAGTATGATGCTAGGTCGTATAGATTTACTGGAAGTAACAAATTAATATTATAGGCAGCTGATTCGGGGTCTAGTATATCTGTTACTCCTACAGATAGTACTTTAAAGTAGGTATTATCATCTATAGATAAGAAACATGATTGTATATGTCCATTAAACTTATCAGATTATAAGCTTAATGATAATACTGTTTCAAAATATAAATTTAAATCTTCTTCAGAATAGTTACCGGTATTAGGCGGCACAGGCTTAAATATAGATTATGAGTTTATAACTACAGATATAATGTTAGATACTACTCTAGATTATAATTTCATGAGTGTACCTAGAAAATAGGATGAAGGAAGAGTAATCTATCAAGTTAGTGATGGTAGTAGTACTGTAGTAAAATATCCAGAAGTAAAACAAAGAATACCCAATTATTGTGACCCTTATATAGACTCAAAATATAAAGGGTATTAGAGAGACGAAATATACAGATTTGGTATAATATTTTTTAATAATAAGAATGTAGCTAGTCCTGTTTATTGGATAGCAGATATCAAATTCCCGCATTCATTCGAAGTATCTCCTTGGTATTTTTACATGTAGTTTGTAAATGGAGATCTTACTAATTCTATTACGTAGGAATTTATAGGTAAAGCTATAGGGGTTAAGTTTAATATAAAGAATTTTCCGGACGGAGCTGTGGCATACGAAATAGTAAGATGCAAAAGAACGGCAGAAGATAGAACTGTATTAATGTAGGGTATACTGTCTGATACTACTGCATTTCCTTGGCCTAATGCTACTACAGGTACATGGCTAAAAAGTGAAATGGACACAAGACCTAGAATACCTCTTGGAGTTACAGATACTAACATGTCTATATGCGGTGGTGTTAGTTTTTATGATGCACCTACTACTTATAGAGACGGAGAACTTTATTTAAATTAGGATCGTATAGTTAAAAATATATTCAGTTTAATAACTCCAGAAATAGATTTTACAGGCGATGAAGTTATATCTGAATTAGGTGACAATACTTATCTAGACTTGTGTCATTGGTGTGACACTAGAATGCCTAACACTACTAGAACTATACCTGTATTAAACAACAAAAATATAAAGTTAGAAGGATTTGTTAAGTATTTTCAGACTCCGTATCAGACATATGCTATGAACACATAGACTGCCTACGTTCAACCAAGTTTCTTAGGATCAATATTCAAACAAGATGGATTCTTTTATAATGCGGTTAATATGGATAGTTCTGATGATGACGAGATGGTAGTTAATATGATAGGGAAGAGGTATATCACTCACTATCAGAATTTATAGGGTGGAAATAGAATACAATTTGACATAAATAGAGCGATAACTACTCCTATTATACCTAATGGGGAATTAGGTAATATTCAAGCTTACTATAGAGGCATAGGGTCACGTTCCTATTTAAATTTTGGAGTTATGTGGAATAACTAGGAATAGTTTGACTGGCTTAGCGCAAAAATGTGTTACTTTGGAAGTTGTGCTGTAGTAGAACTAGATGGTTATTTTCCTAGACAACATTCTATTGCTGTAGACGATAAGATAGCTGTAGGAGAAGGGGTTAAGAATTTGATAAATTTCTATAATCATACTCCTTTCTCAACTCCTGTAGTAAATATAAAAAGGAGAATTGTTCCTTATGGAGGTAATAATTATAATGCTAGAAGCAATTCTACGTATATATCCACGTCATCATATAAGTTAATATCTGAAGCAGATAGTAATGTTAACTATGTATTCGGAGGAGATACTTATCTTGGAGTATTAGACCATAGAACTGGATCACCTATTGCAGATGGGCAAGGAGGCGGAAAGTATGATAGTAGACAAACTAAAGTGAGTTTAAGTGACTACATTCCGTTAGAAACTACTATCAATCTAAATCTTGCTTATGGTGAAAGTATGAGTAGACAAAGAGGAAATTGTCCTAATCCATACTTAACTAATTATATACATAGTTTAGGTTTTTCTAATTAGACTAAACCGTATTATGCATATAACGATGTATACTCATTATAGCCTAGTACACAGATGTATGTGGCAGATTCTACTACTTCTATGGCTAACTTAAGGTTGCCAAACAAAATAATTTATTCTGAGACTAAAACGGCTAATGAGATTACAGATAGTTGGGCTCAGTTTAAACCTGCCAATTATATGGAAGTAGATAGCCAATACGGACCTGTTACTAATATGAAAGCTTTCGGAGATAAGTTATTCTTCTGGCAAGATTCTGCATTAGGAATAGCATCTGTAAATGATAGATCTTTGATTACAGACAATAATGTTAGTACTCTTACTTTAGGTACTGGAGGAATCCTTACTAGATACGATTATGTATCTACCAATAATGGATCTTCTATATCTAACGATTAGAGTATAGTAGCATCAGATGCTTCTCTATATTGGTATGATACGGATAAGAATGAGATATGTTCTTTTTCTGATAGGATACATAAGTTATCTAAAGAAAAAAATGTATAGACTTACTTGAATAATAATCCAGATATTCAAGTACGTACTAGCATATATGATAACAAATTTAACGAAGTACAGATGTGCTTCGATAATGCAGTACTAGTATTTAATGAATATACTTAGAGGTTTACTTCATTTTATACGTTTAATCCTAAAGCTCATCTCAGATTTTCTGATAAGTTATTGTATATATACAATAATAAGATAATGGAAAACGCAGATTTTCCGTTAAATACTATGTAGTCTAAGTTACAGTATGTAGTTAATAAAGATCCATTAGTAACTAAAACATTTGATAATGTTTTCTTCAGTGGCTAGTTCAGAGATATAAATAGCATGTTAATAGATGCAAAGTTTACTACTAAGAATTAGGTTGGTACTATATAGGAAAACTATCTAACTGGAGGATATGTTATAGATTATAGAGAAGATACTTATAGGTTTGCTATAGGTAGAGAAGACACTCATGAAGATGAATTATCACTGCCTGGTAGGTTAAGAGGTAAATATTTGATATGTGATTATACTATTAATTGTGATAATCAACATAATTTCAATCTTCCAAATATTAATACAACATATAGATACTCATTAGTATAATCATGAAAAGTAAAAGAAAAATTAAAGGTATTAAGAAATACCAATACGGTGGAGTAGATTGGCAACGTTAGATGACAGAACAGTTATTAGGAGTACCTAATTTTTCTAAGTACGGTCCTAATGCTGCTCAAAGAGCATCTCTTGGACCTACTGGAAATACATCTACTTCTACTAATAATATAAATATTACAGATATATTAGGCAAAGGTTCAGATATAATAGGAGGCGTGACTAATATAGCCAGTATGTTAGTCGGTCCTTCTACAGCTACTACTAAAGGAGAAGCAGTACAGCAATCAATACAAAATGTAATAGGAGGTGCTGCTACTGGAGCTCAGATGGGATCAGTTGCTGGTCCAGTTGGAGCTATTGTAGGTGGAGCTGCAGGATTGGCTACAGGATTAGTAGGTAAGAAAGGTAAAATATCAGGTGGTGGATTCTATGAAGACCCTACTCTTACTCTGGGCACAGGTATACGAGGAGCTATTGGTAATAAGGGTTTAAAACGTAGGTACGAAGCTGCTAAAACTTTAGCAGGGCAACATAGAATTGGAGCTAGTATTGGAGCGCAAGCTCAATAGGAATGGGATGAAGATTATGATCAAAATGTGTATACTATGGAGTTTGGAGGTTAGATTCCTTCTAGCATGGCATATGTAGACGATGGAGAACTAATTAACACACCTCAAGGACAGATACTAGAAGTTCCAGAGGAAGGAAAACCAACAGATAGTAATTTAGTAAATTTACCGGAAGGTAGTAGAGTATTGAGTGATACATTAAAAGTACCAGGAAGTAAAGAAACATTTGCACAAATGGGTAAAAGATTGATGTCTAAACAGAAGACAAAAGGTAAAGATATATATGCAGAGAATTCTGCAATGCTTAATGAAATGAATGATTAGGCTATTCATGATGAGTTGTTTACTATTCAAGAAATAACTAAGAATAAAAGATCTAAGGTTAAGAACGGTATATAGGCAGCAGCAGACGGTGACATAATTACTGCAACTAATAATGGTAAATATGTTAAAGTTGCAGATAGATTGTATAGACCATGGAATTATTGGGAAGATGTATACGACTCTACAAGATATACTCCTGGTAAATACAGTACTACCAATGCTCCCACTGCTGTAACTAATGATCTTAATCTAGACAATGAAATTCAGAGTAGAGTTCCTGATGAACGAATAACAACTTTAAGAAGAAATACACCTAACTTTTTTACAAATGCCTCTTCTCTTGCTGCTAAAACGTTGGCATCAGATAACTTGGTAAATAGTGGAGAATGGAAAGGTGGAGTACCTTATTGGTTGTTATCAGGTTCTGATTATACAACCCCTATCAATAGCACAACGACCGATAACTCTGTAAATATACCTAACATATCTGTAACTCCAACTAAAACTAGAAGATCTACTGGTACTACAATAAGTAAACCTAATAGAAAATCTATAGTAGAGCCCATTAACAATGAAATAGATCTTAGTGGAGAAGCTATAACAAGAGTAGGAGATGAAGTAATACCTTATGAGACACTAGTTTCTACAACAGTAAATAATCAGAATAAAAAAGATAATAATAACGAGAACCCTCCTAAAGATAAAAATGATTGGAGAAAAATTTTAGGAGATATCACTTCTAACATATCACAAATAGCTCCGATATTTTCAAATCTAATGGCAAGTCCAGAAAATTTTGAAGCTGTATACAATCCGTATGCTGATAATATTATAAGAACAATGTCTGGTAGAAAATTTGATATTGCACCAGCTAAGAGAGCTATACGAGAAAATAGAGCTATATCAAATTATAATGCCTCCCAATACAATCCTACTACAGGAGCTAATTTAGCATATAGACTATAGAGTCAAATAGCTGCTGACAAGGCTATATCAGATTTATATTCACAGAAAAATAATATAGATAATCAATATAAGAGTGATTATGCAAATACTTTAAATAATCTTGGACAACAATTCGTTGGTTCTAGAAATTTATCCATAGATCAAAATGCTAGAAGTAAAGCTTCTTCTAGAAACATTAATAGAGCAGGATTATCACAATTAAGCAATTACTTCTAGAATAAGGAACTTATGAGAAATCAAAGAAATAGAGATATTGCTATGCTAGAAGCGTATGCTCCATTCTTAGAGGCCGCTTATAAATCTGGAGATTATATTAATTTAATGAAACAATTTAGAAGAGGATAATATGGCAGCAAATATGTACGATCAAGCCGCATAGGCTTAGTTTATTAATACTTATGTGCCTATCAATTTTGGTGAATTATACAGAATAGGTGCGGCACAAAAACAAGCAGTAGATCAAGCGGCAGAACAATTTACTACACAGTTACAGAAGTTTGGAGAATTCAGATCACCTTCCAGAGTAGATACAGAGAACTATTATAACATGACTATTGGCAGAGAAGACTTTCAGAATGCCATTAATCAAATGGTGTCTAACCCTGATTACATGAAGGATGCTAGTAATAGAGCTCAACTACAATCACTAATAAATAGTGTAGATTATGCTGCTCTGTCTCAGTTAAAAGAAAGTGCAGACTATTAGAGAATGGGTTTACAAACAAGAGCTAAGATGAAAGCAGAAGGTAGACTCAAAGACAGCTGGGACAAGTCAGATATAGCTAACTACGATACTCTAGGTACTGGTAAAATATTTGATGATATTACTCCGGTAGCTTATATGAATCTGAATGAACTTAGCACTCCTTACTTTAATGATCTGAAACCTGGTTTCTTAGGTACAGATTATGTAAATGGCACTAGATATGTAGTAACTGGTAATAATATGGAAGATCTTATGGCAGTAGCTACAGCTAAGTTCAATGATTTAATCGATACTCCACAGGGTCAGAAGTACTTTGAAGAGTATTTAGCTATGAATAACGGTGATGCAAATGCTGCCAAATCTCAATTTATTAATGCGGTAGCTCAATCACAGATTGATAGAACTCGCAGACCTAAGTATGATGTAGATCCTGCTTTCATAGAACAGTTGAGATATAGTTTAAAGGCGAAAGCAGCTGGAGCTTCAAAAGCAAGTCAAGTATTGCCAGACTTATCTAGAATACTAGCTACTACTACTGTACAAAATAACTTGGCTACTCTTGGAGGTTTAACTCCTGAAGAGAGATCAGCAGTTGCTAGTGGACAAGCTAATTCTGAAGTATATCAGAAAGCAAGTAGGAATATGAGTAACAATCTCAAAACAGCGTGGAATAACTTGAGTAAATCTTCTGGAATAAACAGTGCTTCTAGGAAACTATTAGACATGATTAGTCAACCCCTATCTAAAGAAGTAGACACTAGCCTACTTGTAGAAGGTGGTGGAGAAGTTCTAGGTAAAGATGCAAAGCTTACCAATAGTACAGCTAGTATGACACTCGGTGCAGATATGACGTTTGGATTACTTGGATATGAGAACGGAGCCCTGGGTTATACAATGAGTAATATGCAGAATGCTTCAGACGAAAAACAAAAGAAAGCATGGAAAGATAGATCTGTAGCAATGGCTACTATTCAACAAGCTTGGTACAACGACCAATTTAGAGATGTTATTGTTAAAGGGTCTGGTCAAGTACTTAGTGATAATAATGAAGTATACCACAAACGTAAAGTATACATACCTATAGATCAGTTAAGAAATATCGGTTTTTAGTCAATTAGTAAAGGAGACTTCTCTAAGTTAATCGGTAGTAAAGTAGTATCTTTGGGAGATATTATAAATAAACAGTAGATAGAGATCAAACAAGAATATGATCCAGAAACTGGAGAAGTATTAAAAGGAGAAACTACTAAGAAGTTAACTAGAAAGAAATTGGATGACTCCGCTCTGTATGTAGAGTTTGATGCTGCCTATCCTCTATAGATAGGTAATAATGAAGCTACTATTACCAGAAATGCCAACTACGAACGACAAGTCAGAACTCTTGGAACTAAAGAAAAATATTTATAGGCGGAAGATTCAGCTAACAGATATCTAAGATAATATGGAAGATAACAAATTCATGGTAGGCGCTCCCAAAATGAACGCCATGACTTATGGTTCTATGGATACCATGCAAAATATACCTACTACTTCTGAGAGGAAATAGTAGGTATAGGAGTATGATTATGATATACCTTCTAATTTAGCGGATATATATACTAGGAGTATATCTAGGAATGATGATTCTGATAGTACAAAAAGTAAAAATGATAGTAACGTATCATGGGTAACGCCTTTTGCTCCAAACCCTTTCATAGCCATAAAAGGTGCTTATGATCTATACAATAGTTAGATAGGGTAGTCTATTGTAGAAAAAGCAGTAGAAACAAATATCAGATCGTTAGAAGGTGATTTAGCCAGAAAAGAACTACGTACTATGCAAAGTATAGAGTTCTTGAAAGACTATGAAGAGAAACTACAAAAATTAAATCAGATACAAAGTACAGGAGAAGGTGATCCATAGGAAGCAGCCCAGTTATAGACGTATTTGGATCAGAATGCTTAGACCTATGAGTTACTAATAAAAGGTAACAGTAAGTTAGCACCTTTGTACTACGATGGTTTTGAAACAAATAGTATTACTGGAGAGAAAACAACTTCCATAGGGCTGCAAGTAGATCCTAAGAAAGTACCATTATGGGATAGACTTATGCTTAGTCTATCTACTATGTTCGATAATAAAGCTGAAACATACGAAGAGTATGTTAAAGCTGGTTACGGGGACGCTGTATTAAATATTAAGCCTAAAAAAAGTGTATGGAATAATCCTGATAGAACTGGTATTATAAACAGTTTACAGAAGGTATACGATGATAGTATAACATCTCAAGAACTTAAAGTACAAAAGATTAAAGACCGCCAAAGTATATTAAAAGAAGGTAGCTGGTTCTTTGATCCTAATCAAATATCCCCAGAGTTTAGAGAGAGAGTAAACAATAATGAATTTGCTTGGGGGGATCTAGAATCTTATCCTTACGCAATACCACAGTTGGGTTCTTCTTTAGGAGAAATTGCTTCTACTGTAGAGACTGCTACTCTTGGTAGATTAGTAAGTATGGCTGCAAAATCTGCGGCTAAGAGAGGAAATCCGTATTCTGCTGCTTTAATGGCCATTGGTGAGTTTGGTTTAAACGCTGCTAACAGTCACTATCAGCGTACTCAAGAAACTAATGCCGAAGTATTTGACGCTTACTTGAATAGCATAGTAAATCAAATAGATTCAGGTAATCTGGACGTAAATAGAATATTAGACCAAGGTATTGAAAAACTATAGGCTAGAGGGATTAATACAGATGAAATGACCATGCCGTAGATTCTTGAAGATATGCTTCTGTACAATATCAAAACAGATGATCCTAACTTTGAGAATATCAAACTTAGTGCATACAATGGTCTGGATAATGTCTTTACTTCTAATATGGCTTTAGGAGTATGGGATGCCATGGATATGGCTTTATACTCTTATGGAGGTAAACTCGCTGTGAAATCAGCAAAAGAGTTACTTAAACAAGGAGGTAAAGGATTAGCAAAAGCTACTGGACTTACTAAGGTTGCGAATATAGCTGATAAGTTTATAGATAACAGAATAAACAAAGCTCTATACAGAATGGCTTCTAAAGACGTATTTAAAGCCAATAAGTATAGAGATGTACTTAATACTGTAGTAGGTTTAGGTACTAAACTTGGAGTAACAGCATTCGGAGAAGGTACAGAAGAAGGACAGCAGTACTTAATTCAGAGAGATTACGAATTAAGTACTAAGTATGATCCTAAAAAGATGACATTGCTGGATGCATTCTTTAAGAATTTCCAATATGGTGCAGAAGCCAACATGGCTCTGATGGGTTTACATCCTGATGAAGCTTTAAATAATGATAAAGAACTAGAGCAGAACATGAAAGTTGGTGCTCTTATCGGTTTGTTAATGGGTGGCGCTGGTACTACTATATCTGATGGTCATCAACTTATTAGAGATGTGAAATCTAATAAGATATTGCGTAATATGGCGGCTTATGACATTAGTAATAAAGAAGAAGATGTTAAGGTAGACAGATGGTATAATGCAGTAAAGAAGGGCTATACTCAAGATGTGATTCAGAATCTTCAGGACATTAGAGATAGATTTACTCCAGAAGGTCTTACTCAAGAAGATATAGATGAAGATATTAAGAAAGCTAGACAGTTAGAGGGTATATACTATAATCCTAATGTATCTGAGAACTTAGATCAATTAGGAATTAGAGTAGGCAGTGAAGAGCATAAAACGTTTGCTAAGAATGCAATGAAGGCATACGACTTAGAACGTGTATTTAACTCTCAAGCTAAAGATGTTAACAAGAAACTCGCTGAAAAAGTAAATCAAGTATATAGTTCTGATGAGTTTAAAAACGCAGTAGATGAGTATTGGAATAATCTATCTGATGCAGAAAGAGAAGCATGGGGAGTTAAAGAGAACCTAGTTAGCATAGTAAGAGACGCCCAGTAGGCATTCACTACTCTTAACGTTCTTAATAAGCTGAAGAAACAGCTCAAAGATATGCAATCCTTTATTGCTCAAGCAAAGAAAAACGGTTTGGATGTTAGTGACGAGAATATAGCTTCTGTAGTATATCACATTAATCGTAAGCAGAAATAGTTAGAAGATGCTACTAAGAAGGATAAGTAGATGTTCAAATAGCTTAAAGATACATTTGGAATCAATACTGATCCAGAACTAGAACAATTGATAGCTGATGAAAATATAATTGTTGGATTACTTAGTAAGGCTGTAAACAGACGTGCTGCATATTAGAACGGAGTAGTACTTAGAACTGATATGAACAGACGTGCTGACTTCAATATTCGTAACTGGTCACAATTATCAGAACAGGAACAACAAGAAGTACGTGATAGATACACAAAGGAAGCGCAAGACAACGGTCAAGAAGCTCCTAGCGATAGATCTATAATTGCTAGATACAATAGAGATGTACAGCAAAATGATATTATAGACGAGTCGGTAAATACTGCTAGAAAGTATGCTAATGATATTATTAAGGCAGATCTTGATAGATATACTTAGAATGACAGATCTTATAGTGAAGTAAGCGAAATAGAGGATGCTCAGAATGAGGACACACAAGATACTCAAATGACATCAGAAGAAGAGCCCGACTTTACTCCGACTGGAGAAGGGGATAACTCTGGATCTCAAATAGCATCAACTGATTTAGATGTTAAGTAGAGAGAAGAAGAAACTAGTCTGGTAGAGGACGTATACACTGAATCTGAAGAAGATAAGTTAACTGCTAAGGATAAAGAGACTGGAGACATAGAAGAGATGGATATAAGTGATCTGGTCACTGTAGCAGATGATGCGGAAGATGTATCAAGCGAAAGAACTGTTGATGATATAACTGAAGAGGATATAACTAGAGATACTAAAGACGATACACAAGATAAGATAGATATGGAGAATCTTATGGATGCATCTAACTTTAGAGATCCTGACGATGACTTTGGTTTAACATCTGATGATAATCCTTTCTTAGATCCTCAAACAGAACCTGAGATTCCAGATGCTATAAAAGCTACTATGATAGAAGATCAACCAGAAGAACTTCCTTTCATTGATCCGGTAGCTCTAGAAAGATCAGCAAATAAAGCATTTCCTGATGCAGAGGACTACTTTATAGATAATCAAGGTAGAATGTTCTTGAATGGTAAAGAGGTTACTAAAGAACAGATTGAGAAAGAGAATCTAGCTGAACAATACTCTGATGATTCTACTAAGACTCTATCGGAAAAAGCTAATGAACAGGAGAAGGAAAAGGGTATAGTACCAGGTCTTTCGTCTTCTACTAGCATAATGAATAGTTGGTTAGTAGGAAGAACACTGTTCTATAAACCAGATGCTACTAAGCCTATGGATCTTCCATTCAAAGTAAAAGGAGCAAAGAATATACACTCAGGAAAGGAGTTAGGAGAGGCTATGGGTGACCCTAATTTCTTATCTGATGCTAAGGTATACTTTGTTCCGGGACCCACTATGTCCTCAAATGAAGCTGCTTTTGATCCTAATGATCCTACTACATACAGAAATGCAGCCGTATACATGATCATAGACAAGAATGGAGAGATATATGCCGCAGCATATAGAAGCAACGCTAAAGCTGCAATCGACTATCAACACAGACTAGGTAGTGTACCTAAAGAGTCTAAAGCTGCTGAAGACTTAAATACTCTTGCTGCTCAAAAAGAAAAAATAGTATCTTTCTACTTATAGAAATGTAAGAAGGACAAGAATGGAAAATATGTACTACCAGAGGAAGGTCTTACTCATGTAGTACCTACTCAAGTAAATGTATCTAATGGTACATTTAATAACCAAAAAGATGGTAATAAACCTATCTTCAGAAAGTTATCTAAATGTAAAACATTCCAGATTCCTTTGGATCCTAATAAGATACTGACTGAATGTACATTTGGTTATGGAGTTGGTGGTATTCAAGTAGGTTATAAGGCGGATCCGTTTGCTATCAAACAGTTAGGTACTGATGAAGTATTAGCTAGTAGTGGAGGATTTGCTGGCAAGATGGTTATATTTCCAAAGCCTTCTGCTACTCCAAGAGGTAGATATACTGTTCCAGTATACTTGAGTGAAAAATTCTTTAGAGACGAAAGTATTAAGAAACCTTCTGACATTAAGTTGAGAAGTCACGATGAAGCTGGAAATCCTACTCCTAATGGATAGTATTCTAACTTTATGGAATATGTACTTGATTTGATTACAGATGGTGATCCGTATGGAGTATTACCGTTGATAGTTAATCAAGGCGAGAAAACACGTCTATCAGCTAAGAAATAGGAAGAAGTACAGTTCCTAGCTAAAAAGCAATTAGGCTTTGATCCTGAAACAGAATTGTTCTACTTTGCTAGTCCTAGAAGTGATAGAAATGGTCTATACTTTAGAACTGATGTACCATTAAGCGAAGTAAAGACTAACCCAATAGCTAGGAAGGCTATCTTGTGGTATATGATGTAGAACTACCACTGGAACATGGATAAGAATGTTCTTAGTCAATCTTTACCAGAAAGACTTAGAGATCTTGCAGTTCGCGTACTTAAACCGGGAGATGAAAAACTAGTGCTGTATCCCGGAGAGCTTGAGTTTACTTTAGCTGAATTAGGTATCTCAGAGAAAGAAGGCAAACTAGTAAAAGACAAAGTCGCTCCACCGGCAATAGCTTGGGTGGTTAATAGTGGTAAATTGTTAACTGATATGGGTGACTATGCCTTTAGAGACGGTTTTATATACGCAGAAGACATAACTGTGAATGAAGCTCAGACCCCAGTATCAGTATCTACTGAACCGATTAGTGTAGCACAACCTGTTGAGACTAAACCAGCGCCAGTAAAAGAACCAGAAGTACAGCCTGAGAAACCAGTAGAGGAAAAGGTAGAAGAACAACCTAAAGTAAAACCTACTTCTGAGAATCGTCAGAGTAGAAGAGCTAAAGCTCAAGAGTTAGTTAAATCTCTTAAACAACCTGATGCTAGTGCCCCTAAAGTAGCTAGATATATGACTAGTGAGGAACGCGAACAATTCGCTGCTTCTCTTGGTCAGAAGGTATCTAAGGAAAACTTCGTATATTTATATGATTTGGATGGTAAACCTCAGATGTTCATCAAATCTATGTTAGAGAAGGTATTCAAAGAAGTTGGATTAGAACCTACTTTCTATGTTACTGGGATGTATTCTACTGAGGAAAATGAAGTGAATAGAATATCTCAAGACTTACGTGAAGCTAAATCTTGGTTAATGGATAAACTAGGTTTATCTGTAGATCAAGTAATGGTATTCAACGGAGTAATGAGAGCCGCTTCCAATGGTCCTAGAGTATATGGTGTTACTAGATTAGCTGCTAACGGAATAGGTAATATTATCCTTGGACAAGGTGCTGGGAAAGGTATTCAGTATCATGAAGCTTGGCATTATATAAACCTACTTGTACATTCTCCTAGAGAAAGACAGATCGTATACGATGATTATGTAAAACATCATCCTGAATATAAGAATGCTTCTATAAATGAAGTAGAGGAAGCTATGGCAGAAGACTTCCGTAGCTGGGCTATTGTTCAGAATGCTAAGTGGTATAATCTTGGTTACTAGACTATTAAGCTATTTAGAGCCATAAAAGACTTTGTTAAGTCTATGTTCAATATATCTGATAGTCTCTATACTACTATATATAAAGGTATAAACAAGGGAAGATATTCTCAATATGAACTGAACTCTGTATCTATGGAGGAATTCCATAAGGCATTTACAGACAATGGTACATTCTTCTCTATACCGGGAGTACCTCAAGACAGATTGAAGAACATGCCTTCTATCATTAATCCAGATGTATTTTATAATGTATTAGACTCACTTACTAGTACATTGTTATCTGTGTTTAATGTTAGACAAGCATCTGATATATCTAAGTTAACAGAGAATCTAGATTATATTCCTTCTATTATAGAGGGAAATATGATGGCTGGTCTTACTCCTGAAGAGAATGAACAACTTATTGAAGAAGTACTTGATAACTGGGATATCTTCAGAAAAGAAATGGCAGAGCAACTATCTACTTTGAATATCAAAGCTGAAGAAGTAGAAGTAGATAAAAATGGTGATACAGAAGGGCAGAATAATAATGAGAGATACGATAGAGTTGCTTTTGAATTTTCAAAGAAGCTCAACATGTCTTTCAACGCTAAGCTATTCTTTTATTCTATTCCTAAGATGGAATATGATAAGAATAAGGAACTAGTGCCTGTAGTAGATCCTATCTTTGGACTCAATATGACTGAATCCTTTGATGTGTCTTGGAATAAAATAATGGAAAACCTATGGGATATCGAAAGATGGGAAGATCTAGAATCTAGATGTTTAAGACTTGGTAATGCCGATCCATTCTTTAAATCTCTATACAACTACATTAGCGGAGACAACAAACCCGATGAAAACACTTGTACTCAAATTCTTACTACTATTAAAAGTGCTAAAAACGAAATGACTTCTATAGAATTTAAGGAAGCGTTCGAAAAAGCAAACAGTAGAATACAAGATGAAGATTTAGTATTGGATGTAAAAACATCAATGAGAGCTAAAGCTGGTAAATGGCGAATCCTAGATTCCTCTTTACTTAGACTATAGAACAAATATCCTAGACAATGGGGTAAACTATTCTATGTGTCCGGTATGATAGACAAGAGTAATCCTAATAAGTTTGAAATAGACTAGGACAAACTTGAGGATTTGAATGTCGACTTTATGCTGATAAAAGAGAAGATAGACGAAATAGCTGCTCCATTTACTTCTAAGAGACCTAAAGCCATTACATTCACAGAAGATGATATCCGCAAGGCTAGTGTTACAGCAAAAGAGGAATTAGTGAACTGGTTGAACGGAATAGGTATAGACGTAGATATTAAGTCTATAGACTACTTATTATACGGCATGAAGTCAATAAATCCTAAACTACCTACTATTGAAGGGTTCGATAAAATGTACACCTTGCTTAATGACTCTAGTAAAGGAAACATTCGTAACCAGATATTAGGCAACTTAGACGCATTATCTAAGGGAGAAACAAAACTATTAAAGCTAAATAATCCGTTCCCTGTAACAGAAGATAGTTTTATATAGAAACTGGCTATTGCTCATGGTAAGTCTCACCCAAACCCATCAGAATTTAGTGTAACTGGTCCTAATAATACTACAGTATACCCGATAACCTAGAATAATTATATGTCTGATAGAATTAGATGGTTTAATACAGATCCTTCAGAAGTATCAAAAACTAGGAAGGCTGTGTATAATCGTCATTCTATACTGTTGTAGGCACTAGAAGACGGATCTAAATTAAGTTTAAGTACCTTTATTGCAGTTCGTAACGAAGACAATAGAACTAGTAGAGATTACTTTTAGATATCTCCAGTAGAGGACTATATATCTAAAATGGTACTTGCTCATAATGATAGAATACTATTACCTACTATGGCAGATAAGAAGACATGGTATTCTATTAGTGGAGTTAAACTGTTCCACGATATGTTGTCTAAATCTAGATCAACTGAAAGACAGACAGATACGGGTATACAGGTTCAATATGTTGATGATCAGATGTATCATTATTCTGATGCTACACTACAGACATTTGCAGATTATTTCCTTGATGAATTTAATGCTATAGAGCAGTATTACGCAGATAAATCACAAGTAGAATAGAATCCTAATCTTGCTATTGATAATTATCATGGTAAAATAAAAAATGGTAAGATGGATAATATGGGTAACGGAGGGTATTTCAGATACTTCTCTTCCATCAGAATGAGAGGAGAAGATGGAAACTATAAATACATGCCTTTGAACCAGATGATTTATGCTTGGTCAAAATTTGATTATGATAATGATCAAAATCAAATGCCAACTAGACTTAAACAACTTAAAAATACTTTGTTTAGTGATAGAGAAGTATTATTCGATATGATAAATGCAACTCTACAAGATAAAGTATAGGAAGAACTTGATTTCTTAGTGGATAAAGGTATAATCAAAAAGTATGCCAATGGTGAATATGAGAACTTGTTAATACCATCTAACATGCTAGACGATTATCATGAACGTTCTCGTTCACTGCCTAATGGAGATTCTTCTAAGAGAAGTAAGCCTGCTGCACTTTATTCATTAATTGCAAACCATGTAGCTAACTAGATGGTTTCTATCATAGAAGTAGAGAAAGCATTTGTTGGAGATCCAGCTTACTATAAATGGAAACGCGATAAGAAACAACCATGGATAATAGTAGAAAGATCTGTCGACAAAATTAAACGTCTTGGTTCTGTATTGTCTACTGGAGATAACCTTAGAACCTATTGGGGAGACGGAGATCCTAGAAATAACTCTAAGTTTACAGTATTACATATGAGTGACAATGAGGTAGGATCCATCAAATTTGACGAGTACAAAAAGATGTTTACTGCTGCTGAAGTGATGAAACATATTCAAAGAACTAACCCAAATATAGACCAGAAACGACTGGTTAATATGGTTAGTAAAGAGAATATTAACAACACTATGAAAACTCTTAATGCTAAAGTAAAGAAAGCTATAGAGGATTCAGTAGCTAGACAGATTGCTGCATATGGTATTGATGAAAACGGTAGGGGTAGGATAAACCAAGCCGATGCTGCTGTGTACATTAGACCTGCATTGTATAAGAGAATTGTTCAAGCAGTAGGAGAATGGTCACCAGAAGTAGAAAGAGCGTTTGATCTATTGGAAAGTCCTGATGAATCATGGTTGTCAGATCCTAAATTATATGCACAAGCTATAGAGACTCTTATCAAACCATTAAAGATGGTATACTTTGGTAATCATGAACTCACTAAGTTAGGATTGAATGTGCCAGTATTTGATAAGATGGCTATCTTCCCGATGTTCAGAGTGATGGCAAAAGCAGATAACTATCATCTGTATAACCGTATGAACAATGAAGAATTAGGTGCTATTGATATGCTTACTTTTGAATCCGCTGTTAAAGTAGGTGGTAGAAAGAAGTTCAAACCATACAAAGATGCATAGAACAGTAGATTTAACTTAGAAGATCTGAATAAACCGTCTACTTCTATAGTAAATGGTGAAACTAACTTCGAAGGTTTAGATTCTGGCAATTCTAAGTTGCCTACGTATATTCAAGATTTGCGTAATCTTAGATTACAGATGAATACAGATCCACACGAACATACTGATAGATCGTTAGGTACTCAGTTTGCTAAAGTAGCACTAAGTAACTTGGTTAAGAGTAGACCATATGGATTAAATAAAGGGGTAGAATATACTGGTAGATAGATTATAGATAATGTGTTTAATTCTATTAACAGATTATCTGATCTAGGAGCACAGAAGATATATGATGAATTTACTGATGATGGAACATTATCTACTAGAAAGTTATCTAACTTCTTAATACGTCAAGCTAAAGATAGTGGATTATCTAGAGATGTAATATCTTCCTTTGAGATAGATGAATCTACTGGTCAAATGCGTGTTCCTCTATCAGCACAGAGTAATAGAAGATTTATCGAAAGTAGAATTATATCACAAGTGGGAAAGAAAGCTATTGATATTAATACTCCCGGTGGTTCTGCTATTCAACACGCGTTCTTTGGATTTAAGAATACAACTATAACAGAACAAGAATCTGTAGGTAGAGCATTTAACGATGGTAAAGATCTGAGTCCTTTGAATGAAGATGGTAGTATGGACTGTATGCTTAGTACCAACTTCTTCAGACACGTAGTACCTGCTTCAGTAAGAAAACAAGGTTATACAGCTATAAGAGAATGGTTAATAGAGAAGAATATAATCGGTCAAAATGCTAAGCCATATGCATTAGGTTATCGTATTCCAACGCAGGGTTTATCATCTACCGCATCTCTTAAAGTAACAGATGTACTTCCAGAGTCTATGGGTGATGTTATTATAGTTCCTAATGACTTTACTGCAATGACTGGTTCTGACTTTGATATTGACAAGTTGTATATAGTTACTGGTTACTATGATAAAGATGGTAATTACTTAGAATGTAATTGGGATGATATAGATAGTAACTCTGAACAGCAATTAGTAAACGGATTAATTGATATGTATCGTATTGCTATATCTGACGATACTAACATAGATCAAACTAAAGCTCCTCTCGATAATCTTACTGAAAAAGTAAAATCAAACATTCTTCCACTAGTAATGGGTACTGCCAAGAATGAAGCTAAACCAATGTACGAGTTACTTCCTTCTTATCAGTTATTTAAAAAGTTTGAATATACTGGTGGTAAAGACGGTATTGCTCCGTTTGCTCTAGCTTCTACTAATCATGCACTTACTCAAGCACTGAATCTTAAAATGGATTTAGGTGAAGTAGCCGATTTATACGACTTAGGTAATATAAATGATATAACTTCTCAGGATGGTGAAAGAATACTTGACTGGCTATCTGCCATGATTAACGCTCACGTAGACGTTGCTAAAGATCCTTACATCATTAACTTGAATGTTAACTCTGTTACTTACAGTATGACTGAATTCTTGCTTAGAACAGGTAAGGGAGAAGCTACATTCTACTTCTTATCACAGCCTATTTTGAAAGATTTTGCTAACATGATTATCAAATTGAACGGTCAATATGGTGTAGATCCTCAAGACGTTTCTTATAGCCAGTTAATAGATGATACGTTATCTGGTTTAAAGAAACAGTATATGAGAGAGTTTGCTAACTTTGTTGACTCACAATCTGATGAAAATGTTAAAAAGAGATTAAATCAAGAATGGGCAGGTCTGTTGAATTTTGAAAATAGTCCAGATACTCCTAGACGTGCAGTAGATGTAGAGTTACTTAAAAAAGCACTTACTTCTAATATAGAGGGAAATAGAGATTTAAACTTCTATCTACAACAAGTATTAGTTGCTACAGCCTATCAAGACATGTTACCATATGCAGAAAGACTAACAAAATTAGTTAGATTATCGCAAATTGATACTAAGAAATATGGTAATACTCTAGCTCAGTAGGCTAACTATAGTAAATCAGTATTTGATTTTATCAGGAACGATGGTGAATTATTCTATCAAACTGATGATAAAGGTGTAAAGATAGAAGATGAAAATCAAAACGCTCTGCTTAACTATTACTCTAATAGCTTCTTAATGAAGAAACTAAAAAATGCGGTAGATATTCCTAGGTTTATATTACATCAAGATTTCATTCAAGCTACTGGTATGTATGGTGGTTTATTCAATAATATGATAAACTCTATGATAGGAGAAAGAAGTGGAATAAACAAACAATTAGCTATGAAGTTAGATTCCATTGTAGATAGTGTAATCAGAGCTAGAATTGCTAATAGCACTCCAGCTATGCATTTAGAGTAGGGAGAACTAAAGGAAATGGTAATGGGTAATAGAACTGTTCCTAAGAGGTTGCATCAACTTAAGTATGCTATATATAGAAATATAAATGGTAGATACGATAACTTGCTTAATGGAGATGGATCAATAAGTAATGCTTTCTTAAATTACCTAATTCCAACTCTAGCTACAGACAGTACAGAAGGTGGCATTGATGCAATGTCTTTACTTAATAGTTCTATGGCTAACAGCTCTAATTTCGAAAATAGATTGATTGCATACTTTAGTGACTTGATGTCCAGTGAAGATGCAGCTGTAAGACAATTTGCAAATAGATTAGCATTGTATGCTTACTATACATCTTATGACAATAAGGCTCCAAATACGTTCTCACATTTGATATCTAGTCAGTTTAGAATTGATTCAGGTTATGCAGATAACATAAGACAAGCTATAGGTGATATGAATACTGGACAATGGTTAGGAAATGTGTTTAATGAAACTATAGACGAACCTACGTTAAGCTCATATCCTTCTATCGCATTAAATATTGCTAGAAACAATGCTCAGGATTCTGAAGTAGTTAAGAATGTAGTTAAACCTAAATCCAATAGATATAATAGTAAGTCGTTTATATATGCTCCATCCCCATGGACCGATGGTACAGGTACATACCTTATGTCATTCAGTACTAAACCTAGAAAAGACGAAAGAGATTTCTTATCTATTGATTATCCCGTTTACGGAAAGAGAAATACTGTATTATATGTCAAAATAGGTAGACTTGAAGTATACGATAAAGAGAAAGGTAAAAAACTAGGATAGGCTGGACAGACAATATACGCTGCTGTACCTAGATTAGGAATACAGTCTGGATCAAATACAGTAAATGAGTATTATAAAGACGCTTATTCTCTATCTGACTTTGATGAAAATAATATAAGCGTGTTATCCTACAAGTATTTAAATGACTTCTTTAATGATCAATCTAAATATAAGATGTGGGTTAAAGGAGTAGACAGCAAAAATATAGATATATCACTTATACCAAGCCAATATTTCAATGAATAGTTCAATGCTCATGGATTAGATAGATTAACAGAAGATGTAGATCTATCAGAGAATTCTGCTGATAACATTATCAGTCAAGAAGTAAATGACGAGAAGCCTACTCAACAGAGTGAGAAACCTAAATCTAAAGCAATGGAAACTAAAGAGTTAGATAGAGATATAGCAGCAGAAGCAGGTTTGTTAGATAAAGGTAATTTAATGACTAAAGTAAACCAACAATTACTAATGACAGAAGCAATGATGGAAGCAGTTCCTTATGAAGATCCTAATGCTGGAGTAGAATCATCTGGTGAAGATATATCAGACATGTTTACTTCTGAAGATGATCTTAATGAGGATAATTTCTCAGACGATGCTTATAATAACTGTAAAGGTAAATAATTATGGCAAAAGGAATATGTCCAAACTTAAGTGATCCGCAGATTAAAGCGGAGTTTGATGAAATGGTAGCTGCTCTTGGTGAAAAACAAGCATATGCTATCTGGGATATGAATAATGGTTATAGTTTAGATAAGGCTCCGAACGGGGAGCCTTCTGTACTATTCGAAACTCTGTTAGAACATAATAACTAGAATAGAGTAAATGCATTATAGGCTAAAGCTAAAGTATATACTAATAGTTTTAAAGCTTGGTTTGGTGACTGGGTCAATCCAAATGCAAAAGATGTATCCAAAGTAGTGGATAAGAATGGTGAACCTTTGGTAGTATATCATTACTCAGAGCAATAGATAGAGGAATTTAAAGAAAGTTTTCCGGAAAACTATTTCGCTAAACATAAAGGAGGTACAGATAGGGCTATCTTTTTTACAGATAATTCAAATCCAAAAGGTTCTTTTCTTGCAGATAGACCTTATAATAATCCAGTCTATCTGTCTTTAAAAGATGTTAGAGAAAAACATGGCACTAAGGATAATCTAAGAGAATCTGGAGAAGGTTTTGTGGATACTGTTAATAATGCTTTAGCAGATGAAAGAGACGGAGCCATATTTAAAGAATTTGATGACAATCAACTTTAGAATCAAAATGTATTTGTAGCTTTATCTCCTAGATTAATTAAATCTATAGACAATAGTGGATCGTTCAATCCAAGGTCTGCGAATATATTTGATAAACAAGACTCTCCACTTCAACAACAGTCTATGTCTCAGATAGATGAAGCTATGAAGAGATTTAGAGCTGAACGATACGATTTTGATAAGACATTAGATACGTTAAGACAACTAATAACTAATGCTGTACAAGCACGTATTAAGTCTATTCAGAATCGTAAGATAGCTAACAAGACTGCTTTATTAGTTCCTTTAGAGCAATAGCTATCTGCCCTCAAGAATCCGAATATCGACTCATTACAGACCATAGTATACTGTTTATCGGATATAAAGAGAACTATGACTCGTCCAGTTAATGCCATACTTACTGCTCAAAAGAATCTTAGAGAAGGTAGGGATAGTGGATTTAGTAATCTAGCACTAATACAACTTCAATAGGATTATTTTGGTATGTATAATAACGTGCTAGAGGAAATTGCTAGAAATGTATTTGATTCTGACATTTATAAAGACATACTTGGAGCATAGAGTTTCGATCAGATGAAGACTATGATATCCAATATGCGTACTCAATTTGCAGCAGCTAGACAAGGACTTATTGAACTTACTACGGATTTAGCATAGAAGACTATGTTAAAGTATGGTATTAAAGATGAACAAAGTAGAACAGAATTGGAATAGTATGTAGGAGAGGATCTTATTACTACTGAAAATGATGTTAGTTCTCTAATGAGATGGATAGGGTCTGGAGATAAGATGAACGATAAGGCTGCTAGAGTTATGTTCGATATGATAGCAAACACTAATAATAAGACTCGTTTCGCTACTCATAAGTTCGGTAATAAACTATTACGTTTACAGAAACAGATATCTCTGGGAGATCAAATGAGATTGTTCGAGTATGATTCGGATGGTAAAAAGACTGGTTACTTCATTAGAGATAGAAAGTATGGAGAGTTTCTTAATAATCTTGAGAAAGAACGTAAACGCTTAAAGACTAAATATAATGTTCCAGAAGGATAGAATATGCCTTTGGAGAAAGAAGCTAGAACTGCTTTCAATAAGGAGATGAATGACTGGTTGAGTAAACATTGCGAACGTAGATATACTAAGAAATATTATGATGCATTTAATTCACTTAGTCAAGAAGCCAGAGATGCTCGAGACGCAATACAATTTAAGATATACAAACTACTGGATGATGTAAGAGATAGTAGAGGAAAAGTACATCTTGAAAATCTAGACGCTAAACAATGGGCACAATATGAGAACTATAACATATAGAAGAAGCAGTTGATGTCCATGTACTATGAAGACGGTACTCCTAAGACTGATTTAGATAAGTAGATAGCAGAGGAACTTACTGAATTGAATAAAATGCTTCATGAAGGAATGCATTATGTTACCAATGAAGAGAAGTTCAACGAAGCTAAACGTGAAGCAAAGGAAAATCTTACTCCAGAACAGTATGAAGCATGGAAGAAGAGATATACCAGAGTATAGATTAGTGATGAATTCTATAAACAACTATCTTAGATAGAGAAGAAAGAATACGGAGATAGGTACATTGAGTTAAAGAAGATAAGAGAAGAGCTTACTAAACCGTATAGAAATGAGTATACTGGAGGTATTGATGTACAGTATATGTCATCTACTCTACTGCATACTTTAAATAGTTTGGATAGAGAAATGCGTAAATAGAGAAAGAACGCTCGTAAATCCAAATCTAAGAAAGAAGAAGAGTCTATAGAGGGACTTAAATTCGAAGACATTGCAGAATCAGTTCCTACTGAACAATATAAAAGAGATAAGTAGGCAGCTATAAACAGAGGTATAGAGTTCTATGAACTATGGGAGAATCAACACCATATTAAGTACTATATAGGTGAGAAAGAAGTGATAGTTCCGAAATGGTATTATACTAAGATAGTTCCAAAGGATGAAAGACTTATAAACTATGAAGCACCTACTAGAGAGTTTAGTGAAATAGATCCTAATTCAGAGTATTTCAATAGTAAATTCGATGTAAATATTGACGAGTACTATCAACCTAAAGAATCTCTTTACAAGAATAAAGAGTATGATAATCTATTTAAAGTAAAGAAGGATAAGAACGGTAATGAAGTAGCTACTAGAAACATACCTCTGTGGAACTTATATAAAGAGTTGCTCAATGGTATGGAGACATCTAATGATAAGCTTACTTTCTTGACTAGAAATAATCCATACAAGTTACCGCAAATGAGTGGTAGTATGTATCAGTATGTTAAAGGTGATGGCGTTATAAAAGGATTCTTATAGTATACCAGACAAGGTATAGTAAAAGATGTAGATGATGTTGGTTATGTTGATGCTCCTACAAGTAGACCGGATGGATCTGCTTAGAGAATGATTCCTACTTATTACATAAACAAGCTAGACGATCCTAATAAGATTACAAACGACTTAGTTGGTTCTGTTATAGCTTACTTCAAGATGGCTGAAAACTTCAAAAATAAGACAGAAATACAGCCAGATTTAGAAGTAATAAAGATGCAAATGGCTAATCGTGTATATACTGGAAAACCTATAGGATTAGATGCTCTTAAAAGAAAGATATTTAAACAGAGCGATAAGAAGGTTGGTGCAGATACCAATACTTATAAGTTCATAAGTAGGTTTATGGATATGCAACTGTATGGAGAAGAATCCAAATCCATACTTAAGAAGTTTGCAGAAGATAGCAAAATAGGTAAGTTCTTCGGATTAGCAGGCAAGGAAGTGAACTTCTCTAAAGTAATCCATAGCATTAAGAACTATGGTCAATTACTTGGATTGGGTCTCAACTTAGCAGTTGGAGCTACAGGTATGGCTACAGCTTTTCTGGCTCAGCTAGGTATGGCTGCTAATGGTAGATATTTTGATTTTTCTTCTTTTTCCAAGGCATATTTCAATATGGTGAGTAACTTATTTGGTATAGTATAGTATGCAAAGGATACTACCACTAACAATAAGTACGTAGCATTAATGTAGAGATTCGAAATAGGTACAGAATTCCAGAATGCATTTAAAAATTCTAATAGAGTGGGTATAATAAATACTATAAGTAGAAACTGGGCATTTGGACTTTTTTCGTTTTCTGATTTTGTAATAAAGGGTACTATACTAAATTCGATTATGAATAACTATAGATACTACAATGGAAGATTCTATAATAGTCAATAGTTCAATTAGTTATTCTCCAACAAAGAAGATGCAAAAAACATCTGGAGAACTCTATAGAGTACTTATGATATAATTGAAATAGAAAATGGAAATATTGTAATTAGAGATAAAGCATAGGCTAAAGCTTTTGCTGAAGTATAGAATGAAATTAGTAATAGTGCTAGAGCTCTTTCTGCTACAGCTGATGGACAGTTAACAGAAGAATAGAAAGCACAGTTTGCTTCTAATGCTTTTGGTTCTCTTATAATGATGTTCCGTAACTATATACCAAATATTATTAGTGAGAAAATCACTATGAAAAAATAGTATGACTATAATTTAGGTATGGAACGCGAAGCTTTACTAAGAACTATAAGTAGAGTAGTACCTATGTTAATAAAGGATTGGAATAGCCGTAAACAACTAGATGCGTCTGATATAGGGAATATTAGACAATTCAGTTATGAAATGACTATGATTGCTCTATTATCATTTGTAGTTAAACCTCTATTAGTTGAAGCTGCTGATGATGATAAAGACAGTTGGGTTAAAAATTTCTTAGCTCTTCTAGTTACTAGAACTGGATTTGAGTATGGTAATCAATATAACCCTCTAGACTTACTTAATACTATTACTTCAGTAAGTTCTATATTTGATATAATGAATCCATTCACTAATCTTATATCGTTTAGTGAAATGTGGGAAGTTTTAGTTAATAATAAAAAGATTAAGTATGGAGCTTATAAGGGTGACACAAAATTAGAAAGATGGTTATGGAAAATGACTCCATTTAAAAATGTCAAAGAAATTCAAGATCCCGCAATCAAACGAAAATATTACGAACAATTATACAAATAAAAATAAAGGCTACTATTTCTAGTAGCCTTTATCGTTTGAAGTGCCTTGGAGGTTAGCACTCTTCTGGCATGTCTTCGAAGGGATCTTCGATAACATCACCAAAAGGTATGACGGATTTTACTTCATGAAATTCATTGGTAAACAACACATTTGGTAGATTGGTATGAATACCATTGAATAACTCAAGTGTTTTACTCATTTCAGATTTACTTAGTTCTGCAGGTCCACCGCTGATTAGTATATCTCTACGAGTTTTAATTTCTTTAGGTAAAGTAAATACAGCTATTTCATACCATTGATCATTTATTCGAATCTGACGTAGACTATGAAAATACTTATTCTTTCTTAGCTCGTATTGAAGATTTAACAATGCTTTTATTGTTGTTTCTCTATACATCACAAATAAGTTATCACAGAAATAAGGTTCATCTGGATAATCTGTATATACATTTACAAGATTTTCGTTTACTAACTTCTTATTGTCTATCACTAAGTGCAACAAACAAGCTGTTGCTTCATTTAAGTTCTTCAGTTCCATTATTCTCGTAATATTCACGAGTATGGTCCCAATTTCCTGTCTGATAATGATATGATATTTCTGTCAACGCTTCTGATATTAGGTCTTTACGGGCCAATAACTCTTGTTCGTTTAACATATTAAATACTCTTACTTCATTATTACCATTGCTTTGAATTGCAATAATGTATGCTTCTAAATCAAATTCCTCTATATTATATCCTAGATCAGACATATACCATGTAAGAGCTAAAATATAGAATGCAATTTGTCTATAGTAGTCATATTCTTCTACAGAATGCTTAAAATTATAAACATCTGCTGTAGTTTTTAAGTCTATAAGGATTATCTTCTTATTAACAAAATCAATTTTAACTCTATCTAATAAGGACTTACAAGATACTCCTTGTTTTGTTGCTTCCCAGTTTATATGAAACTCATTATTACAGTCCCAACCAGGATTATTTGTAAGTAAATCTTTTGCTTTTTTATGATTATTAATATTCTCTTCTATTCGTTTAAGCATATTTAAATCAGCAAATGATATTACTGTAAATGTTTGATTTTTATCTAAAAATTCAATATACTCTGCAAACTTGAGTTGTAACTCTTTTGCTTTCTTTAACATGGCATCTTTAGACATATTATTGCCAGAGTATGCAGATTTATATGCATCTAGTAATTTATCTTCTTCTAATAATTCTGTAGAATGAAAATAACGTTCACAAAATGCAATCTGCTGTGCTGTTTTAGGCTTCTCATAGTCAATAATCATATAATTATGCCAGAATTCATCTGGCTGAAGTAAGTACATGTGTATCATAGTACCTTTTTCAAGATACTTTCCACTTATACCCTCTTCTTTACCGTCAAGCATATCCTTGAGGTAACGTGGTCCTTTTTTCAAGAACCACCCTATTGCTGAATTTGATATTCGCGTGTTATCTTCATAATACGGAATTTCTATTTTCATGCTGCTTCTTCTAATTCTAATTTAGGAGTATCTTCTTCCTCATCATAATCACTACAGAAACTCCCAGAAGTATCCCATTCATTATTGTCTTCTTCTAGAGCTTCTATAAACTCTTTCTGCATATCAAGAAAAGTATTACACTCTTCTAGAGTAAGAGGTTTATTTCCATTTAGTTTAAAATAATCTCTTATAACAAGTCTTAAATACTCTATAAATTCAGTTTTTAATGTAATTTCTTCTTGTGTCATAAAATCTAATGTTACTATATTTAAATCTTCCTTAAAATTATAACTATTATCTAGTATAGAACAGTTATATTTTCTGTGATTTATATTAGATACTCCTTCGTGCCAATGTCCAAATAAATGAACTTTGGCTTTACCAAAAGTATAATGCCCTAATGCGTTATTATAATTAGGATTATCGTGAGTAATTAGTATATCGCATTTTGGTATCTTATTATATAGTTCATTATCTTGCAATTCAAATGCCCACCTTCCTTGCTGAAACAAAATAGGATTTATCCATGGTGTTCCGTAGAAACTAATTCCTTTATAAGTATAAGACTCATCAATAAGCATTTCTACTTTATCATTAGTTATAGCTCTCATAAGTGCTTTAACTACTTCCCATGTTCCTTCAATATACATTCTTTCAAGATAGAAATCATGATTTCCAGGTACTATTATTACTTTATTGCACGGTAAATTATTTATCCATTTAATAAAGTCTTCAGTAAACCATTTATCAGATTCTTTTATATCTCTCTGAATATTTAAAGGAACTATATCACCACAAATGCACAATACATCGCACTTAGGAATCTCATTATATAGATTCCCGTGTATATCACTAATTCCACATATTTTCATATTGTAAGAATTTAGTAAGTTTATAAATAAGTATTGAATAAAATAGTATCATTAGAATAGATCTTCAATTATTTCATCCTCATTAGAAATATTAGTTCCTGTTCTTATTACTCCATTTAAGCTAAGATTCATATCTTTAGCTAATTCATCTAATGGAATATCTTCGAAGAGAACAACTTCATCTAAGAATGCTGAAATATTATCAAATGATTTAACTTCCATATGCTCGACAATGAAGTTCACGACTTCATCTATATTCTTTATTCCTTTATCTTCTGCCATACAGCGTACAAATACAGAATTAGAGTTTGCTTTGTATTCTTTAAAATAACGAACACGTGAACAACGATCAAAGAAGTTATCGTCTATCTGATCTGTTTTGTTACAGGTCATCAATACTAGTTTTTTAGATGTAGCTTCCACACCGTCTAAGAATCCTAATAGATCCTTAGTTTCCCACCAATAAGTGTTTTTTTCAATCTCATCAAACATAACTACTACAGGAGTAGTAAAATGTTTAAAGAAACTAGTAAGTTTATTAGCAGGGTAGTCGTTTGCGACTATGATAATAGGTAAATTACTTTCTAGGGCAATACGTTTAGAGAGCATTGTTTTGCCTGTACCTTTAGTACCTGCAAGTAATATACCGGTTGTCTTTCCAGAATTATCAGAATTAAAATAACTTAATACACGTTTGATAAATTTATTATCTTCTTCTAGTTTGTATAATTTCTTTGGCATGTTCAAATCACCATTTTCTTTGAGATAAGATTTACCTTGCATTCTATCATACTCTAGATCGTATACTTTGTTACTTATGAGTTCATAAGAAATACCTTCTAACTTAGGTTTAACTGTAATCTCATTTCCGATCTTAATAAATTCTGCCATAATATTCATTTTTTATGTTTTCAACTTGCTGATTAGCTCATCAACTTGTTTCTGTGTATGTACCACATAAAACGCGGTATTAGGTTTATGTGTGTACAAATAGTAGTTAAATAACTTTTCACGTAAAGGCCAAGCTTCATTAGGAAAGCCTTTACATTCAATCACAAAACCTTTACCAACAAAGTCTGGTAAATAGGTTATTGCTCTATATTTTTTGTTGTTAAAAGTAAAAGCTGGAAGTAGTTCATATCTATACATTTCATAATCTGCTATGATATTTGCTTCTTTCAGCTTTTTGTATGTATATGTTTCAAGTTTACTTCGAAATTTAATTCCGTCATATTCATTAGGGGTTGCATTTCGAACTCTACCTTGTTTTTTCTATTTCTTCATATAACCAATTTTTTACTTTTTCAAATCCATTAGCTTTAATAGCATCAGAAATGTCTTTTGCTTTAAACTTTTTATGGACTAGCATGCCTTCTAAACCTGTTTTCTGGCTCATTTTGCGAAGGTATCTTACTCCAGCTTCATCTCTATCGAATAGTATAATAATGCGCTTAAAACGTTTCTTAAGTCTATCTAATACCTTTTCAGGTATAAAAGTTGATTCTGAAGACGGAGATATTGCTGGTATCCCCATTTCGTATAAACACATGACGTCTTTCATACTCTTTGTAATAATGAGTATATCTCCAGTCTTAGGTAACTGTTTATAACCTTGAATATCTAATTCAGTTAGGTTATTACGCCATTTTGTATATTTGTCTGCTAAAGGTTTATATATCTTAAAATGATTATAAACTTTATATGCATACATTGGATTATCTTCTTTGTAAACACTTTTTACTATGCCGTTGCATAGGTAGTACTTTATACTACTTACTCCAAACTTCTTTAAAGTATCTACCGTAATATTAAACTGTCTCCAGTAATTGATGTCAGTTTCAGTAAATTCCTGACGTACTACACCAATTACTGTTTCAGTTGACGGTATATATTGCTTAGAGCTAACTAATTGCGTATCTTTAGTAATTTTAAGTTTCTGAATAATATCCTTAAGTATATCATTATAATTTGTTAATCCAGTATAAATACTTACAAATTTAATAACGTTACCGCATTCTCCAGTTCCATGATCTTTAAACATTAACTGTTTACTAGTTCTACTATAGAAACATCCAAATGATGGGTTTCTATCTTTACGAAATGGACTATTGTAAATCATCCCTACTTTAAAATTACCTATATACGCAGCATATATATCATACTCCGTTACTTTAGAAAGTATATAATCTAAAGTAATATTATCATCATCGTTTATTATTTTCGTTGTATCGTAAATCATATGATATATTTTTAGTAGGAGTATAGAGATTCGAACTCTATAATAAATAAGAAATATATCTTTTTTCTTATTTATGCCATGTTCTAGAATATCTAGAACTCCTATTTAAAAACGTAGGTTGTGTACTATTTTCAGTCTATGCATTTTGCGCCTCCGACACACCTTACTTACAAGGTATTACCCCCGTTAGTTACTTGCTCACATAGTGGTACACTAACCTACGTATTCCTAGCTTATGCTCTAGGTAGCAACTATTATTTTATTTTCTTCTTTAAAAAGGAAGATCACCTGTTGGATCAGAAGATGTTTCCATTAGAGGATTAGTATCCTTAGTTTCTACATCTGCTATTACAGGTTTAGTAAACTGGTCTATACTCAATTCTGCAATTTTACTCTTTTCTCCTTCAGGAAGATTCATCGGTTCGATAAAAGTAAATTTACAATAATTAGGCAATGTAGTATATCCCTTTTTATTATATACTATCTTTACTCTAAGTAAAATATTCTTGTTTGCTGCATTTAGCATCATAGCAACCCAATCAACAAAGTCTTTATAAGAAGAACCAGCAAATACTAGCGCTTCTTTAGGATAGAAACATTCAAGAATTTGCATAATTCTTTTAACTTGTTTACTACCTCTAGTTTGACATTCCTCATCAGACTCTCCAGGTTTCTTAGTAGATTCCCATTCTGTATGAGTTAAATCTTGTCCTTCTTTAGTAAATTTTACTTCAAGAAAGATATTTCCGTTAATAGACTTGTCAACTTTTGCTCCTACAAGCTGTACGTCTTCATGGATACCTGCTTCCAAGTATTTACTTTTTAAAACGTCTGTAGTCTCTATTTTGTTTGCTAATTCTGTGCTATAAATCATAACTTAATCATTTTTTTATTCAGGTAAATAAATTTTGTCCCAATAAGTAGTAATTACATTATCTGCATCACTTTCTGCTACTACTATATTCTTTCCTCTTAGATGAGGTGCTCTTGCTTCTCTTACAGAATTATCTCCTCCTTCAAAAGAAATATGAGTTTCATTCTTTTTTCTATATACATAGCCTACTGCATCCGCTTCACCACATATAATATTTGCAAGTTTACCTACTAAATCAAGAGACATTTCAGATAATTCTTCTCCTTCTTTATTAATCATCTTATCTTTTAAGTGACCAATTAAGATTAAATTATCGCATAGTTCTTTAAACATATCTATTACTTTTCTTACAGCTTGTTGTAAATATAAGTAACCAGATCCATTTGGCAGTGTTCTAACATCAGAACCAGTATAACCTTTCCCCATTGGAGTAGCCTTATACAATTGTACTGCAAAACTCATGCACATTTCTTCTAATCTAGAAGCATTATCTATAGTAATATACTTATAAGGTTTCTTACCTGTTTGCTTAATTTCTTCTTTAATAGCACTAGCTATATCTCCTAAATCCTTTACAGATCTAGCTTGTACAGCTAATGCTTCCAAAAACTCTGATCCTCCTTCTAAGTCTATAATTAGATTATTATCTAATCTAGATACTAAAGTAGTTTTACCAGCTTTTGGTTTGCCAAATAGTATTAAAAATCTAGGATTTTCTACCTTGGCTTTTATCTTTTCTTTTGGTAATACAATCATAAAGCTTATTTATGTTATATTCCTCTGATAAGTTTCTGATAAGTTTCTGATATATGGAATAATTATTTTATTAGAATAAACCACGATTTTTAATCTTAATCGTGATATTGATAATAGTTTTCTTTGTTTTAGGTTTCAAATGATTCAATGAACCCGGCATAATTGGAATAATATCGTATCCAATCTGTACGAAATTATCGAAGATCTTGATAGGGGTACCAAATTCGTCTTCAAAGTCGTAATCTTTCTTAAACGGATAGTTTTCTTTAGCAAATATATCAAGAGCATTAATTGCTTTAAAGAATTCTTTCTCAAGATCGAAATTAATAGTATCTTCGTTCCAACACTTAAACGGACAGTTAGTGCATTCTTTAGGAAGCCAGCTAACTTTATGAGTATTGCTCAAACCAAGAGTGATAACATCTCCTGCAGATGCATACTCTACACCATTATTGGAATACGGATAATCAAATTTACTATCTACTGTCAACCAAGGGTAAGCAGTGATTACTCGTTTCAACAAATTATCTTTATAAATTTTTGCGGTATCTTCTTTCTTCGGTAATGTAATTGTATATGTTTTCATAATTTTCAGCCTTTTTTAATTGTTATTACTAAACGAAAATTTCTTTGCTGGTTCTTCGTCTCGTACTGTTTCAATTAAATTATTGTATTTTAGATCGTTATCAAACTCTAATATTGAACATTCGCCCGCATCTCTGTTTTTTAGTATATGCAGATAGACTTTGTTCTTAACTAGTAAACGATTTGGTCCATATTGTTGTATATTGAGTAATTCTGGTCTATGAATACAAATAACATAATCAGAAGCATGAAATATTGTATCAGCAGAAGAAATATCACTACGCATTGGATAATGCATAGAAGGATTGTTAATTCTATCAGGAGCTTCAATGTTTCGGTTCATCTGTGATAACTGAATTATAGTAGTATTAGGGTATTTTTTTACCTTAATAAATAGTTTCTGTAAATCCGAAATCACTTGCAAGGCAGAAGCTTGACCTTCAACAAGTAATGTATGATCTAATATGATCACAAATCTCTTGCCTTTAGCCTTATTCTCATAGAAGTAATCTATAGTAGAAGCTATATTGTCAACTGTTCCCGGTGTATCTACATAATATATCGGATATGACTTTATCTGTTGAGTTGTTTCTTCAACATTCTCTAATAATTCGTCTGTAAGACTATCATTAGCGCTATATAGCTCAGCAGTAGTTTGCCTTAACTTACTGCTTATTTTTCTACCTACTTGCCTAGAACTTAGCATCTCAAAAGAGAAATTAAGTACTATAACATCCTGATCAGAATTGAGATCTATTAAATCGTTTTCTAACGTATTCACAAATGAAGACTTTCCACTACCAGATATACCTACTATAGTATAAATAGTATTGGGTTCAATCCCTCCCATACATTGAGTATTGAACTTCTTCCACCTTGTCTTAAGAGATTCAATCTCATGATTTTTTCTCTTCTTTATATATTCTACTGCCTCTATAGCTGCAGAAGATATATGACGAAATGTAAGTGTATTAGTAGATATCTGTTCCATAATTATTTTCAATTAATGGTTGTTCTACTTTCATTTGCTCTTCATAGGTTTCCCACTCATGTTGAGTGAGCCATTTCCACATAGTTTTCATATAACCTATTTTTCCAGTAAGCATTTTATTTTCTATCTCAAATTTAAGACAGTTGCATATATGCTGATGCATAGCTTTACTTTTGCCTACTATACGATTATATTCCTTTCTACATTTGTTTACATTAGCTCTTAAGAAACCTTTAGTTCCGTCAGGTCTTATAACATAAACTGGAAATAGGTCATAAAATTCATCAAACATAGATTTATCTTCTTTTAGAAGTTCAATTAATTTTGATGTTTTACTTATGACTTGGTTACTATCAGATCTTGTGATAGTTATTAAACCTTGATTTTCTAACTCTTGTATCTCTTCTTCATTAACTAGGCTGAGAAGTCTCTGAATGTCTTGATTGATGGTTTGATTATCATTCAATACAAGGGTTAGGAATACTAACTGATTAATAGATAAATTTTCAATCCGTTCAAGGATTGAGGTGTCTATTTCTAAAATCATATTCTCATATTTTTTATATGAGTCATGTTTTTCTGAAATATATTTGATAAGTCTTTGTTAATCCCATAGACTCATTTGTAACGGTTTTAATTCACGGATTATCTTATAGGCTTCTATAATGTAATACCTATAATTAATCTTTCTCTCTTCAATTGGTTTATCATCTAAGTAATTTAATAAAGTAACACCTGATGCAGTAAGCATATTCTGATACTGTCTTTGTTCTCCTTTATGGTCAACACGTCCAGTTTCCTGATAAGTTTGAATGTTACTATTCCACTCATAAATTTCTTTTTGTCCTACATCTTTCCATTTCCATAGATAAGCACCGTTAGTACTTGCATAGAAACGATTAGTTCTTTGTTGTTCTTTATTATTATACTCAACATGCCATTGTTTACCAGTCTTTTCAGCCATTAGAAAATCTCTAATGTCTTGACAACCTTTTATAGTTTCTTCTACTGGTACTCCGTTTTTAAAAAAGTTTATTACTGCTTTCGGTATGATCTTCGGAGTTAAACCTTTCCCTAATTTCACAGTAGTAATAAACATACCCTTTTCTTTTACTTTATCATCTTCAGTAATAGCAAAGTAGTCATTTATAGCATATTGATACATAGCTTTAAAACGTTCTTCTTCTAAAGTAAGTTTAGTAAGTTGTTCCCATTCTCTGCATACTTTGTTTACACTATCATACACAGATTTTTTAAGTAATACAAATAAACCGTCTGTATTAGCTTGGACGATTCGACATCCTAATTGAGTTAGTTTTTCAGCTAGCATTAGTAATAGTAACTGTCCATTTATACGTATTTGCATTACTGCAAACGGACTATAACAGAAATTATGTGGATTCTGTAAGTTACCTGATAATCCATTGAGAGCAAGCTTTAAGGTTTCGTTTTTAACCTTATTGCCATTGTGTTTAGCTTCGATACGCTCATCTTTAATTTGCTTATATACTTCTAAGAATTCAGGTCCTAAATGTTTAGGATAGAATTCATATTCTATTAGCATACTTGGATATAGTGATGCAACATCTATATCAATGAGCATTTCATCTTCTTTTGGTATAACTATTTCAGGATCATTTACTGAATGGATTCCTCCAACTCCTACAGAGTATCTTAATCCTTCAAATATGAATTTATTTTCATACCCTTTTCTTCCTGGAGATACTATTTGACTTTTCATATCATCTAGTACTCTTTGAAGTATCGTACTGTCATACTTAATAAATGGTAGTATTACCTTATTTAATGGTATTACATCCATTGGAGATCTTAAATCTTTAATATCATACCAGGTTTGACCTGTTTTTTCAAGATATTTCTGTGTTAAAATCTTCATTCCAATGTTTACTCCGTCTTTACTAAGTACTCTTACTCCGTATTCATCTTCAATAGCTAACCTTAAATCTACATCTTTTTTACATCTATTGAGTAATTCCTCAGTAGAATTAACATCATTAATATTATATTCAATCATTGAATCTATCTGATTTTCAGGTAAATCTGCCTGCCAATCTGCAACAAATTCTTGTACATTTTTGTATTGCATTGTTACTTGAATCTCTTTCAAACCTACTCTTAACTTATTACTATAAAGCATAGTAAGAATATCAAACGAATCAAAACAGATCATATATTTCCATTTACTCCATGCTCTAATATCGTCTTCGCTAGAAGTAGTAATTACTTTACTTAAATTAAATATAGATCTACATATATCTCTATATCCTTTGTATTTCATTATAATATAATAATCTATTATGTAATTTATAATAGGATTATCGTAATGAAGATTATTATAACCACAAAATAATTTATCAGTATTTAACTGAATTTTCGTAGTATATAAATCTCCGAAAGTATAATCTGTATCAACGGTATGAAAGAAATTAACTAATTCATCTAATTGATTTCTTCTGCAAGATATTTCAAATTTATGCAACTCACCTGTTTCTGTATTTTTTACAGTACAATGGAAAACATTGGGGAATACCTCAATATCATATACATAAACAATCTTATCTCGTATAATCATAATATAATAATGTTAGTTTGTTCCCTATTTCGGATTTGAACCGACGACCTCCCCTAACATATACGAATATATAGTAATACGAATATTACATCAATATATACGAATTACAGGGTGCTCTACCACTGAGCTACTAGGGATCCATGAAATTATGCTGCAAGCAATTTTGACTTAGTATAATATATAATATTATTATCTTTACTATCCTGGATTCTAATACCAGTTACATCATCATTGTCTGCATATTTTTTAGCTATTTTCATAGCTTTATTTTTAGCGTCTTCACGAGAAGATGCTTTAAAATAGTCTGTCAAAAAATCATAATCTCTTTGTGGATTATCTTCTGACTTTTTCTGTACTACATACTGAAATGTACGTATATCAGTTTTTTCTTTCACTGATAATTCAGCAGCAGTATACCCTTTCTGAATCTTTTTGTTGACGAATTCAGAAATATGTTTGCGCTCTTTAAGCAGTTGTTCTCGTAATCCTTGCTTAATTTTAATACGCTCCTTTATCTGTTCTTTAGTTAACGTAACAGGTTTTGGTTTTTCAAATAATTTGTTCTTTACAATACATGTAAATTTACGTTTTTCCTTATTAGTATACTTGATAGTAGGATCATATCCTGCTTCTTTAAGTATTTGTTTAATGCGTTCTTTCTTAGAAAGCTTAGCATTTTTATTCTCATTACGAGATTCTGTTGCTATTTTTGTTGTATATTCTGCTTGACGCTTATCTATATAAATAACTTTTTCCATAATCTTGATAATTTTTATTCTTTATTACTTGTTAAGTAAAATCCTTGTATTTTCTTAGGAGACTTAACGTTACTATTCTCTTTGTACATTATAGTTACATAATTATAATCTAATATAATACGTTCTATATCTGTACAAGTATTAAGAGCATCGTTTACACGACGCTCAAAATGCTTATTAGTTTCAAATAAACTTTTTCTAATATATTTAGCTTTCATTATGCAACTAAGGCTATAGGAGCAGATTCAATATTTAGTTCTGCACTATTATTGAAGTCTTCGAGTTCCTTATTAAGTTTATTAATTTCTAATTGTAATTTATTTTTTAAGTTTGTTATATATGCAGAAGTAAGTTCTTCTGTAATATTTAATCCTTTCTTACTCTTAGCTCGTTTGATCTTAGGATCAATAGTACGTACTTTAGTAAGATGAAATAGTTGTTCAGATTTCTCACTTAGTGAGAAAATAGTAAAATAGTTATTACTAGCAGGAAGCTCTGAAAACTTTTTATATCCCATATTGATACATTGCAGATATAGCTTCATTAGAATACGTTCTTCTGCCATTTCTTCAATTTTTGTTAAAAGCACTTTCAAATCAAAATTGCGAGTTGCTTCTTTAGATATAACATTTTCATTTTTAATAATATTCCAGTACTTAGTAATTTCTTTACTTAACTCGTCACGACGAGTTTTTGCATATTTAGATGTAATTGATTTCATATTCAAGTGATTTGTTTTTTTAAGTTAATACTTGACCGAAATCGTTTACTAGTTTGTCATGCATAACAGATTCAAACTGCTGTCTCTATTAAATAGCGCTCTAATCAACTAAGCTAATGCATGAGAATTAAAAACTACCCAATTCAGCAGTTTTTATAAAAAAGTACCCAGTTCAGTACTTAGAAATGTTTAATCATTAGGTCCAATTCAACCTTTTCTGATTTTAACAATTTTATTGTTTAATTTTCCGATGATCGGTAATATCCGTCCACCACCGAGATCTACACCAACGCCAATCTCAACATCACCGTCAAGACTATACTCGTGTTTATACTGTTCACGCTGTTCTTCTGCATATTTTTTTGCATTTTCCTGATTGATATATTTAGAATGTAGTTCCCCGTCTGAACAATTCCTCATACTATCAAACAAAATATCTACTACGCAGTCGAAGTCACGTTCTTTCACAGCTTTATCAAGAATACTTTTAGTAATTCCGTCAAAAGCAACATCGTTTCTGGATCCATTAGATCCAGTAATTGCGTCTGCTATACGAATTGATGCATCTATAATACTTACCGATTCATAAGAATTACAGCATCTTTGCCACCAAATTGGTCCACGCCCATAATAAAAATAGACGGTTCCATTCTCTTTAATTTGAACCTTTTTAGGAGTTTCAATTACAGCTCCGTTCCGAATCTGAACTTTGCTAAGAATTGTTGGCTCTGAGCAAATAAGTATTCGCAGAAGCTCTACTCTTATAGGAGAAATTCTGCTATTCATAACTTACTTATCCCTGGGCTTGTTCGATAGTGACGTTTACTTCTACCTGATCTTCGTTAGTGATCCCACACTGCCGTAAGTACTCTACTTGAGCACGATCCTGTTGGTCCATGATGTTCCGGACAGTTTCTGCAAGTTGCATATTTTTACGAGCCTGTTCCTCATAGAAATTCAGAATAGATGAGTTATGCATCTTCAGGCACGTATTCAACTGCGGAAGTTCAGAAGGACCAAAGAAAATAGGTCTTGTGGGATTTGTTGGATCGTTCGGCTTGGTTAATGTTGCAATACAAGCCATTACACTTTCCCGGGTTGCTTTCTGGAAGTTTGGTTCAGCAAGATCAAATACTAATGACGGATCCTGAGACTTCGGGTTCAGAATTACCTTTGGATGACCGTCAAAGTCCTTTTCACAAAGTTCAATACCTGTAATATCAATAGGTTTGACTATGAAAATCCGGACATCTTTCCGTAAGGTGTTCTTGTCATTCTGAACATCTTCTTTCCATTTCAGATCTGGGTTGTGTGATACAATTGTATAGATCTGGCTACTAAAGTATTCTCCATACTTTTTACAAACTTGCCGATATCGAGCCATAATAGAAGCTAACTCCGTGTTAGGAGTAACCATTTGTATTTTACTATTTTGTTCCATAAAAAATGTTCCCTTCTTGATTCCGTACTTGATATACCAATACGGATCACTTTTAGTTTTTAAGTTAATAATAAGTTAATGCTCTCCACTGTTCGATTATTTTATAGTATTACAATAATGGTAATAGTGAATTCAATCACATAATCTACTAAGTATATTTGATAATAAATGTTAATTTATTCGAAAATATCTTTTGATAAATTCTCTGATAAATTTTCTGATAATATGTTTTAACGTCCCGTTTCGACGGTTAAGATTCAATTTTTTCGATGCTTAACGCACCCCTCACCGTTATTTTATATCGCTATTAGTTGCAATATAAAAGACACAGATCATCGACTAAGTAAGTCTACCTGGTATTTCCGTATTATCGAAATTCATAGAATTACGGTCGTTTATCTAACGTTACCAACTCACAAGCCCATTACTTATAGTATGGCCCACTTGTACCATGCATAGGATTTGTTGTTTATTCTGCTCGAACACGAGGATTTCCACCTCTCATCGTTTCCTTGTTGCTCAATTGTTATTACTATTGAGTCAAAATGTACTACGCCCTTTAATCTACCGAGACAGGGTGATAGGCGACAGGTTATTAACGAATCAGCGTTCTCTTACATATATATTTGCGATATATACTTTACGAGTTTCTAATGTTAGCGATAACGGTTGGCAGTCTGGGGGTGACTTATACTCCATACGGTCTGTCTTACAAATGACAATTTGCTACTTCTGTACTATCATTGGACTTCCCCAACTTCTGTGTGACTCATAGCCTTCCCACACTATGCAGTCTGATTAAACAATATTTAATTTATTCTCTTAGAACAGATTTAACTAGGCCGGTTCTACTCGGCATTAACTTTCAGATGCAGTAAAGTAACATCATCTGTTACAGTCCTACCTCTCTGGTTCCAGGGTCCTAAGCTGGAGCAGCTTGGCTCCTACTTGTTAATCTATTGTTTTTGACCACTACTAATATCTCCTACTCTGGAATGAGTGTGATAATCTAGTAATGCACCTTTTACATATCTTGAAAGGTATAAGCTCTGCTGTTTTTTAGAAGGAGTACCAAGACTCTCCTTTGTTTATTATTTTATGTCATAATCGTACTTGCTAAAGGTACGTGACAACTAGAATCAGGGTTATTGCGCCCTCAAACCGCTTAGACATCTTTGTCTATTCATTCCTCATTCAATTATACTCACACGAACGAATAAGCACGTGAGTCACTTTAGACTTGAAAGACGGTATCAATCTCATATACCTCATCCCTTATACGTAAATTCTTTTGCGGCACGCTAGTTACGGTAGCGCACAGGATTGGCTCCTGCTCCCTGGTAATCAGTCGGATCATGGATCTGCACGTAGCTTCACTCCCCGGATCATTGCATGTCCAGCCTTCATATCTTTACTTTGTATAAGTATGTACCATAACACGGTTATCCTTACATTAGTATCAGTAATTACTCCCTTTATATTATGAACCAGTTATCATAAAAACACTAGAGTTAGCCTATTTTTCCAATCAGGACGTATAATTACGCTTTTGTATAAAGCGAGGTTGGAGCCCGCTTGTTGCGTTAGTCAGCCATAAAGTATGTTCAATAATCCTTTTCCAAGGGATTATTCAAGAGCCCTTTGCTCTTGTTTCAGCATCGTGTTCATATTCCTTCTTGAGTCACATCTTGATTGACGCATACGAATATAGAGATTTCGTTCTCTTTTTGAGGATTAAGGACTTTATCTTTTACAGTTTTATTTGTTTATTGCTGCGATTCAGTCTCCTCTTGTTTGAATTAATTTGTAACTAGGGTATCTTCTTGTTGCTCCTATATTACGGGTTCTTCACTATTAAATCACCAGACGGTTCTCATATTAACAGCGCAGGCTATTCACCCTCTCCTGCTTTCTTATACCTTTTTCACCAGCATAAGTTATTATCCTACCTTTTGAGTATCTCACGGTGTTAGCCGCTACGAAGTATCTCATAACTACTTCTTACATATTCTCGGATTCTGTCTTTTTTCGGGCTATGTATAAATGAATACAAACTCCCTGACGCAGTAGTACTTAAAACTTCCTCCTGTGACTGCCGGAGTGATTTACGCTACAGTTTTACTCCTCTCGAACTATGATATAATTATAGTATTTATATAGCGGTTATTATCATTAACTTTTTTTCCGCTGAGGGTTTATCTTCCCCTACACTAAGTTGCTCCGGTTTTATACAGAAAATTTCTCCTGAAGATAAGTTAATATTTGCAACTATTTTCTTACCTCTGCATATATCTACTATGCCGTTTTTTATATCATTACTACTGATATAATCAACTGGATCCATTTGTCCTGGGTCAAAACCGTCCAAGCGAACACAAATCTCACTTACAGACAAACGTAAGTACTGCTCTACGAATAAGATATTCTCGCAACTAGCTTTAGCTTGTACCTGAATTAAGTTAGTACTTTGTCCTTGCACAATAAAGTAGTTTGATTGGTCTATTACGAAATCTAAACTTCGTCTAGCTTCTTTAATGTTACGTATGATACGTGATAGACGTGCCATACTGTTTAACATAATGCAATTTTTCTTATTCATCACTATTGTTTTTTAGTAAAAGGAGAAAGTGGTTTTGTGTCTTCTGGTAAATTAGCTATACTACTTACCTTTGGAAACCCTGTATTTACTTCTTTTACTTTGGTTCTGTACTTAACTATAGGTTTTACTTCTCCTGTAGTTGTTACATTTACAATTGCGTCTGTTGTTCCATTTACGGATACTTCGTGGGTACTAATATCTACTGATACATTAATTGTATCTATACCCGCGGACTTTTTCTCTTCTGTTTTAGAATGTGTCATAGACATTAATTCTAAATATGAAGGAATAACAGGCTGAGCCTGTACTACTTCAGTAGTATTTACTAAATTCCAGCCAATATAAATACTTGCAAAGAACATTAGTACTACTGATACGATTCTACTATTCATTTTGATGATGATTTAGTGAATAACTTTCTAAAGGTAATAATTTGTTTCCAAATTTTAAGGATCTGGCTTAGCTTTTTTTTTCAATCGTATCCTCTTTTGGAGGAAACTCTCCTGTAGTAGGAGTAATTATACCTTCTTCGTATTCTGCAAGACGATCCATAGGATCACGATACAGATTGATAATCTGACCTATCTTCATACGAACTTCATCTTTAGATGGATGCTGTCCTTCCGGAAAATAGTTCTGACTTACGAGATCAAACTGCTTTTTTGCAAGTTTGAGTGCTTCTTGTTGTTCACTGTAGTCTTTATCTCCTGGTTTAGATGTTACACCAGCAGAAATAGTATTGAATAAATCATCAATATACTTTCTACCAACATTTCCAATTACTGCTTGAAGCGCTTTATCGTCAGTTGCCTTCAGATTTTCATCACTCTTAAGCTTATAACGGAAGTTTTCTTGCAACAGTACTTTTAAAGTACTTGCAATCTGTTCTTCACTCCAACCACATGGTGCCATATGCTTATGTAGTAAGGAATGAGCGGAGACCGGAGAACCCTGTGCAGCAGTATATAAATACACTGTACGTCCAAGACCATTCATCAGTGGAACACTATTGATAATATGGAAGATCTCTTCAATCCACTCTGCTACAGTGCGATTGTCAAGTTCAATCTTCTTTTCCGCATTATCTTCTTTGTTAATACAGTATACACGATACCATTCAACTGTGTTAACAATGTTAGTTGCGATATTGCGATCTTTACGCATAAGGTGATCTAGGACAGCAGCTAATTCTTCAAGAGAATTGATGTCCTTAGGATCAAGCGAGATAGGTTTTGCAGGAGCCTCAGCTTTGTTTTCCTTTAACTCTTCAGGAATTTTAGTATCTGGAGAATTGAAATCAATTGCTAATTGACCTTCATTCTCTTTTCCTGGAAGTGCTTTAGGTTCAGCTAAGGTAATACCAAGAGAGTCTGCAATGTCCTGCAATCGGAAGATCTGTTCAGCCGGTAGCTTACATACAAACTCACCAGCAGCAGATCGTTCTGCAAATTCATTCTTGATATCAATCATTCCAAGCAACCATACTGCGTCGATAGATCGAGCTGTATTTGCATATGATTCTGGACTTTGGTTCTTATACTCTTCATTATTAATGAATCGTTGATAACCAACATACGCAAGCATTGCTTTCGCATCAGCAGAAGAGCGATTAGATCCAATAGGGATTCCATTTCCTATTGCAGGGATTTTACCAACTTTTTCTTCCACTTCTGGAATTATTGTAGGAATCTTTGGACTCTTCTTTCCTTTATCAGCCGTTTGTTGGGTAGGCTTCTTTTCTTCCTTCTTCTCCTCTTTCTTAGTTTCTTTCTTAGAAACTTCCTGATTCTTTTCCTGTTTAGGGTTTGCTGCAGGTTTTGGAGCGGGTTTCTTCTCCTGGGTTGCTGAAGTATTATCAGCTACTTGCTGAGTATCCTCAGCTTTACTGTTCTCTGATTTAGCATCAGCTGATTTTTTGTCAGCTAGACTTACTTTTGTTGCAACTTTTGCTGCATTTCCTTCTTTATTATTCTTTGGTTTTGACATTTTGATAATGCTTTAAATTGTTAGTAAATAAGTTAATTTTAATAGTGTTTTTAGAGAGGTCAACTATCATCCTCTATGTCAGGTGAATCTCGTCCCTTAGTGATATGATTGCTAACTAATATGTCTGACATAAACGGTTCAGTAAATAATGCAATGTAACTCACAGCTCCTGGACGGCTAGTAGAACCTTCTGTCACTGTTACTACGCACTGTGTGCATGCATCATTTCCGTTGTCAACAATATCAATTAGCTGAGTAATAGAAGCTGTTACTCCTGTCTTTTTAGACTGTTTTACAGCTTCTTTACTCAACATACCTACTAATAGACCAGCCATAATGGCAGACATAAATATCCACCACATTTTTGTACTACGAAAAATTCGAGTACAAACAAATGCTACTATAAGTAACACAATAATCCATGCTGCTGTCATAATTAGTAAATTTAGTTGTTGTTTAACAATTGTTTTAATTTATCTCTAGCTTTATTAAGCTGAGATTTTACTTGAGACTCAGAAAGTCCCAATTGTTCAGAGATTTCTTTGTAAGACAAACCTTGAACAGTTCGTAGTTCAATTATATTTCTGTACTTAAAACGAAGTCGCGACAAGGCACTATCTAGAGCATCACTTGTCTCTGCAAAGACATAATCGTCTTCTGGAGAGTAACTGGCCTGGTTACTCAATTGCAAAGAGTTGGCATCGTCGTCAATCCAATAGTTCGCTTTTTCTTTTTTCATACGTCTGATATAATCAATACTACTATTTATAGCTATAGTTTTTAACCACATTTCAAATGAAATATTGTTAACATAACTATCTAGCTTACTAAAGGCTTTAATAAATGTAATAGATAATAAATCATCTGCTACATCTCTATTCTTTACTATATTGTATATAGTAAGATATATAGTTCTTTCAAACCTATTATAAAGCCTTGTAAAGGCAGATTGTTTGCCTTCTCTCGCCTGTTTGATCAGTTCAAAAATCTGTTGTTTTTCTAAATCTGTCATAATTACGGGCTCTAGTAGATATAAGTTTGATAAAAACTTGTATCTATTTCTTAGTGAATATAGGGCTAATCAAAGCCCTATATCCTAGAATGGTACACCTACAATCCAGCGGCAGTACCAATCTATATAGCTCTGATAGAATTGCTTATAAGAATCCCATATACACTCCATGAATTCTCTTTTTAAATCAGGAGATAGAGTATCAGGTGATATCTTATTAATCATTCCACAAACTATTCTTATTCTCACGTCTAAAGTAGATTTTTTTTCACAGTTTATTTTACATAATACATTAGTATCAAACCAATATATTATATGATTAATTGGTTTAGTATCTCTGAAAGTTTTGTTCTTAACTTCTTTATCTCCAAGGTTAAGAAAAATTCTCCAGCTTTCTCTCCAATTAAACTTTTTGTACTGTATTCCCCAAGGAGTATATGCTCGATTAGTTAAACTATATGCGACCATGTTTCCTTAGTTTATTGATAATCTGTAACACAATAACGTGAGCTTGTGGTATAGACCATTCTGTTTTACTTACGATATACATTTTGGTTGCCCATATTCCTTTACCAGGAGTACGAGCGTCTTCAATATATCTTTGTGTGAAATCCTCAAATTGTTCATCAGTTATGTCTGGCATTTTAACTCCTCGAGTTGATTTACGACGAGAGGGTAGATCACAAACCTCTGAGTATTCATATTCAAAGAATATGAATTTATCAGGTTCTGTTAATACTGCTTGAATCTCATAAGATTCTTCAGTAACCACATGAAATAATCCTTTTTGAATAAGGTCATTCATTACTAACGCATTTGGTATACGTAGCATTGGAGCTTCACCAATAACATTTGCGAGAAGTTCAAAATCTTCTCCTATGATACGGTAAATTCCAGGATGATTTAGTTTCATAGTTTATTCAATTCTTTTCTAAAGTTATCTACTACACCTGCTACTTCATATTGTTTAAGTTCAGGATATAATTTCATAATCTTGGCAATTGCCTCGATGTCTGAGCGGCAAGAGTTTAATAATTTGATAAACTCTGTTTTTTCATGTTTGGATTCAAACCAAGCAAAATATCTTATCTGCATGCTTCTATGTATTCTTTGATTTTATCATCTAATACCTTCCATTTATTTAAATCAATATCTGTTGCATCTACTAAATAGTATATTGCACAAGTTGATCTAAATACACCACGAATGTAGTTTATTCCCTCTTTATAATGATATTTATTCTTATAAATTCTGGGAACATTTGCATGTAGACGAGTTATTAACTCTGTCTTCATCTTCAGTTCAGTTGCAGCTTTCTCCCAAGATTCTGGTAGATTAGCTCTAATAAAGTTCATTAATCCCATTTCAAATTAATTTATTGATTAAACTTAATTTATTTGTAGCATTAGAGGGATTTGAACCCTCTACAGCTCTTACGTCTGATCTAGCCTGATATGCTTAACCTCACTAATTTTTAAAGTAGACTTAACTACCGGCTAGTTACAACCGGGCTTTTTACGACATTAGCTTAGCCGTTCAGATTACTTCACGCTACTAAGCGTGTATAATCCATTACATAACTTGTATTGCCAGTTATCTGCTTATTGACCTATTCTACTTCACATTGTAGCAATCAAAACCACAATACCCCGAATCTACCGTTCTAAGATTTAAGAACTTGGCGCACGGTAGAACACGATCAAATACCCTAGTTCTTTTCCTTAGTATTGCTTTGAAGCTCTAGGTGAGCGTGGAGTATGAGGGAGTCGAACCCTCGTCTTACAACTGATTCATAGACCTAACAGTCAATTGTGGCTATGTAGGCGACCAAACCTACATAGCCTTTGGTCTTTTAAATTATTTTACTTATAAGTTTTGATAACTGATCATTTATAGACTAGTACAGAAGTATTACTACTCAACATTTGCTATAATGTTTGCCGATTTGATATCATAAGAATGCTATTTGCATAATATACTCTTTGAGTATAGATTCAATACTATATATTGCGCAATTATTATAATACATCCTCACGATCTTAGGCACTTGATCAGTGGCACGTTTTCTAGTCCAACTCCAGTATTGAATAGTTCTCACTATCGTACATTTGTTTGTTTCCTGTCAATTCAGGATGAAGCTGCTTATTATAGATACCGATGTACATGGATCTCACCATTTGCTTTCAATCTTCTTCGGATTCTCTATAGAATTAATATCTCTATTATTCAAGTATCTTTCCTGGACCTTGTGTGGCTATTATCTTCCGACGATTGCATCGTCATAACGCCAACTGTATCTTGCTTCCGGATACTGGTTGTCGAGTGCATCACAGGTTTCCTCATACCATTTGTCGTTTTCACGCAATGCTTTTACTGCAATGTTTTTGGCTTCTGTTGCCTGTTTCTGGAACTCAGTAGTAGATAGAGTTGCATTGCCGGATTTGAGATCTTCTACCAGAGCAGTATACTTCTTTAAGTATTCTACTTTAATATTTGCCTCTTTCTTTGTCTTTTTCATAGACAATACCATACGCTTGTGCGTATAATCAGCCTTGTTTACAATTGAAATTAACTCTTTCGTTAACTGCTCTTTCTTTGCTTCTGCAACCTTCTTTGCAGCTGCTTCTGCAATTTCAGCAGTTACTACTGCACCATTTTTGATAACATCCTCGATGTTTTCGGTAGACAGAACATCTGCTACTTTTACTTCTTCTTTTGCCATTTTTTGATAATGTTTAAAGATTGATACTATTATTAATTAACACTAAGTTTTAAATTAAAAAAGAACTGTTCTGCATATTCGTATACCTTATTCTGCAGATAACCCCTATCCTTCTTCTATCCTGTATAGGATTGCCGTTGTATAGCCGTTGTACTCTAGTTCTTATGAACTTCCATTAGGGTTCTGGTATATTTACAGTTCTTTTGGGTTGATTGGAATCCACCATACTAACAATTTAATTAGTAATATATAACAGCGGGCAGAGGCTCTGGCGGAACCTCTTGCTTGTTATTCGTTGCCATTCTGAGTTTACACTCAAGATCACATTCACTACAGTTGATAATATTATCTCGTGTAGGACATTCGTTAGAAATCGAATTTGAAGTTTTCATGATCATCTCGACCAAATAAGTATTTGACAATCATAGGCTTACATATTCTTGCAAATTCTTCTGCTGTATCTTTGTCTTTAAATTCCAAAGAAGAACCGACAGCGGCACTAGCACAGCCAAGAGCATAGTGAGAAGCCAAAACGAGCAAACCGGAAGGTTTTCTATTATCTGTATAGTTCCAACCCCATATATAATATCTTACCCCTTTTGGATCCATTGTTGTAGATTTCCAGCCTTCATTTAAAGCTTTTGCAATGGTTTCTAACTTGATGAAATTCCTAGTTTCATCTGTTAATTTGTAGCTTTTATAATTAGCTACAGGATGAAGACCTAGTATTTTACATGCGTCTTCATAAGGTTTTTCTTTACTTAATTTAATCATGCCTTTTTACGATTATAAGGTTCCATTTTCTTATGCTTAGGACGTTTTTTATATTCCGTCTTAGTTTTTACTTCTTTCTCCTTATCTTTTCCCATATTAAACAAGTTTTACTACGTCGTTGATTTCTTTTATGTACTTACCTATATTCTCTAGATGAAAATCTTTTAGAACATTTATTACAACTGATTTGTTAGTTTTTACTCCTACTCCTTTTACTAAGTAAGTTATGACTTCTTTATGTTCAGTTCTAAACGTACTGTCATTTACAAAATACTTGATAAACTCAAGTTTAAAGTCTTCATCAGTATGAAACAATATTGGATCTCCAACTGTTTCATGTATCTTATTACAGAAGGATATCAATTTGTTTTTAAATGTATCTACGCCTTTAAATGTGTTATCATCTATATTAGACGTCATTAACTTAAGTAAATCAGTTTCATCGTATGTTTTTACATTAAGAGCATTTGCTCCTTCAGCATCTGTATTAGTACACACAGTAGATATGATATCCTTAATCAAATCTTCTTCATGTTTATTACTTCGGTAATTACCATTTATTAAAATTAATACTGCTTTCATAATTATTGATTAATTATTGTTATTTCTATCTCATATTCATCTAACTGATTTTTAATTTCATCAGTAGATAATTCTGAGTTAATTTCGAAGTGTGGATTTAACTCCACTGTTATACCTGGTTTGCTTCTAGCTATAGGTTTAGCTATGCTTATAGGCATTCCTAGTATGCTTTTTAATCCTAATAGGATTGCCAGAAATTGGTCACTATGCTGTGTTACAGAAGTGACATACCTCTTGTTTTTATTCATTTTACATAGGCTTTAAATTGTTAGTTAATAAAATTGATGACGTTACTCTAGGGTATTCTAGAGTAAGAAACACATCTGTTAATGAATGATTCAAGTTATAATACCATAACTTTGAGACTAATACTAAAATGATTTCAAATGCACTTAACGCTTTGTGTTAATAAAGAAAATCAAATTTTGACATTACTTGTTAGAGTTTTATTCTATGACTCTCATATGTTTTAGGATTACTCCAGAGTACATACAGAAATAGCTGTCAAACTAAATCTTAGAACTCACCTGATTTTTACGTCCGCACGATTATAAGCACAAATACGAGTATTTCTATACTTATCTTATCGTATTTAGTACAGTATAGATATGCACTTACTTACGCCCCACAGGCTTGTCATCTTCTGAAGACTAACCTATTCTCACGAACTAATTAGCCATAAATTCACGTTTAACCATTAATCTTAATAAATCTTTGTTAAATACTACTATGCATATACTTCCTCTAACGCTTTAGAGAATCACGAGGATTCTTCACAGAATCTGTTGGGGTAATTATATCACGTTGAATAACTGCGCCTTTAAGTATATCTTTAAAATGAGATTTGTTTGATTCATATATGGTAACTATGTCTCTATTTGACAATGATGTACCATGAGTCATCAAAATATCAATTAAGATTGCATCTGGCATTGCTAAAAATATACTATCAATGCGCATTCCCTCTTTTACGTCTTCTCTAAATTTGAGAACTTCCTGTATAGTTAATACAGGTTCTACTGCTTTCACAGTATCAATGCAAACTGATTTGTCTTCTGACGTAACAATCTTAGCAATAGGTTCATGACACATAAACACTATTACTCCAGTAGCGATTACAGCTGCAATAGCTACTAATAACCACCAAAATCTCTTTGATGATTTTCTTAATATCGGATATTGATTATCTTCCATTTATCCCTCCGTTTCTTCGTACAATGATTGAACAACTTGGATACTTTCGGTTACTACAAATATTCTATCTGAAGCACCTATTTCAGTATTTCCGTCACATACTTCTGCGTAACAAAATCCGTCACTAGCAATGAGAATTTCTTCTCCCGTCTCTTTGTCATGTACAATAAAACTTTTCTTTTTTTTCATTTTGATAATGTTTTAATAGTTAATAATATAATTACTTTCTGAACCAGTCAAATAACAGGTTAGTAAAGTTAGTTTTTAGATATTCTGCATCATCATATTCTTTTAGCCGTAATTGTGTACTAGTATTAGCATAAGAACTGCCTACTCCATTATCATAACCAATGCCAAATAAATCAGCATTAGCATTATCATACCAGTAACTGCCGTGCCATATATACCAATGTTTAATACACTTGTGTAGTTCATGATGCCACTGTTTACCTTTATTAGCAATAAAATTTAGAGCTGCAATAACTGTGGTAAGTTGTTCATATGTATTCATATGCGCATCTTTATACTGTCTTGGCTTACGACCAATACATTTGCATGCATCTTTATACGATTTGATATCTTCTCTTTGCATAATAAAAAGTTTTAAGTATTATTTAATAGTATCACCAACAAAGTATACATTCATATATAAGTAATCTGTAATATATACTTTATATTCTTGATCAGTAACTGGATTTACTAAACGAAATACATAGTCAGTTTCACTTTCTTGAAATTTATCTGAAACTATATAATGTTTATACCGTATTTGCAAATCCACAAAGTTATATGGATCTTTAGGAACATATTCTTTAAACATATAACAAATAATTATAATAGTTATAGATACTATTAATAATTTACTTATTCTGTTAAGAATATCAAAGTGACTTTTTACGCGTACTACCATATTATTTATTTATTTCTTTCCATAACATAATACATTCATACACTACAGCTATCACTACTGCAATGGTAGCTGCAATAGTTATTATTGTGAATCGCATTTATCACAGAGTTCATCATACATATCATGCCAAAATGTATAACCTTCTTTGGTATTGCTCCAAGAGAATGAGCACATTAGTATTCTACTTATTGGTTTGATACTAAAGAATTCAGTTATGTTATTTTCGTAGCGTACTTTAATTTCTCTACCAGATATTAGATTAGAAATATAAATAGACAATGCTTTGTTTCTAATTAATGTTTCTAATAGCAGATAAGGCATGTTAATTACTATGCGATGTCTTAAATTGTTTTTTTTCTTCATATATACTTTGATTATTGATTAATACTCTTAAATAATTTAAATACATTAGCTTCACATGCAAACTAGGAAGGTTTGTTTTTTAACATGTTACTAGACTCTATCACCACGATGAGGTTGTATTTATTGATAGAGAAGACTACTACAATACTCTATTAGCATTAGGTTTTACATGTAGTAGTTGGAATACGTGACAGTCGTATATAATTTTTTTGGTTAGTAATCAAATAAAATAAAGTAAGCGCATTAATATAACAACTAGGTATATAAAGATATATTAGATATCTTATTTGAAAAGTTATCATAAGCTATGCTAAGAGCTATCTAGTATTAGGTATATAAGACATATTAAATATCTTACTTGAAGATCTCGTTTTCTCTTACTTTAAATGATACTTATTGTTCAGTTAGTATCAGACTGTCAAGCACATTATGAGATTATTCTCATGTATTAATGTTAATACCTATTTCTCCATTACTTGCTTAGGATTAGTTACTTTAAGAGTTGCACACATAGCGAACCTAACTATGCCTCTACCACGTGGATTATAATACAGTTTAGATATCCTTAGTTGTGCATAACGTATCTATATCTAATATTGTATTATTTCTTTGACTCTGCATTGTCCACCGACTTGTCACGGCCTCCCTCGGTTGCATTAAAGTAATGATACGTGGAAATTACACTATCCTCACAGACCGTGTAATTTAGTTTAATATTAATTCGAAAATAATATTATGAAAAATCTCTTACTAGAGATGCATTTTACACCTAAAACTTATAACTACGTAACGCATAGCCTGAATATTACACGTTCTCTATCAGTCCACAGAATTCACTGCTTCACACGGCAGCTGAGTACGCCCTTACGTCTGCCAACTACACTATTATAAGAAACTGGTGCCCTCAATGTCTTGGGATTGTTACACAACTCCGTAGCTTACGCTACTCCGAAGTTATTGAGTTTTTTAATTATAGAACAAGCGCATTATTTTTGCTATGCTATTCTCTTGTTCTGTTGAAAATTTATTTATTATTTTTGTCTGTCCATATACATGATATTGTTATCAACAAAGTGAGACCGTTTAGGTAAATAAAGCCAGTCCAATCATTCGTTTCAATGCAATATTTTAGTATTACAATCCAGAGAAAAACAAAAATAACTAATGCAATTATTACACTTCTATCCATAAAAGCTATATATTATGTGATTAGTCTATTTTGGTAAAACAATTAGTCTTAAAAAACGAGGATGGTGGGTTCCCCCACCGTCTCCGTTAATCCCAATCGTCATCAGAGGCTTGTGTAGATTTTTTACTTTCGGCTTTGGTTGGTTTAGCTTCCTTTTCTTCTTCTTCGTCAGAAATGTCGATATATGTACCGTTTGCAAGATTAGTACGAAGATTGTTTGCTGCCATTTCTTCCGGTGTGATTTCCTCAGCCCAAACGTCTTTTTCATCAGCAAAGCCAATAACAGTGATAAAGCTTTGTTTCATTATTCGTCCGTCAGAAGTGGTGAACTCAATACGTTTTACCTCATCACTGATGGAAGCTAAATCTACTTGTTTGTAAAGTAAATTTACTACACATTTGTTTTTATTTTCCTCTTTTACTTTCTCATTGAGAATGTAATTCCCGTTATCATCTTTCTTATACGTTCCGTCCTCATTCTTTTCGGGAACATACATTACACGGCATTTAAGCAACTTTTTCCAATCGCTTAATGCTTCTTCATCCGCGGGAAAGATTGACTTTGTTAATGTAATGTTTCGGGCTAATGCCGCTTTAACATTAATTCTTACAACTCCGTTTCCTTCGTCCGTCACTTTGTCAGCGCTTGTATCACCGATAACGCCTTGCCACTTGCATATAAAGAACGGTAATTTCCCGTCCCGTGGTCTTAATTCTGCACTTTGTAGATAACACAACATAGTAATAAAAGTTTGAATGTAAAACAAAAAAATAAACAAATAAATATCGAAAGGGAATACACATATAGGACAATACGGGGGTATTCTCTTCCGATACTAAATACAGGGGAGTGAACTTTTGCTATTCCACACACGCACCACCTATCTCAAAAATTTTTTATAAAATATTTTTTTTAAATTATGTTAAATTATCTACACTTTTGTAAACTCTTCCATAGAAATTACGTTATTAACAATAATTAATAAAAATTATAACTAATTATGAAACAAACAAAAATATGTTGTATTTGTGGAAATAGTAATAAAACAGTCAATACAGACATTGGGATACTATGTGGAAAACATTATCTACAATATATTAGATATGGTAAAATAAAATTAAGGACTAAATATGATCCTAACGAAATAGAAGAATTTTCAAATCACGCTATAATACATCTTTACAATAAAGACGGTGATATGATTGCAGAAACTTTAATCGATAAAGAAGATATCCCAAAAGTAATCAATGATAAATGGTGTAGAGATAAAAATGGATATGTGAAAAACTCTAAACAGGAATACTTACATAGAATCCTTCTTGATGAAACCAATTTATTTATAGACCATATAAATGGAAATAAATTAGATAATAGAAAAAGGAATTTGAGAATATGTAATAATGCCGATAATTTAAAAAATAGAGTAAAATTACCTAAAAATAATACATCAGGAATATTAGGAGTACGATTCCGAGAAGACCGAAATAAATGGTACACTGAAATACAGTGTAACAAAGAAAAGATATATTTAGGCAGTTTTTCTTCTTTGGAAGAAGCAATTAAGGCTAGATTAAATGGTGAATTAAAATTCTTCGGTAAGTATAAATCTAAAATATTAAACAATGAAATTAATTAATTCAAGTGTAATAGTTAAAGAACAAGAATCTGGAATAGACGGTGTATATAAACAAATAGAATGGGCTGGGCGTCATTGCTACAAAAGTCTTGATAAGATAACAGAGAATAGTGCTAAAGAGTTTGTAGATCGTATGATTAAGCTTGGTCATGGGGCTATGTTAGAGCATGGTACTATTTATTTAAAGATAGATAAAACAGAAGATGGGCATCTTCCGCCAGCTAGACTATATTGGTCAGATGGTAATCACAAGAAATATACAAAAGTGCGTAAACATGGAAATTCAATATACGTGACAACCAATCTACGAGTAATAGTAGAGAATAATAGATTAGATGATTTGCAGTATCAAGTAAAACCTACAGAACATCACGAAAAGCGCATTACAGCCAAATTTATATGTGATAGAGGAGTAAGTCATGAGTTTGTTAGACACAGAGTATTCAGCTTTGCACAGGAGTCTCAAAGATATTGTAACTATAATAAGGATAAATTTAATAATGAACTTACTTTTATTAAACCTACTTGGTTAGATATACCTACTGGAGATTATACTTACTGGGATGGAGATTGGTGTGATATTGATAATATGAAGATTCAATTGCCTTCAGATAATGGTATAGCGGACAACTTTTTATGGTGTTTGAACAATGCAGGAATGCAATACAGACTACTAATAAATAAAGGATTAAAACCACAAGAAGCAAGAGCAGTACTCCCTAATGCAACTAAGACAGAATTAGTAATGACAGGCTTTGAGAGCGATTGGGAACATTTCTTTGAATTACGTTGTAGTGGTGCAGCTCATCCAGATGCTAAGAAGTTAGCTGATGAGTTAAAATCGTTAATGAATGTTAAAAACATTGAACTTAATAGCGTTAAATAACTATAAATAATGTTAATAAATGTTAAAGAAATAGTAACTAATACATCATATTAGACGTTATATGGGGAGTAAGAGGGGTAAAGTAATAATAGTGTCTAGTTAAGTAAAGTGATATAATATTAATTACTCCTACTTTAGATAATCACAAATATAATTACTATGAAACAGAAACAAGTTAGAGAAGTAGCATACTTAGGTAAGAAAGTATATTTTGGTAATAAACCTTATACTTTAGTAGAGAATGAAGTAAAAGGTATGTGTCAAGGATGTGATTTATATAATTGTTATTGCCCTTCTAGGATTACTTCATTATGTACTCAAGGATTTATACTTAAAAGAGATAAGCAATGAAAGAAGGAAAGAAGAATGATTACCAAGACGGCAAGCTACGTTGGGATTTACTACCATTAGAAGAGATTGAAGATATAGTAAAACTCTATACTGCTGGTTCTATTAAGTATGGCGATAATAATTGGCAGAATTTGAACAATGGTTACCAACGTTATAAAGCTGCTATGTTAAGGCACTTACTTGAGTATGAGAAAGGTAATAAGGTTGATGATGAGACTAAAGTAAACCACTTAGCTGCTGTAGCTTGGAATGCAATAGCTATGCTTTACTTAGATAAACACGGAAAAGGAAAAGACTATGACATTAAATGATTAGGAATTAGCGAAGATAGTAAAGAATAGAATACCAGTAACAATTGACAACAAACAATTTATAATAGAATCTAATCCTATAGGCAGCTGTGATGGATGCTATTTCTTAAATAAGAATTGCCCTACTTTAGCTAGACGTTATTGTTGTTCTAATGGCGGAAATATATTAATATTAGAGAAACAAAATAAGAAATAATACGTTATTTGAGTATTAAATATAGAATATTATGGAAGATAAAATACTAGAAACAGTAGTAAATGGAATTAAGTATACAATGTTGAAGGATGTGTTGGTTAAACCTCTAGCACCTGTCATGGTTACTAAAGAGATTACAGAGCAGATCCCTACAGGTGAAGTTGACGAAGATGGTTTCAATAAGTATGATACGCAAACTGAAACTAAGGAGGTAGAGTCTGAGTATTCAACAGGTGTAGTACTGAAAGTTCCTACATGCTTAACAGAATGTGAATATAAAGTAGGAGATACTATTGTTTATAATAAAAAGTTTGCTAAAGACTTTGATTTGTTTAAAGATAGTCAATTAGTCAAACCATACGATATAATTGCTATATCAAATACAATTTAAATTTGCTTAACTCATTGTTAGAATGAACCCTGGCGTTAGTCAGGGTTTTTTATTATCTATATAATAAGTGTTAATAAATGTTAACAGATTTTAACATTTATTTAATCTGCCGTTTATAGATACATAAACATTTAAAATAAATATTATGAGCTACAAAGTAATTAAGGAATTTGGTTCTGCTAAGAAAGGTGATGTATTAGCAGAAGATGAAACAGGTTTAGTGTCATTTAACGTTAGTGAAGATAATTATACTAGAATGATGTCTTTAGATTATGATACTGCGGATTACTTATGTGAAGAAGGTTACCTTTTAAGTGTTGATGATGAAAGTAAGTATAATGTAGATGCTACTTTAGAGCTCATTGATGACTTACTTAAGAAATACGAAAGTAACTTAAAAGAGACTAATGAAAAAGCAAATAAAGGCGAAATACAGCCTTGTGTTAAGTTAGAAGCTGAGACAGTATATTATAACTTAAATAAGGTTTTAAATAAAATTAAGGATACGTTAACAAATGAATAAATTGGTAAAAAGCGTAAGCAAAGCCGATTTAAATACAGAATTCTTAAAGAGCCTTAATGGTATACTTGATCTTACTGATAGGGAGCTAGAGTTACTGGCTACGTTCATAGCAATAGATATTAACACTCCTAAGCTCCCTAACATAAGTAAGAATGTAATATCTACTGAAAATAGGAAGTATATTAGAAAAGTATTAGGTATTACTCCTGATAATCTCAGTAGATATATAACTAAGTTTAAGAATCAAGGTATATTAATTAAAGGTAAGATTGAAGATGAAGTTGTAGTAAATAAGGCGCTTATACCTGAAATAATCGGCGATAGAGTACAAATTACTATAATATTAAGAGTAAATAAAGATGAAGATTAAAACAACAATAGTAAGACCTGGCACTATATTATGTTGGAAAGAATATAACATATTTACCAGATTATGGAATAAATTAAAGAAAAAGGATTTGCCTTATAATAAGTTTGAGATCATTCCTATTAATGTAGAGCTACTTACGATAGATGAGTATAATTTTATTGCGTATACTCCTATACGCAAGTACAGTAAACAGGAGATACACAAACTACAATCTGTTTATGATATAAATGATAGAAATTGGGAAGATATCAAAGCTATAATCAATATAGTAAGGCCTAATACATTTAATGATTCTTCTACTTTAGAAGAATGTAAATATTACAAAAAGATAGATTTAAATGAGGAATCAAGTGAGTATATATACTGAGCTAAGTAATAAGTATAACATACCATATCCTATTATAGAAGTAGTATGTAACAGCCCGTTTAGATTTACTAATAGTATCATCTCTAACTTAGATCCTAAACCAGTTAGATTCTCTTACTTAGGTAAATTCAAATTAAAGAAAAGATATGAAAAAGAAACCGTATGATGTTTATAGTCCTAAGATATACCCTAGACTATTATTTGTAAGTACTAATATTGAGGATTTAGATAAATATTTTATATTTCTTGATATATATGGTAACAACGATGGAAGCGAATATAATAAATTACTACAAGAAATAGATAAATATGATGGTGGAATGGTTACTTGTAAAGTAATACGTAAGAGTGATAATAAATACGGAGTAATAGTGATAGCTGTTGCTAATGCAGAAGATATTACTCCAGATATGATTCCTCATGAGGCAGTACACGTTGCGGATTACTTTTGTGAACAATTAGGTTTATATACGCAAGACTTTAAAGACGGCAATGAAGCGTATGCCTATTTAGTAGGATGGGCTGCAGGAAATATAAGTAATACTATCTGTAATGAGTTAAAAAACAAAGAATATGACAATTGAAGAAAGTAAAATGATGTGGAAATTAGAAGTGGAAAACAATAAACCACTCTATGGTTCATTTAGTAAGGAAATGAAGCGCCTGTATAACAAAGTAGATGAATTAATTAATGAAGGCGTAATTACTTATGAAGATTTCACAAATGATGTAATTGACAGTATTACTACTACTATAGTAGATAATGGGAAGAGTAATGCAGAACCTAGTAGAGCCGATCAGGTAAATGCAATGTGTGATATGCTATTTAAGAAGTATGAAGAATATAAAAAAGTAGAGCATACAGGAGGAGATAGAGAAGTTTTAGCAGATAATACAGAATTATCAAATAAAACCAGATTATGTGAATCCGAATGTGCCGATAGGACGTGCTAAGGAAATTATAGCGAGATTATAGAAAGAATATTATTTAGGTTATTTAATTGATTGATTATTATGATTAAGTATATTTGTTCAGTAGATAGAGGTACCGTTATTAGTTACGATAAAGAAGTAGAAAATGTTAGCTTACTAAATCATTTTTATGTAGACTATACATGGTATATTCCCGAAGATGGAGAGTGGATCTATACAAAGAAAGATGGTTCTAAAGAGAGAAGGAGTGTTACTAAAGGCACTATGGTAATAAAATTGTATCCTATAGATAAAGAAAGTGATGCAGAGTACATCTTTATTGAAAATGATGAAGTAAAGAATCACTATAACAGATTGCTAGAAAAGGGGCAAGAAGAAAAAAAGAAAGCTACTTCTTGTGATATTGATTGTGATTGTGAAGCTGTAAAGTGTGCTTGCTAATATGGATAAATTATTGATAGACCAATACGGTAATGCTACTTTATATAAAGTAGATACCAATAGTATTAAAAATGTATCTGACAACTTTGAATGTAGAACTATATATATAGCATAGTAGGATGGTCAAATAATAACAGAAGAGGAAGTAATAGACTATAAACTAGGGGATGTTATACTTATATTAAGTAAGTATGATACTATAAGCAGTAAGTGGACACTAAAGCCAATAGTCTGTTCTGATGATTTTGCTAAAGACGATCTTATAAGATGGAGCAAAGAAGATAACAAACAAGTTCTTACAAATGAAACTATTTGATCTTATTGGAGGTAAAGTAAAAATACACCCAGATGCTATAGGCATCCCATGCTTTAGAAGAGTGTGGGATGCAGATAAACCTGATAAGGAGCATGCTACTAAAGTAATAAGTTACGTTGTACTTATGAATAAATGGGATAGTCCTTATGTACAAAGTATGGATGAAGACAGTAGGGAACTTAAACTGAAAAAGGAAATATTCGATGATGAGAATTACAAATTGACTACAGAAGAATTGATTTGTGAAGATGAATATAAAACCTTACTTAATACTAGAGCTCTACAAATGTTAAACAATATGCGTCTAAAGTTAGATAGTGTAAGTAAATACTATAAAGAATCATTAGACGATACTTTAGATGAAAAGAAGATTAAGGACTTACTAGCTGGTATGACTTCTGTTGGTGGAGTACTTAAGAGTATTGATTCGCTAGAAACAATGGTTAAAGCTGAAGAATTAGCTATAGGTAAAGTTAAAGGAGACGCTAAAGTAAATCCATATGAGTTGGCGAAATAATACATTAAAATATAACTAAATATTAACAACACGTTATAGTGTATAAATGAATATTTTATTATGAATAAGAAATTTACGATTACTATAGATTTGACTAAGGATACAGAAGAAGTGTTTAGACAGATTGAAGAAGCTTCGGAATATTTGAACAAACCTGTAAAGAAGTCATTATGGCAAAGAATTAAATCTTGGTTCTAAACCATCAGAACCCTTACGTGGAGGGTAAGAATATCCACGTGATACTCTCCTGTGATGTATGAAGGCTTATAGCATAGAAATCTCTAAAATTTCAAGACCCGTGGCCGATGCGGGCGGGAGGACCAATTAAAATACATAGAATATGATTAAACCAGAGGAATTAGCCCTTATTAAGGGTTACACTGTTACCAAAGAAGGAATTCTTTTAAACAGAAATGGAATACAAGTAAAAGGTAGAATAAAAGACCGCAAAAGAGATTACTACAATTTTGACATCAGAATTGGACCTAGAAAAGAAAACAAAAAAGTTCATTGTATGATACATAGATTACAAGCATATCAAAAGTTCGGTGATAAAATCTATGAAAAAGGAATTGTGGTAAGACATTTAAATGGAGATAGATATGATAATTCATACGATAATATAGATATTGGAACTAATAAAGATAATAAAAACGATATCCCAAAAGAATTAGTATCTATTAATTGTGGTCAAATAAGTAGAAAGTATTCTAAAGAGACTATAGAAAGTATTAGAAAAGATTATGAAAATGGAATGAGTTATTCTAATATAATGATAAAATATAATATATCTAGTAAAGGTACAGTACATTATATAATACACAAAGAGTACACCTTATATAAGACATACCCTAAGAGATATAGAGTACTATAAAAAATACTAGTCCTTTGAAACTATAATAGCAGAAGGAAACTTGTTGGATAGGTAGTTATCGTGAACAGGTAGTCTGGGGTAATGTTAGCCCAGGTGGGGAGTACTAAACATACGGCGTATAAAACCATAGCTCAAGAAACTAGGTTACAGCTACAGAAATTTCCCCAGTAAATTTTTCGTAATTAAAAGAATTTAAGTTATAAATTATTATCTGAATAGAAGGGGTTCGTTGTGAAACGCGCCCCTTTTAAATAGTATAAACTGTTTTAAAATATATGAATGAAACGATATTAGCATATAATTTAGGTTATCGTGTAAATAAATCCGGAGAACTATATCTAGGTGGAGTACCTATAAATTACATAGTAAAATATAGAAAAAAGAAAAACGGGAGGAATTTACTAGTTTTTTACTTAAGTAATGGAAAAACAGTTTATGTGTCTAAATTACAAGCGTATCAAAAATATGGAGATTCTGCTTTAAAAGAAAACTGCTTATATATAGATGGAAATACTAGTAATTGTTCTTATGACAATATAACTATAAAAACTGAATTTGATAAATATTTAACAAAAAATAATAAATATTATTGTAATTCATGCAATACTATAATAGACAGTAACGATGTATATAATAATACAAATCCACATAGAATAAGACAATGCAAAAAATGTTCTAGAAATAAGAGATTAAAGAAATATAACTTTGCTATTAGCTTTAAAACTGTAGGATGTTGTATATGCGGCGAGAAAGATATAGCTTGTTTAGACTTTCATCATTTGGGCAATAAGACAACACAAGTGTCATGGATGCAAAGTAATTCTTATAAAGCTATAAAAGAAGAAATAGATAAATGTGTAGTATTATGTTCTAATTGCCATAGAAAATTACATTATTATAATTTAAGTATTGAAGAGTTAAAAGATGGTAGATTTTAATAAGAAAATTATAAATTCAAACAAATTTCGTTAGGCTGCGTTAAATTTTATTAATACTGGTAGTTATTGTAATTTTCCTGAATCTACTTCAGAATATTTTAGATTCTGGGATGAGGAAAGTAAAAGATGTGTAGATGGTTATACAGCTGATGATGGGGATTTCATTAGTGGGTATAACTATTTTTATTTAAACTACTGTCCTATATCTCGTATAGTCAATCATATTACTACAGATGAATTAGGTAATACTAAAGTAAAACGTGTTAATGAAGTAACTTTCCCCGACTTCTGGGATTACGACTATTACTATTTTAATGCAGTATAGGAAGCCCAAGAGTAGGGTAAGCATTTATGTCTACTTAAGTCTAGACGTAAAGGTTTTTCATACAAAGGTGGTTCTATGGCATGCCGCAATTTCTATCTAATACCATACTCTAAAACCTTCATATATGCATCAAATAAATAGTATTTGACAGATGATGGTATTCTTACTAAAGCTTGGGATTATATGGACTTTATAGATAAGAATACTGCATGGGGAAAGAAGCGATCAGTTAATACCTAGATGCGTAGACGTGCTGGATTCTATACTAAGGATGACTATGGTAATATCATAGAATTAGGTTATAAGTCAGAAATTATAGGTGTTACTTTGAAAGATAATCCTGATGTAGTACGTGGTAAGAAAGCTAACCTTATTATGTTTGAGGAAGGTGGTTCTATCTCTGAATTAGGAGCAGCATGGCAAATCGCTAGACCTTCTGTAGAGGTAGATGGTATAGCTTTTGGTACTATGATTGTATGGGGTACTGGTGGTGATGAAGGTTGTATTACAGAGGATAACTTAGTATATACAAGTAACGGTAAATAGGCGTCTATAAAAGATATTACTAAAGAGGATAAGTTAATAGGATATGATGTCACTAATAAGACAGTTACTGAGGAACCCATTAAATTTATAAATATACCTAGTAAGAAAGAATGTATAAAGTTAATTACTAATTCAGGAAGAACAATTGAATGTAGCATAGATCATCCGATTCTTAGTAGCAATGAAAAAGATTATAACGATTGTTTAAAGTTTGATTGGCATCAGGCATAGGAATTAGCAATAGGTGATTATGTAGCGATAGCAAAAAATATACCATATTTTGGACAGAATACCATTGATAACGCTAGAGCAATAGGCATATTTATTGGAGACGGTTCTTATTTGAATAATTCTTCTGTTAATTTAACGTCCTGCGATATTGAAATACAGCAGTTTATTGAGAATCTATACCCTTGTATTACAACCGATAGTTCTCTTACTAAAGATGGTAAAATTCTAAAAAAAATAAGAGTTCGTAAAGCAAAATACGATATAAACAAATTAGGTATATCTGGACAAACAAAAGCAAACAAACGATTGCCAGAAATCATCAATACTTGTGATAAGAATAGTATTACTGAGCTTTTAGGAGGACTATATGATACTGATGGTTGTGTTTCCACTACCTATAATAAAAAACGTAATAAATATTCTACTATAATAAATCTTACTCAAAGTAGTAAAGAGTTATTAGAGCAAGTACTATATCTTTTATAGAAATTAGGAATACGAGGTTATATTTATAGAGTGAATAAAAAACCGTCTAAAAACAGTGTCTGTAAAAATCAGAATAGTGTTTATTATTCTTTAGATATTCACGATCGAGATAGTATTATCAATTTCTATAAAAACATAACCCTTTTAATCAAACATAAGCAAGAAAAATTAGAACAAGCCGCTAAATATTATGAGAATCAAAAATCTTTACAAAAAGATAGAGGATTCTACTATGAGAAAATAGTGGGTGTCGAAAATGTAGGAGTAAAAACTATCTATAATATAACCGCTGGCAATACTCACACGTATCTTGTAAATGGAATTATTACTCATAATTCTGCATTTGAAACCATGAAGGATATGTTCTATAATCCTGATGGGTATAACTGTTTAGGATTTGACAATATATGGGATGAATCCGCTACTACTAATAAATGTGGTTTCTTTGTACCTCAATATACTAATCTAGATATACGTGATGAGAATGGCAAACGTATATATATGGATGAAGATGGTAATACATACCGTAAGAAATCTTTAGAACATATATTAGCAGAGAGACAAGTAGTAATAACTAGCGCAACTAATAATGCAGCTATCGATAGATACGTCGCAGAGAGACCTATTACTCCAGCAGAAGCAATGCTAGAGTTTAATGGTAACATTTTTCCTAAAAAAGAATTGCAAGAGCAGTTAGCATTACTTAGGACTAACAAAAAATTATAGAATCATAAATAGGTAGGTGATTTAGTATGGCAACCGGATGGTAGCCTTAAATGGGTTATTAAAAAAACTGGAGATATAACACACTACCCTTTGAGAACTAAACGCGATGAAGTTACTGGAGCATTAATAGGTGATGACCCTACTGGATCTATAGTAATATGGGAGCATCCTAATAAGGATGCTAGCGCTGGTTTGTATATTGCAGGTATAGACTCATATGATTATGATGAATCGAGTACTACATCATTGGGTTCTTGTTTTATATATAAGAGAGTACAGTCTATAGAACAATATTCAGATATAATCGTAGCAGAGTATACAGGTAGACCTAAGTCAGCAGAAGACTTCTATGAAAATGTGCGTAAATTGCTTATATACTACAATGCTAGAGCTATGTATGAGAATCAAAATAAGGGTATATTTGTTTACTTTACTAATAAGCATTGTGACTACTTACTTGCTGATCAACCGGATATAATCAACGATATAGTAAGTAATTCTAAAGTAAATAGAAAGAAGGGCTGCCACATGAATAAGCAAATTAAGCAATGGGGTTGGGGTCTAATAAAGGATTGGCTAAACGATATTAATGCAGATGGCAAGAAGAACTTATACAATATTATGTCGGAACCGCTATTAGAGGAACTTATAGCTGCAAATGATGTAGTTAACGTAGACCGTGTAATGGCGTTGACCCAAGTAATGATATATAGAGAATAGCTATATAATGTTAAAGTAAAAGAGATTAAAAAAGAGAATAAAAATAGGGTATTATTTGAAGGCCCTATATTTACTCAAGAATGGTTTCGTGACGACGAAGCTATAGATAACATCGAAGCATATATGTTTTAATTATGAATAATATTAATCAAATGCCAATATAGAAACTTCCTATGTCTAAGAAGACAAAAGACTGGCAAGAAAGTTGTATAGACTATGTTATAGGTCGTAGCATGGGAGGTTCTAGAAATGGTAATAATAGAACTCGCAGAGAGGAGATGCAAACATACTATGATCTTTATAATAGTATATACAATGAAAAAGATCTAAAGTATGTTACTAATCCTTTTAAACAGCAGGATGGTTTCCCTGCAATGGCTTAGGATTATAATATAATTAAGCCTAAAATAGACTTACTGTTAGGAGAAGAGACTAAAAGACCATTCAACTTCAGAGTAGTACGTACAAGTGATATAGCTGCTAGTGAAATGTAGGATAGAGCTAAATAGCTTTTAATAGATTACATTCAGGCTACTATAATGAGTAAATTAGGTTCTGAAGAACAAGCTAGATACTAGGAAGCTTTGCAAAATGGTGAGATAATGACTCCTTAGTAGATACAAAAATACATGAGTAAAGACTATAAAGATATAGCAGAAGTAACTGCATATCACAGTCTTAATTACTTAAAAAATAAGTTAAACATTACTCATGAATTCTTCAAAGGTTGGAAGGATGCTTTAGTTGGTGGTGAAGAGATATACTATGTAGGTATACTGAATGGAGAACCGTGCCTCGAACGTGTTAATCCTATCTACTTTGATTATGATACTGAAACGTCCGACTTAGAATTCATTCATGATGCAGAATGGTGCTGTTATGAAATGAATATGTCTGTAACTGAACTATATGATAGATTATACGATAAGATGTCTGAGAAACAGCTAAATTAGTTGTTAGATATGATGGATCAAGCTTCTAAAGGGGGTATAAATCCTGAAGTAAGAAAGACGTCTTTAGATTATACTCATATTAAGACTCATACTATTAACGGGTTCAGCAGTAATCCATTTGATAGTACTAATAGTGTGAAAGTATGGCATTGTTGCTGGAAATCATTTAAGAAAATAGGTTTTGTTACCATAATTGATCCTGAATTAGGCGAGCCTAAGGAATATCAAGTAGATGAGAGTTATAAAGAGACAGGGATGGAACTTAATGTAGAATGGAAATGGATTACCGAAGTATGGGAAGGATATAGAGCTGGAGAAGACTTATATATAGGAATACAACCATTAGAATATCAATATACTTCATCTGATAATCCTAACTCTCAAAGATTGCCTTATACTGGAGTAGTATATAATAATACAAACAGTAGACCTCGTAGTTTAGTAAGTATGATGAAACCATTACAGTATATGTATATTGTACTATGGTATAGACTTGAGCTTGCTATGGCTAGAGATAAAGGTAAAGTAGTAAATATGGACATTACTTAGATACCAAAATCTATGAATATAGATGTATCTAAATGGATGCATTACTTATCTGCTCTTGGAGTAAACTTTATTAATCCGTATGAAGAAGGATGGGATATACCTGGTAGAGAAGGAGGTAAACCTAGTCAGTTTAACTAGATTACAGCTCTTGACCTTACTATGGCTAATACTATAGATTAGTATATTAATCTTATGGATAAGATTGAAAGTATGCTATCTGAGATATCTGGAGTTAGTAAGCAAAGAGAAGGGTCTATTTCATCTAATGAATTAGTAGGTAATGTAGAGCGTTCTGTAGTACAATCAGCTCATATTACTGAACCTTGGTTCTGGACACACAATTAGGTAAAGAGAGAATGCTTAACTATGCTACTTAATACTGCTAGATGGGCTTGGAAAGATAGTAGTAAAACTCATCTACAATATATATTAGATGATGCTACTAGAGCATTCTTAACGCTATCAGATGATATGCTTTATGAGGATTTTGATATCTTTATAGAAGATACTACTAAGAATCAACAGTATATAGAAACACTTAAGCAGTTAATGCAACCTGCTATGCAGAACGGAGCTAGCTTACTCGATATAGCCGAAATCATTACTATGGATAATATTAGTATGATTAAGTCTAGATTAGAGGAAATTGAGCAAAAACGTATGGAGCAACAACAAGCTATGGAACAAGCTCAAGCAGAACGTGAACAGCAAGCTATTCAGATGCAAAATGAGATTAAGGAAGAGGAGCTTATGATTAAAGAAGCAGAAATGGATCTTGAGAAATATAAGATAGATCAAGATAATGCTACTAAGATTACTGTAGCTCAACTTAATGCCTATAGAGGTGCTGAGAATATGGATCAAGACGGTAATGGAATTCCAGATCCAGTAGAGATAGCTCAACAAGCTTTAGCTGAACGTAAGCAAGCATCTGATGAAGCTTCTAAACAATTTGAATTCAATGCTAAGATTAGAGAGCAGAAGATGAAGAAAGAGATAGAAGATAAGAAAAATCAGCTTGAAAGAGAAAGAATGGATCACGAAATGAAGTTGCAAGCAGCTAAAGATAAAGCAGCAATGGAGAGAGAAAGATTAAAAGCTAAGACAGCACTTAAGAATAAGACAAACGCAGAAGCTAAAAAGAGTAAATAATTATGAATTGGTTTAAAGAAACATGGTGGATAGTTAAACAACTATTTACTAAAGTAAAAGCAGATAAAGTAGAATATAAACACATGGATCACTATCCATTTAGTGGTTATTCTGCAATGAGCTGGTGTGGTTACTTGTTAAGTAGAAAACCTGAATCTCAGATTAAGCCTACTACTTGGAATCATGAAAATATTCATCTCTATGAAGCTAAAGATAAAAAGAGATGGATAAGTTATTATTGGTCTTATGTGTGGGAATGGATTAAAGGTAATCCAATTATTTATCCTGCATCTAGTGCTTACTATACTATTCCTTATGAGATGGAAGCTTATGCTAACGATGATAACTTTGATTATCTGAAAACACGTAAGCCTGAAGATCTTGATAAATATAAGATTAAGGATAGAAAGAAGACTTATAAGGCTAATAAGAAGAATTGGAGACAGTATCTTAAAACAATTAAATAATAGGAGGAATTAATTATGGCATGTGGAGGTAAGAAGTCTGGCAGCTCTAAGAAGGGTAAAGGCGGAAAGAAATAATTGAAAGATTATGGATAGACAAGCATTTAAATAGAGAATGCAAAACCTAAAGTCTTACCGGGAGAATAATCCCGGTAAAGGCTATTGGGATTGGAAGGTAGAAGCATTTCAGGATGGTGGTCAGACAGGTGATCCTGAGTCTGTCAATAATAATATGTTAAAGTAGTTAGAGAATTCACTAAAATAGACAGACGCTACTGACTATTACAGAAAAGGTACAGAATAGAAAGCTTATATGAATTAGCTAAGAACTATGCTCAAATAGAATGGAGATATATAGAATTTAGATGAACCAGTATCGTCTACTCTACTTAAGAAGTATCTAGATAAAATGTCTGATAGTGATCCTATAAAGAAGATGTTTAAACAGCATAAGAATATTAATGCATATACTAAATGGTTTAACGCTATTCCGTTGCTTGGTACTACTGCATTAGGAGCTAATGCTTACTTTAATAATAATAAAAATGAGTGATCTGATAGATTATACAGGTATCATGCCGGAATATCCCATACCTTCATATAAGTATGGTGGTATTCATATAAAGAAAAAGAATAGAGGTAAGTTCAATGCTTTAAAGAAAAGAACTGGTAAAACAACCGAAGAACTTACTCATAGTAAAAATCCATTAACTCGTAAAAGAGCTATCTTTGCTTAGAACTTTTCAAGAATAGCTAAAAGGAGGAAGAAAAAGAAATGATAGGTAGATATAGAAGCAAATTTAAGTAGTTTGATGATAATGGAAATCTTTTATGTTATTCGTGTAAAGAGTATAAACCTCTAGACTGTTTTGATAGAAATCCTGACAAGTGGTTTAGAGCGGAAAAAGATACTAGATGTAAAGAGTGCAAAAAGAAAGCTTACTTACGTCGCAAAGAAAAAAATAGAGGAAGTAAGGATTTAAACAGGCTTTTATATGAAAGATTTCATGGTTTAAAAGATAGGTCCAATAAGAAAAATATAGATTGTAATATAGATCTATAGTATCTACATGAACTTTGGGATAAATAGAAAGGTTTATGTGCTCTGTCTGGAATACCAATGACATATTACTTTGATAGTGGTAGAGTTCCTACTAATTTAAGTGTAGATAGAATAGATTCAAGTTTAGGTTATATTAAAGGTAATATTCAATTAGTGTGTATGGCAGTGAACCAAATGAAAAGTGATTTAACTATTGAACAATTGAAATATTTTTGTAAAAGTATTTTAGAATATAAAAAATAATAAATCTAATTATATATAATTATGGATAATATAACATTGAACGGTTTTGAGGTGTTTGAAGAACTCATGCCAGGAGCAAGTGTAAAGAATAAACCTGTTGTTTCTCCTACTAATGAGGAAGAGGAAGAAACAAAAATTGATCTTGAAGGAGTAGGAGAAGAACTCAGTGAAGAAGAGTTAAATAATATTCGTAAGAATACGAAAACTGAAACTGAGGAAGAGAAAGAGGAAGAGCTTGAAGAAGAAGATAAAGAAGTAAAATCTAAATCTAAAGCTAAACCTAAAACTACTACAAAGGAAGAAACAGAAGAACCTGAAGTTGAGGAAGAAGAACCAGAAGAGTCTACTGATGAAACTACCATAGTAACAGGTTTCTTTGATTCTTTGTCTGAAAAGTTAGGTTGGGATGATATTGAGGATGATGATAAACCTAAGACTGTTGAAGATCTTATTGATTACTTTAACGATGTAATTGAAGAAAACTCAGTACCACAATACGCTAGTGAAGAAGTTGAGCAACTTGATAAGTTTGTTAAGAATGGTGGTAATTTAAGAGATTATTTCTCAATTGACAGCGAAGTCGATCTTGATGATATTGATCTTGAAGATGAGAGTAATCAGAAGTTAGTATTAAAAGAATTCCTTAAAGAAAAAGGTTTTAATACTAAACAAATTGAAAAGAAACTTACCAAATATGAGGAAGCTGGTATTCTTGAAGATGAGTCTCAAGATGCTGCTGAAGCCCTTAAGGACATAAGAGAGAATAAGAAACAACAGCTATTAAAAGACCAAGAAAATGCCGCTAAGCTCGCAGCCCAACGTCAACAGGAGTACTTTGATACCGTTGTCAACGAAATAAAGGGCATGGATAATATCCGCGGTGTTAAAATTCCAGAAAAGGATAAACAAATACTGTTGGAATATATATTCAAACCTACCCCTGATGGTATGACCAAATTTCAAAAAGATTGGTCTAAGAGCGTAAAAAATTTAATTGAGTCTGCCTACTTTACTATGAAAGGAGATACACTTGTAAAAGCCGCCGAAGTAAAAGGTCAAAATGCAGCTATTAACAAGTTTAAGAATAGTCTTAATAGAACAGGAGTAAGTAGAAAGACTAAGAAACAGGATAACACTAGCACCGAGTCTATGTGGAATTCTTTTGCGCGAAGATTACGTGCAGATTAATATTAACTAATAAAAATTAAAATTACTAGTATTTTATGGATAATAATATTCTAAATAACTTAGTTTTATACAAAGGTAAATGGTTCAGTGATTTGATTGATACCGCTAAGATTTCTGCGGCTTCTCAATAGAATCCATATCAGGTTGCTACCGTGTTGTCTTATGTATTTGGAACTAAGGATAATGGTTACAACACTTCTTTGGATATGCTTACTGGTGGTCTTGGTAATGTAATGACTATCGAACAACCGAGCTGGGAGTGGAATGTAATGATTGATGCCGATAGAGCAGTTACAATTAGAGATGCAAAATGGAATGGCGCAGCTATTACAGATGATTCAACTGCAGGTCTTGGCAATACACCTATTATGCTGTGGTTAGAAGATAACTGGTTTGGTCCTACTGCTGTATTGGAATTTGACGATAAGGAATTCCAAGTACGTGTAGCAGGTGCTCCGTACCAAGATGGTAACTTGTGGGTATATACTTGTTTTGTAGCTGATGGTCAGCCTACTTCTTATATTCCTGCAGAACTCTTGAAACCGGGTTGCCAAGTATCTCGTCTGGCTTCTGCTGTTGAAGAGTACAGTGAAGAGGGTGATATCCTGAACTATAATACTCACTTCAAGATGCGTAATTATCTTACTACAATTCGTATCAACTATGATATTACTGGTTCAGCTTATTCTACAGTAATGGCAATTGCTTTGCAGGATCCTAAGACTGGTAAGAAGTCTTATTTGTGGGCTGATTATCAGGAATGGGTAGCTCTGCGTGAATGGTATAAGAGATGTGAACGTATGTTGGTTTACATGAAATCTAATGTAAACAAAGATGGTTCTTGTAATCTGAAGGGTACTAACGGCCGTCCGGTATTTATTGGTGCTGGTCTGTTAGAACAGATTGCTCCGTCTAACAGACGTTACTATACTCATCTTACTGCAGAACTGTTGGAAGACTTCCTGTTTGACCTGTCTTATAATGTACTTGGTACTAACGAACGTAAGTTTGTTGCATTGACTGGTGAAATGGGTATTCGTGAATTCGATAGAATTTTGAAGGAAAAGGTAGTTAACATGAACCTGATTGATACTGTATTTGTAACTGGTTCTGGTG